ACTCGCTCCGACTACAGGGAGTCTGGTGGCACAAGGACGGACCATCCCCGATAGGGGATAAGCCGGGTCATCACCGGTCTGCAAAAAGAAGGGTTCGATTCCCGATGCCCTGTAAACAATGGGGTCGTCGTCCAACTGGGAGGACATCCCCTAATAGTTTTTCAATAAACTCTGTCTCGTGTGATGGAGGTCGTCAGGAAATGAGCCACCCTAAAAAAGAAAGACTTCCTTGCCCCGTGTGCCAAACTCCTGTTGAGAACCTTGAGGCCATTACTTGTTCTCACAAATGTCAGCAGGAGCGTAGTTATCAAGACTACATCTCTCGTTGGAAAAGAGGTCTAGAGACTGGGAATAAGGGTGTTGGTGAGGAGCAACTTTGCGGGCGGATTCGTAGGTATCTTCGAGAAAAGTACCAAGAGAAGTGTGCTCGTTGCGGTTGGTCAGAGAGAAACCCCTTCAATGGCATCATCCATCTCACAACAGAGCACATAGACGGAAACTGGGCTAATACGACAGAGGAGAATCTCACCCTTCTTTGTCCGAACTGTCACAGCCTAACCCCGACCTACGGGGTTCTGAACAAGGGAAAAGGAAGACCCTCAAGGCACCGAAATGGGGCATTAGCTCAGTTGGGAGAGCACCACAATGGCATTGTGGGGGTCGTCGGTTCAAGTCCGATATGCTCCACCACTTCTCGTGTTGTGTTCCCCTCTCCAGCCCGGTCACTGCCTTGACCGGGCCTTTGCGGATGTAGCCTAGTGGCTAGGCACCACCTTGCCAAGGTGGACCACACGGGTTCGAATCCCGTCATCCGCTCTGTGCGTTCCGTACTGTTCCGGTGTAGCTCAATTGGTAGAGCGCAAGTCTGTTAAACTTGATGCAGCCGGTTCGATCCCGGCCACCGGAGCCAGTCCCCTTTACTTCGTTTGCAGGAGCGGGCCAATAAGGTACCGTCTGGAAGTGAGATGCGGGGGGCTATGGGCTGTTAGGGGAGTCTGGCCGTCCCCTCCTGACTGTCGATCAGGAAATCACGGGTTCAAATCCCGTACAGCCCGCTCTTACTGGTCCACCTGATTGCAAGGGTGGGGAAACCTTCATGTCCCTGCTGTCCCGTGCCAAAGGTAATACCGAGTAGACGGGCAGAGGCAGGCGGGAATCAAACACCACGCCGGGGGATATGGAGGCCAGCTACAATTCGGGTGTCGTCTAGTGGCCGGACGCAGGGTTTTGGTCCCTGTTACGGGGGTTCGAGTCCTCCCACCCGAACTAGGATTAGCAGTAAGTGCCTGCTTAGCTCATTTGGCAGAGCAGAGGTTTTGTAAACCTCAGGTGGTCGGTTCGATTCCGACAGCAGGCTCTATAGGCGGGTAACTCAGTTGGAAGAGTGCCTCTCTCACGCAGAGGTTGTCGCAGGTTCAATTCCTGTCCCGTCTACTATGGTAGCAGCAGGGGTTCGTCATTTTCAGGGGCTGGTGCGAACCCAACCCTGGGAATGCCTTGCTGCTACCTGAAACTGGCCCGTATCTCAGTTGGAAGAGAGCACGCCTGATATGCGTGAGGTCGCTGGTTCAATTCCAGCCGGGCCAACTAGATGTTCTGGGGATGGCTCCCGCCTTTGATGGCAGCCCGGTTCGAATCCGGGGGACACACGGTTCGATCCCGTACAGAGCATCTTACCGGGGCGTGGCGTAACCTGGTTAACGCACTTGACTGGGGGTCAAGGGATCGGTGGTTCAAATCCACTCGGGCCAACTTCGGTTATCTTCCTATCCTGAGGTGTCTGTGGAGGTGTCCCATGACCTTAAGACAACTGCTTCACCGCATGGCACAGGCACGTCCTGAGATGCGGCAACATTTGGTCCCCATGTTGCGAAAAACGGCCAGTCATAACATCCACGACCTGTATGCTTTCTATGCGACAGCAACGCGGCTTCCCTCCCGCGTGGACCCTTCAGATCTTGACTCCTTTGACGCCATAGGGGATCCGACCCGACCCGTCGCGGATGACCTCATGCTGTTCCTGCAACGAAACCCCAAGATGTGGGCTGTAGAGGACAACCCCATCACGTTTAGCGGGAAGTTGGAGAAGGACTTTGATGTAGACACGGAGTTCACCCCCATAACCCGTGGCTATCGTGACCCCGCCTATGCTGAGGAGGTCTCAGTAGGTGTGACGATTGAGGGACCTGAGACCGCAACAGGGCAACTCACCATGGAGATCCCCACAGACATCCTGCTAGGCTTTTTCCTTGCCTTCTGGCAAAAAAAGGGCTTGGCTTTCCAGGCAAGTGAGGCAAAACGAAACCTGGCGAAACATGCAAGAGCGTGGGCATATCTACTCCAGGATCTTTCAGATGTCCTCAGTGCAATGAACATCGGGGATGACCCCCCCCCAGGAGGGTCAGATCAGTTTCAGGATGCCTTGGTGGACCGATATGCGGACCACGTTGAGATTAGCCTGGATGAAGACCTGCTGGACAAGTCCGAAATAGACTATTCCAGTGGGGTTGACAGTTATGGCATCTATGATTTCAAGGTAGACGAAAAGCAGGCGGTCACCCAATCGAAGACCTACATCTCAGGTGCTTTCCAGGTCACTTTCTACCTGCGGGCCACCGCATAATCTCAGTTGGTTCGACTGCTGTCTTTCGTTCTGGGTCGGTAGCTCAGTTGGCAGAGCAAGGGCCTCTTAAGCCCGAGGTTGAGGGTTCAAATCCCTCCCGACCCACTACGGTTCGGAGACATCCGAACCCGAGCAACTGAATGGGTAAGTCACTCAGGGGGAGGGTCCAGGGATGCCTGGAAACCAAGCCAAAGGGCGGACGCTGCTCAGTTGCTCAAATCGGAGTGTAGCTCAGCCTGGTAGGAGCATCTGGTTCGGGACCAGAGGGTCGGTGGTTCAAATCCACTCACTCCGACTAATGACCGTAGCTCAAGGGAGAGCACCAGGGCTGGATACCTGGAAGTGTGGGTTCGAAACCTATCGGTCATCTGTGCGGCTCACCAGGGTTCCCTTTGCATTCTCGGGGAACCCCACAATGTTGGGTGTAGATCAGTGGTAGATCGCTGGATTGTGGATCCAGTCGTCGCGGGTTCAAATCCCGTCACCCAACCCTCAAATGCCCCTGTCGTCTAGCGGCCTTGGACATCTGCCTCTCACGCAGAAGACCACCGGTTCGAATCCGGTCAGGGGCACTTGTAAAGGTTCGAGGGTGGTTGGTATCAGGACTCCTGGGGAGACACTTCCCCAGGAACACCGACGGGGAAGTGTCTCCCCACCAACTGCCCCCGATATTGGCCCGTAGCTCATCTGGTAGAGCGCCTGTCTGATAAGCAGGAGGTAGGTGGTTCAAATCCACTCGGGCCAACTAGAAGTCCTAGAGTCTTGGCAGGCTCCCTAACGGGTCGCTGGTTCGATTCCAGCAGTGCATGGTTAATCCAGGTTCGAATCCTGGCGGGACTTCTTACTCGGGGTGTAGCTCAGTCTGGTAGAGCGCACGGTCGGGGACCGTGAGGCCGGTGGTTCAAGTCCACTCATCCCGACTGTTTGGCAAGCCAAGCCGCAGCAACCTTTCCGGCTTGGATCCGGAGAATCTTGTTGGGGTCATACGCAGGCTTGCGACCATACACGGCAATACCGAAATGCTCGAACAGTTGGGCACCGTCTGAATCGACATGCCACCGGGCATCCAGGTCCTCTCGGGGGATGAATCCCAGGTGGCCCAACAGGAACGGATCCTCGAAGTAAATGTTCTGCTCGTCATACCCAATGGCAACAACGTAGTGGCCATTGTCAAGGGCTTCGGAATAGTCTTTGTTGGCTTCCTTTGCCCAGGCTTGGATGAGCAGGATGATGGGGGCTTTACGGTCCAGCCAGTATTCAAGTTCCTTGATGGTCATGCCTCCGGCGGCATGGACTGAGAAATTGCGGTTGGTCAGATACCCTACAATGTAGCCCGGTTCGATGCCGTCCTCGGTGGCTTTGAGAGCCTTGATCAAATCCGTTTCTACGACCTCAACCCCGAAATAGTAAAGGACGGATTGTAGGGCAGCAGCCCCACAGTCAAACGAGGCGGCCTGGTGGTTACTGGGAAACGGCAGAAGAGGCATGGGCTGAACCTCCTGGGTTCACTCACTGGGGCGGATAGACAGAGTATCAAGCAGGATCCCCGTAGTTCAGTGGATCAGAACGCTCGGCTACGAACCGAGAGGTCGCCAGTTCGACTCTGGCCGGGGATACCAAAGATCGGGTAGTATAGAGGCATGGCTTGGGGCGCTGCAAACATCCCGACATCGGCAACGACGGGGGACATCTATACGATAACCCTTTCGAACAACTCAGCCAATATCACCTCTTCTACTGTGCTTGATTTTCCAAGCCAAACGGCTACGGCGGGGCCGACTTCGAACTATCCAGAAAACCAACTGACCCTAGACCTGGATATTGAACCCGCTCCGCCACCTCTGCCGCCGGTTTGGCCCCGGATCCGTAAACCGGCCCCCGAGTCCCTAAGAGGCTGGCAGGGTCAACGGAGAATGCTGTTGCTGGTCCAAACCCTGCCCCGACTGGGACAACGGCGGATCCGTCGGTCTATGACCACTGCCCAAAAGAGAACTGCTCGCAGACATTCCTGGTAACTATGGGCCTGTAGCGCAGTTGGGAGCGCGCTTCCGTGACATGGAAGAGGTCGTTGGTTCAAGCCCAATCAGGCCCACTCAATGCCCCTGTAGCTCATTTGGATTAGAGCAGGAGCCTTCTAAGCTCAAGGCAGCAGGTTCGAATCCTGTCGGGGGCACTTGTGATCGTTAGCCCTTCTATATTCCTTTGAGGGCATGAACACACAAACACAAGCGCAGGACAGGCATACGGCTCAGAGAGTGACAGCCCGGTATCTTCTCAAACGAGCTTTTGCCTTCTCATTGGATGGGGCTTATCAGTTTCTGGGTTTGCCCCCGACGGCTTCCCCGGACGAGGTCAAGCACAAGTATCAGGAACTGGCCTTCAAGTTCCACCCAGACCGGGGTGGCGACTTGGAGACGATGCAAAAACTCAACGTCGCCCGTGAGATGATTGAGTCGGGGGGTGCTCATCATTCTCCGTCTCCCTCACCGGATTCCCAAGATGAGTCCGTGTGGTCCCGAGTTCGGAACGTGTATGGGCCACAATCAAGCGGGTCTTTCACGGATTCCGACCTGCGACGGTTCGCCCAGGATGTGCTCGATAAGAGCCTTCTCCAGGTGATTTCTCGCTACAAGGTGGCCTGGGTTCCCATGGATGCCGGGGTTCCTCATGGGGGTCGTTGGACGTACTATCGCCCATTCGGGGCCAAGGCTGGGACCCGGCGGCTTGTGGATGTGACCTCTGACAAGCTCTATGAGACCCTCAAGGCTTTCGGCAAGGGCCGCATCTTCGACATGGTTGTTCGGGACAAGGTGGCCTGGGTCACCTGGGAGCTTCCTGGAGATGAGGGATTTCAGTCGATCAGTTTCGAGGAAGTCAAGGTAGCCCCCAAGAAGGATCCGAATGTAGGCATGACCCCTCAGGCAGCCCATGACTATCTGGGAGCCAAAGGGTTCGCCGTTATGGCGGGCGGGACGAAATATGGCTATTGGGCACCGAGAGGGTACCAGGACAAGACAGGCTATTTCATTCGGGAAGCTAAGAAGACCATGCGGGTGATTTGGCGGCATCGGGCCTATGGCCGGAGCATCGAGGATTCAGGGATCAGTCAAGAGGTCTACTTTGGTGCCCTCACCCCGGCATTGCTTGATAAGTGGATGACCCACATCAAAACACACCCCGCAGCCGAGCAGTAATCGGCGAATCTTACCAAGCACCTGCTGTTGATCCGAGACAAGGGTTTCTTCTGGGGCCTTCGTCCAATTGGGAGGACGCAGCCTTCGCAAGGCTGAAACACGGGTTCAACTCCCGTAGGTTCCACTGGTAGAAAGGAGGTGCGAGCAATGACTTTGCACCGTGGAAAACGGGCGGCTTTCAGTACCGCCCCGGGACGGTAGCTCAGTTGGTAGTAGCAGCGGACTTTTAATCCGTTTGTCGCCGGTTCGAACCCGGCTCGTCCCACCAATTCAGGCTTAGCCGATGGTCTTTTCGAGTAGACAGGGTATGAAACGAACAGCGTTCAATTACCAAGTCGAAGCGGTCCTGGAGTTCTCCCGTGAGGAATTGGACCTGCTCATTATTCATTCCCAGCGCCACTACGATGATTATTGTCGGAGTGTGAGTCAACCTGGAGAGGGTTCTTTCCTGCACAGGGCAACGGTTTGTTCGGCCTCCACCCCAGGGAGTCGGATTATCGTCAGTTGGACCTTCAAACAGATTGACCTTTGTTGCAAGCTCCTTGAACACCCGGTCAGGGGTTTCGAGGATTGGGCTGCGGCTATTTTCATGGTCCTTTGCAGAGCGGGCACGGACATCAAACAGGAGAGTGAGCGGCTATATGATCCCCTCCAGGGTCTCAACCGCAAGACTTAGGGCTTGCGGGTTTCGAGTAGACACAGTATCTTGGGACTCTGTTCCTTGACAATTTGGTAGTGTCTTTCAAATGGGGCTGTAGCTCACTTGGGAGAGCGCCGGTTTTGCATACCGGAGGCAGTGGGTTCGATCCCCATCAGCTCCACTGGGCAGCCTGTCCCACAGTCAGGCTAGGGATTCCGCCGAATCTGGACAGGAGAGTGGGGGTTTCCTAGGGACCCCCGACCTCCAATGCGGGCGTAACTCAGTTGGTAGAGTATCGGCTTCCCAAGCCGGATGTCGCGGGTTCAAGCCCCGTCGCCCGCTCCGGGTGCCTGTTGCCCAGGGACATGGTCCTATCTGGAGGTCATGTCACACAGGCTGGTGGAGGCGCTGGTTGGGCAACCAACCCGGCCCTGTCGGTTCTAGCTGGCTTGTCAGTTTGCTGGAGTTCTCGACGCCAACCGACACTAAATAAGTGGCAATAACCAGCATTCCGTTTCGGGTGTAGCCGTCGTTTGCTGGTGCTTCTTGGCTGACGGCAGCCTTGTGGGGTGGCTCCCACTTAATGAAACGGCCCCGGTAAAGTAAGCCTGTGAACAACCGGGGACAAAGCCCGATCCAGCTATCCAAAAGTGGATAGGAGATCTGGATGTCCAGGGGAGACGACCCGCAGAAAGGCCCAGCCTGAAATATGGCTGGTGTCCCCTGTAGGTCGGGACGGGAACAGGCAAGCTCCCCACCAATGGGTCCGTAACGGTTTCGACAGGGCGCAAGAGGGAAAAGGTGCAGGCAGGGAGGGGTCACGGTCTCCCGAAATCTCGTGACAAAAACCAAGTGCCAACGATAACATCGAAGGCGAGAGGATGGCCCGAGCGGCTTAATCCTCTCCGTTCCACCGAGACTCGGAACCCTGTGACTCTCGGATGGGGCGTAAACGGACAGGGCGTAGGTGGCGGATTACTGGTGGCTAACTCGTAAAGCCCCAACTGAATTCCGCATCGAGAACCTCCACATAGCGGTGCCGGTGCTAGCTATGTGGGGACTAATACACCGGACAAGCCTGTGAAGGACCTGATCAGGAATGCGTTCTGGACCCGGGTTCGACTCCCGGCGGATCCACAATTGTCCTCGTAGCTCAATTGGATGAGAGCACACGGCTCCTACCCGTGAGGTTCCCGGTTCAAGTCCGGGCGAGGGCACCATCTTGAAATATGCGGGAGTAGCTCAGTGGTAGAGCAGGAGTTTTCCAAACTTCAGGTCGCGGGTTCAATCCCCGTCTCCCGCTCTCTGATCCCAAAAATGGGGAGTAGCACAATTGGCGGTGCATTGAATTGGGTTGCCTGGTTTTTCAGGTTCTGATATGCTACATCTGGAGGTTGTAATGGCATACAGAACTTGGTCAGAGGCGGATTTGAAAAAAGCAGTGGTTGAAAGCATCACAGTAATTGATGTTGTTCGGCGATTGGGTTTGACATCTGCTTCTGGGAATCACGCCACTATCCGAAGAGCTTGCCTCCGATTGGGATTGGATACCGCCCACTTCAAGGGTAGCCGGGAGGGTTCTCGATTGGCGGGGTTGAAAGGACGCCAGCCCATTGCAGAATATCTACAGCAAAACGTCTCCTGTCACAGCACTAAACTAAAAAAACGTCTTTACAGTGAGGGCTTGAAGAAACGGGAATGCGAAGAGTGCGGTCAGGGAGAATGGTGGCACGGCAGAAGCATGGCTCTTCGTTTAGACCACATCAACGGGAATCACGCGGACAACAGGATAGAAAATCTGCGGGTGCTTTGCCCAAATTGTGATGCCACAATGCCAACCTTCTGTCGCGGAATGACTCGCCAACGACCTTGTCCTCGTTGCGGGCAACCCAAACTGATAACCAGAAAATACTGCTCGGGTTGTCGTCCCATCGTTTTGGCAGAACAACGAAAGAAACGGCCAAAGAAGGATCTTCCTATTGAAAAAATACTGGCTCAAATCCAGACTGCTGGCTATGAAGCCACTGGACGGCAGTATGGGGTGTCAGGCAATGCCGTTCGTAAATGGCTGAAAGTTAGGGGGTTAGCCCAGTGGTCTAAGGCAGAAGGCTCTGACCCTTCGATCCCAGGTTCAAATCCTGGACCCCCTGCTGATTCTATTTGACCTGCTCGGGGGTTCGAACCCCCCCTCCCCAGCCCAGTGGTCTAAGGCAGAAGGCTCTGACCCTTCGATCCCAGGTTCAAATCCTGGACCCCCTGCTGATTCTATTTGACCTGCTCGGGGGTTCGAACCCCCCCTCCCCAGCCCAATGGTGTAGTGTCTCTCAGTGGGAGGCGCACCATGAAGATCGGCATCATCGGAAACGGATATGTTGGGGGAGCCGTCAAGGCTTTCATGACAGTCCAACAGGAGCAGGTCTTGGTCTTTGATCGGGATCCTACTCGGTCAACCCATTCCCTGGAACAAGTAGCCCAAGCGGATCTTGTATTCGTTTGTGTCCCTACCCCCACCAAACAGGGACAGCAGGATTTGTCAGCCGTGTCTGAAACCTTGGCTGCCCTGAATCGGTTGACTCCGGGTCCAACACTTCCGGTGGTGCTCAAGAGCACGGTTCTTCCAGGGAGTTGTCGGCGACTTCAGGTTCAAGCTCCGAAGCTCCGTTTGATCTTCAGCCCAGAGTTCCTGACGGCCAGAACGGCTGAACGGGACTTTGCCTCTCCCCCGAGGGTTGTGTTGGGATTCGGCCCCGAAGGATCAGATGAGGGGGTCGCCCGGCTTCATCGGGATTGGTTCCCTCAGACTGGTTTGGTTCTCTGTTCCTGGGAGGAAGCCGAACTTCTCAAGTATGCCTGCAACACATTTCTTGCTGTCCGGGTGGGTTTCTGGAATGACCTCTACGATCTGTGTCAGGTACTGGGGGTCAAGTACGAGCATGTTGTTTACCCCGCCCATGATGTGGTAGCTCGTGTTGTACCCGGCCCCTGTAGGGTACCGGGTCCGGATGGGCAACGTGGGTTTGGCGGGGCTTGCCTCCCTAAGGACAGCGCCGCACTACTTACCCTGGCTGAATCCTTGGACATGGATCTGGGTGTTTTACGGCAGACTGTGAAAGCCAATCTCCGGCGGAGACCCGAAACCGCAACGTAGTTCAGGTGGCTAGAACGCACGGCCCATAACCGTGAAGTCCCCGGTTCGAATCCGGGCGTTGCGACCATGACACCATGGCCGAGAGGCGAGGCACAGGTCTGCAAAACCTGCGACACCGGTTCGAATCCGGTTGGTGTCTCTAAAGATTTCTGGCTTAGGCGTGCTTGTGTTAGAGTAGACGGTTTGTAAGGGCTGGTGGAGGACACCAACCAGGGTTCTCTGAAAATCAGTTCTGAGTTTGGGTCGGGGAAAGGCATCCCCGGGTAACGTCCGTGAATCCGTCCGTTGTTCAGGGCGAGGTCCAGTGACAGGGAGAGCGTTTGTTTTCCTTGTTGCCATAGGGGACAGCGGGTGAGGCAAACGAATCAACGTGTATGAAGCGGACACCCTCTAACAATTGGGGCTGCGCCTGGAGACAATCCAGGAAGGCTCGGCTTGCTCGTCCTCAAGACCCACGGGTAGATTAAAGTTCCTGTAGAAGGACTCCGTGGCGAACAAGGCTGGTTTTTTCCTGCTTACGGATCCTTGCTAGGGAGGGAGCAGGAAAAAGAAGCGAGACATGTCCAGTGAAAGACCGGACAAGCCCCATAAGGTTCCACGGGGAGGTTGGCTTAGAAGCAGCCATCCTTTAAAGAGTGGGGCAAAGGCGGTGTGTGTTGGGGAGAAGGGTACTTGCAGACCTCCCCGTAGAAAGCTGCAAGGGTAAGGGGGCTTGGAAAATCCTCATTAACGGGTAGCGATGTCCGGGGGATTGAGATCAGCCAAGCAAGTGACGAAAGTAGGCGGGTTCCACCGGAAGCAGGCTCGGAGAAACGGTGGTGGTCGTCAAGTAGTCAACCTCCGAAACGCGCAGCCGGGAGCACTTGGTTAAGTGAAGAGGCACCCCCGAGAGGGTAAGGCCAAATCCCCCTTTGGCGTAGCAGCACACCCGTGAAACCTTCCTTTAGACCGAGCAGCAGGTAGGGGAGCTGACCTTGTCCTGTAGCAACCGGACACTGTACCTCCCCCGCAGATGGGACTTGGGGGAAACTCCAAGCAGTTCTCAATAACGGTTGCGAATTCACAGGACTGGCCTCCGGGACAAGGCTCGACCCGGTGAGGAGTAGGAAAACCTCCTCAATACTTTGTACTAGTTTCCCCCGGCACGCTCTAAGTCTTTGCCGTAGAAGCCGTGTCCTTTTGGGCAGGGTGGAGGTAAAGGCAGATATGCCTGGGGAAATACCCGATGATCTCTGGCAAGTCCCATTCCGGACGGGAAGCGCGTGCCGGGAAAAGCATCCAGGATGTTCGAAACTGGCACTGCGAGGGAAACTACTGGAGTAGGGCGTCTGGTGCCGACGCACGGCACCCCGACCTGCATTTTAATTTGGTGAGCAGGTGTAGCGCCAGCCCCCGCCGAAGGGGGAAGTATGGGGCCTTGCTAGCCCCTCTGGTGTGACCGACAGTGACCGATAGACAAAACATTTCCTGGGATGGTCTGTCGAGAGTCGGCGTTATTGGTTCCAGGCCCCCGAAGCCTCGGCGGGGTTTTTACGGTGCCCCGGTGCTCTCAGCCGGGTTCGATCCTGAGAGCACCAAATCTAGTGCGGGGTAGCCTAGAGGCCAGGCATCAGGCTCATAACCTGAGCTACACGGGTTCGATTCCCGTCCCCGCGTCTGTGGTGGTATCCCAAGGGTAGTTCAGGCGACTGGTACCAAGAAGCCTGTTCCAAACTTGGGATCGGGAGAGGGTGCTGGATCGCTTTGCCTCGAAGGCTGTCTGAAGTCAGTGGGGTGCAGCAAGACCTCCGAAAACGTCCCCCGGCCAGACCCGGGCGGGACTTTTGGAGAATCCAGACCACCACAAACTTTTTAGTCGGCAACTGTCAGATGCTCGTAGGGCAGCACGTCTATACGGCAGGAGGCACGAAAAACCATGCGAATCAAACACACGAACGAGATTGAAGAAGCCCGCGAACTAGCTGCCGCAGGCTGGGAACCCATCGAGTGTTCCTTTGGGGAACATGGAAGCGTGGTTGGTCCTTTGGAGATGGACCATCACGGTTCCTTCTCACACCTTGAGGGTGTAGCCCTCAGGGCCTATCGGGATCACTTTGGGGTTCGACGGGAAGACCCCAGCTTCGTTGTGACGGGGGCCGCTGATGCGGATGCCTGTTTCTGCATCGCCTCTCTGGCAGGATTGCTTCCCCACCCCTCACGGGTTGGGGAGTTCGAAAAGGCACCCCCGCCAGTTCGGACTTCAATGACCCGCGACCTCTTGACGTTGACCACTTTGATCAATCAAGTGGACACGAATCCCATTGGTATCCGACAGGAAGAAACCCCGGAAGGGTGCCTGCTTCTTCTGTGGAACCAAACAGGAGGTTCGACACAGGATGCCTTGGAATTCTACGCAGGGGTGTCAAGATGGCGATCCCTGTTGAGCCGCACCCCAAAGGCTTTGATTGAAGCGGTCAAGGCTGAAGAGGCGGAACGGGTGATCAAAGCCCGTTCCTTTGTGCGAAGGGAAGTTTTCGGCAAGGTTGCCTGTCTGGAGTCCGAAGTATGGGGGTTCGACGTATGGTACGCGGAGGTGGCTCCCGTAATCGTAGCCTTGACCCCACAGGGCAACATCACGGTGGGGTGCCCGTCTACGGAAAAGGCAGAAGCCCTGTTCGGACCTGGCGGGCTCAAGAACGTCTGGTCCAAACTTGCACCCGAAGGCTGGGGTGGCCGAGAGAGTATCGGCGGATCCCCGCGAGGACAGAAGCTGTCCTGGGCTGAGGCTTCCGAAGCCGCCCGAATCATCGCAACAAATATCTTGACGGCTTAGAGCTTGCCGCGTTAGAGTAGTAGGTACTGGGGATGCTTCATGCCTCCCCCGTCGTGCTTCCTCCCTACGGGGAGGCTGACAACTTGAAACCCGAGTTCCTCAATGGGGTTGTAGCCTAATGGAAAAGGCACTTCAAACATAATGAAGCAAAACAACCGCCTTTGTTCTCGTTCCTCTTCGGGGGAACACCCGCAAAGGCATACAAGCAATCTAGGTTCGAATCCTAGCAACCCCACTAAGGCACGCAATCGGAAAGGCTAACAAGCCGGGTGTGAAAAACGCCCACTTCTTACCATTACAGGAAGAGTGCAAAAACAGCCTTTCTTCTCGCGTGCCCCAAACATTAGACCCGAACAGGTGAAACAGTCTTGTCGGGTCTGCCGAGGAGCACAATCAGGTAGGCTAACAAGCAAAGCTCAGTTGGTAGAGCATCAACCTGCCAAGTTGAAAGTTGTCGGTTCAACTCCGACTGCATTCTTTCCCCGTAAGGGGAGGGAACTAAACAGCCTGCCCTCTCGTGCTCCAAGACCTTTTTTGATCTGGGGCAAGCACCTTGAAAAGTGCTTGCCCCTCTGAGGCACGCAATCGGGCAGGCTAACAAGCGTTTATAGCCCAGTTGGTAGGGCGTTACCCTTTACACGGTGAATGTCGTCGGTTCAAATCCGACTAAATGCAACAAAAACAGCCTGTCCTCTCGCGTGCCCTCAATTCTTTTGGTGCTTCGAGTACCACGGGCTAAACGCTCAGGTACAAACCCTTAGGCAGCACGAACCCAGAATGGAGCTTCTGACTGGTGGCTGAAAATCTACCTGCTGCTCGCAGGAAGGCACAGTCAACAAGAACCGGACTGGTCCAACTTGTGCGGAAGTGTAACGGCAGACTGTTGGGGTTAGTGCGGTTCTTTACCCAATCAGTCGGGCAGAGGGGTTTATTGGTTTGAGCACCCTTCTGTGCAGGTAAAAGCCTGCCGACCCTTTTGATGGTGGTCCGATCAACCGCCGTAGGGGATGTGCCGGAATAACGTGACTGCATGAGGCGGTGGGGGGCCTAAACAATCCCCCTCGGTCAGGATCTCCATTTTGGGTTCGTTCTTTGCCCCTGTAGCTCAATGGTAGAGCGCAGCCCATCCAAGGCTGAACAAGCACACCGCTTTCGTACTCGTTTCTTCCTGCGGGGAGACACAATCTCGGAAGCACACACGCAATGAGGCCCAGGTTCAAATCCTGGCAGGGGCTTCCATAGTTTTGGCGCACAATCAAGTGGGTGGATAAGCGTAGATATCTCAATCGGTAGCGGGTTCAAACACCCCCCCTTTTCTCGTTCGCCGAGAGACCCTAAAACGGGGCAGTCACCCTCACTGGATGGCTGCCCCGTTTTGCATTTATGGGCTTAGTTCGTTCGAGTTTCGGGTAGACCGGCAGGAACCTCACTCGTTCCTTTCCCCTGCGGGGGAGGGGGACAACAACATCCGCCTGACTCGGGAGAGCAGGCTGGAACGACGGAGGAAACAACATGGACCAGAAGCGAATTGAAACCCTCGGCCCGGCAGAACGGATCCTTCAGACCCTCACAGGCATCGTTGACCATATGGTACACAATCGACCCGGCATCGTAATCCCAGATCAGGGTTCCCCTGTTGGGGCCAAGTGGGAACCTGCCTCTTGGAAGGAAGAGGGCGAACCCAAGGTCAAGGTCGTCTACAAGTTGTCCAAGGTCGGCAAGAAGTCCATTCGTACTCGTGTTGGTGTTTTGGGGATCGACGGCAAGGTCAAGGAAAATAACCAGGTCGTTGCCCGTTTCCAGATGCCGGGGATCTTCCCTGAAGTCGCGGCATACGTGTACGGCCAGATCGCCGAAGTCTACAAACTCGACAACGAGTTTGCGGCCCGGTGGGCCTCCTGGGCCTTTGCTCAGGACAACCGGGATCTGAAGACGGCCTTGGCAGCTTTCATGCTGGTTCAGGGTCGCAAGGGTGAACCGGTCAAGGGTACCGATGGAAAGATCGAGTTCCATGATGATGACTTCAGGGATGTGGGCGAGGCCATGTTCCTGCTACGTGACGGCAAGAAGGATCTCAACCCAAAGCTCCTGATCCGGGTCGGGGATCTTCTGGCTCTGCCCCAGGTTGCGGCAATCAACCGTGACCTCGGATTTGGCAAGTCGGCTCGTGAACCATTCATGGGTCGTTACTCGAAGGCCATCCAGAAGTGGCTCCGTTTCCGGGAGAACAACCCCAGGATGTTGGAGGGGCTTGTCAAGGCAGGCTTCCGTTCGACTGTCAAGCGGCTCTGTGCCCGGATCGGCTACAAGCCGGGGAGCCTCGGGTTCTTTCAGGCTCTTCGGTGGAAGCAGAAACAGTCAAAGGATGGTCGTCGTGGTATGGCCATTGGGGCTGAGGTAGCTCAGGCTGAATCCTGGGAGGGTTTGACCGAACGTCAGATCTGCAACCGGATCAAGAAGGACAAGCCCAACTGGAAGCGGATCGTCGGAATGCTCCCGGCAACTGTTGGTGTGACTCGGGCCATCATGGCTTGTGCCATTGAGGCAGGTGGCCTGTCCCACTCTGACTTAATCATCTTGACTCCGACCCTGGAAGAACTGGGTTTGCTTCAGGATCCGGGGGTGTCGGCTCAATGGACGGAAGCCACCAAGAAGGCTACGGACCAAAGGGCGGCGAACATTGCTCAAAGGGTTCGCAAGACCGAAACGGCTGAGAAGCTCCAGGATGTGGCTGACAAGGCCACGGCAAAGGCTTTGGAGGAAGTCACTCGGGGTTTGCGGGTGTACTGCGTGGTGGACAAGTCCGGGTCCATGCACAACTCACTGGAGGCTGCCAAGGGGTATCTGACCCGGCTCTTGGTGGGGTTCCCTCTGGATCGGTTGCATGTTTCCGTGTTCAACACGGTCGGGTCTGAGGTCACTCTCAAGGCGGCTTCGGCTGCTGCTGTGGCCCAGGCATTCAAGGGGCACACGGCTGGTGGTGGAACGTACTACCATGAGGGTGTGCAGGCTTTGGCGGGGCACAAGCCGGGACCGGATGAGGACGCCCTGTTCCTTTTCATTGGGGACGAAGGCGAGTCGAACAACACCCGATTGGCAGAGACCATCCGACAGATGGGAGTCAATCCGGTGGCCTTTGGACTCTTGAAGGTTCCCGGCCAGGATGGGGAGATCGTTCGGTGGACGGCTCTTCAGATGGGAATCCCGTGTTTTGACATCTCAGAGAAGATGTTTGAGGGACAGGATGCCTATGCCATTCCCCGGATTCTTCGTCATCTGATTGCCTCGACTCCGGTCAAGGCGGCTGCTCGTAGGGCCGTGCAGAAGACCCTGGTTGAGGAGATTCTCAGGACGGAACTCCTGGCCAAGCCCGCCTGGGCTGCTTGACCTATCACGGGGAGTCCGGGCTTAGTTCCGGATCCTCCCGCGTAGAAGAGGGCAAGGAGAGTTGAGATGACTGTATTGCCCAAGCCTGTTTTTGTTGCCCTGAAGAAGTGGGTGCTGGCTGAAATCGACCGGCAGAAGAAAGAGCAGGGGTTCGTTGCTGTGACAGCCGGGTGGGCCAAGACGTGCAACCAAAGTCATCTCAAAGGTGTTTTGGAAAGCACCCTCCAAAAGGCATTCCCAAAGGTGGCTCAGGCTTGCGGACTGGTAGATGACGGAACGAAAACCCAAACCTGGACAGACGATCCTACGAAGGTCCATGCCTTCTTGAGAAGCAAAGGCATCTCGGTGACCTAGTCTAGCCAGCAACCCGGAAAGGATAGCCGTGGGCTGGGAAGACCTACTGCAACCGGAAACCGAAGTCAGGGTTCTACCCTGGCTCGGTGGAAGGGAAATCAGTGACCGGTCCCGTGTGTGGAAAATCCAGGGGAAACTCCCGGAGGAACACGGGTGGTTCTCCTTTACAGTAACCGGGGGACGAAAAGCGACTCTTCAAAGTCCGGCCGAAATGCCCGCCGGTTTTGAAACGGGGCGAACCCCACTTCGGGGCTATCTGGTCGGTAATCGGCTCATTCCAGACAAGGCTCGGGTCGAAACAGACCCGGCCAAACTCATCGAACAAACGAAACCCGTGTTCCTTGTAGAGCCTGGGCTAGAACATTTCACTCGTGCCCTGGTTGTTCAACATGGTAATGACCAATGGGTTTACATCCGACAGGAGTTCCCTTTGGGGCCAGAAGGGGCAGTTCTTGCCGCCTATCTGGATCGCAAGGACTCAGTGGGAAACATCCCCCAAGTGACCCCGGCTTTGGATTTGGCTTTCCGATGGGTGATTCACCAAAGGGTCAAAGCTGAAGAGCGTCGGAAGGAACTGGAACGGATCCGGGCTGAGGAAGCCAAGCAACGTGTTCTGGAAGGGAAACGTCAGGAAGCCATGCAGAGTCTGGGTACCGGGCTTGGCCGACGGGCAATGGCTGCGATGGACTTTGAGACAGCAGCAAAGGCGGCTCTTGCGGTGTCGGGGTCTGAACTCTTGGCTTGTCGGCCCTCGCATAACAAGGGAGAGATAGTGGTCCAGTATCGAACACACAACCGGCGACTGGAGTGTGTGGTTGATGCCAAGACCCTCCGGGTAATTGATGCCGGGGTCTGCTTGGATGACCATCTGGGCACCAAGGGGGACACTTTCTTCACTCTCGAAAGCCTACCTGCTGTAGTTGCTGAAGCCATCCGTCGGCATAAGTTGGTGGTTTGGCGACATGTCGATGGGGACAGGCCAGCTTGGGATGCAGATCGTGACGAGGAGGACGGGAATGACGAACCGTGAAATGATGGATCTGTTCCTCGCACGGGCTTTGAAGGAACGGATCCTGACACCCGATCAGGTTGCCTTGAGCGAGTCACTCCCCGGTACTTTCATCGGAGCCAACGGCTTCATAGGGTTGCCAACAGCAGGTGATTTCAATCCCAAATAAAAACAGGGCCGGGACAATGCCCTAAGTGTAAGAGTGAAATGCACGCCACCCCAGCGACAACAGAGTACCCGGACTGTAACACTTGGACGTGCCCGGGTTGCGGGTTGGTTCTTCCTGAGACGGGAAGCACGGTGGAGTGAAAAGCATGGGCAAACCCATTCTCACGCCAATGGGAAGGCTCTTAGCTTCTCGTATTGATCCCATGATCGTCCAACCGATGCCTGAGGGAGTCGCGGTTCTTTACTCCGGGGAGAGGCAGATGCACGAAGTGGCTGTCGTGTTCAACCGAGAAGGCCAGACGTTGTTGTGGCACGACCCGCAAGGTACTACAGGAACCTACCTCCCGGATAGCCATGACCTTTGGACTTTCCTATGGGAACACCGAGAAGAGATTGGTGGGGTTGCCCACACGCACCCCTGGGCTGGCCCGGCGGCCCCTTCGAACACCGACACGACTACATGGCGAGCACTTGAAAAGGGTTTGGGTCGGTTGTTGTTGTGGCCGGTGGTCACGTTCAATGACGTGCGCTACTACGTGTTCAACCGTGTGACAGAGGAATATGTTCAAGTGAATCCCACGTATGAAGAGGGGCATTTCGCGGGGCTGGCTGAACTTCGGCGACGATCTGGGGCTTAGCCGGAACGGGTTTCGAGTAGAAAAGGATGCGGGAATTTCTCGCAAGGGAAGGAAGGTGCTCCGATGAAGGCAGACAAAGAAATGGACCAGGCAGTAGAGGATATCGTAGCCGGTCCAAAGGCGGCGATTCAGATTCGGGCCGATCAGGCGGTGCTCAACATTACCTGGGCCGGTCAGAACGGGGACAACCCGGATGCGGTGCTTTACGATTCCTCGGACGTTGAGATACTCCGCATCGCCCAGGAGGGAATCCGGGCTGGCTACGTGCCGGGGATCAAGATGGACGCGACAGCCGAGTTGAAGGATTTCGTGGTGGATCGGTTTCCGGCCACGGCAGATCCGCCGATGCCATCGAGACTCATAATTAGACCGAAAACGCCATTCGGGTCTAAGTGCCGTGGCTTAGGCCCATGCTCCTCTGCGTAGTAGGGGCATGGGACGCCTTTCCTACATCCCTTACGATGCTATCCGTGAAGAGGAACGGGAAGAAGACCGGCTCGAACGGCGCCTCATGCGAAAGGAGCCGGTCGATTGGATGGGGGAAGATGAGCGGTTCGGGTTGAAGGATCCGAACGACCCTGTCTATTCGTCCTTGGAAGCCTTTACAAAGGAACTTCGGGACAGTGGTGAGACCCAGTTCGATCACAACGATGTTCAGTGTCTCAACTTCAGGTTACATGTCCCGGCCCCTGTCATTCGAGCCGCCTTGGTGGCCCAGGGGTTCCAAGCCAAACATCGAGAACTGACCCGAGACTTCCGGGGGGTCAAAAGCAATCCCAACAACCGCTGGACAGCAACGGCTTAGATGACGGTGGTTTAGAGTAGTGTCTGTGAGGAGTGGGACCATGAAGCCCCCTATCGTCATCGTCGGAGTCGGAGCACTTGGGTCACACCTGGGACTCCTTCTCCGTAACTGGGCCTGCCCGGTGGGCCTTTACCCGATTCGGGTTTGTGACTTCGACCGGGTCGAGAAAAAGAACGTCATGTCCCAGTTTCACACCACGATGGGCGTGGGTCGGAACAAGGCCCAGGCGTTCCAGCAAGCTCTCCAGGGAATGTTTGGGGTCAGGGTGGAGGCAATCCCTCATCGGCTCACTTCGGACAATGCTGAGGCCCTCCTGGGTGGTGCTGCTTTGGTCATTGACTGCACCGACAATGCGGAGGCCCGCAGGGTCATCCAGGGGTTCGTCAAGCCTATGGGGATTCCTTGCCTTCATGGTTGTCTGGGTGCTGAGGGTACTATTGGACGGGTCGTCTGGACTGAACAGTTCAAGCCCGACGAGGCGGGGGAGGGGCAGGCCACTTGCGAGAACGGGGAGCATCTCCCTTTCATCGGAATGGTGTCGAGCTATTTGGCTCAGGCTGCTCAAAGGTTCTTCAAGACGGGGGAGCGATGGGCTTTCCAGGTACTTCCAGACAAGGTCCTCCGGCTATGAACCAGCCCATGCTTTCACGATAGGGAACAAGAAAGGCTATGACAAGGCTCTACGAGAGACCCCAGATACAGTTCTCAAGCTCGGCCGACAAGAGGGGTATGAGGGTGGTTGTTGTTGGCGGACACGGGCTGAGGCTGAGGCATACCTGGATGTCCGTGGTCGTCATGTGGATTTCGGTCGGGGTCGGGTAGAGTGCGAGGTGTACGGGTTGCTTCTTCCACACGGATGGGATCAGAATGTGGACATAGAGCATCCTGACCCCGAGGGTTTTCATCGTTTGCTGACTGATGTACCGATTGTAGTAAAGGAATACGCACATGGGACCAAACAATGAGATTCGACTGCGACTTCGAGGAAGACGAGACAAGACGGATCATGATTTCTACGTGGGTGTCACGGACCTTCCGATTTCGATTGACCTGAGCAACACCGTTCTGTTGTTCTTTCCGGATGAGGACGGGGATGAGTTCGGCGGGGATCTGGTCATCAAGAGGTCTGACAAGAGGGGCTTCAAGAAGGGGGCCAAACCGAACGGGACCGAGGACAAACCGGGGGACTAGCGGGTGAAAGAGGGCAGACTGGAGCAGTTGGATTTGTGGCACGCGGCGGAACGTCGTTGTTTTGAGATCTGTCAAGTGTTTAACGAGATTCAAACAGGCCCCAACCCTTTGTCGTCCGAAGAGATTCGCCGTTTGATTGCCAAACGGCCCGAGCGGTACGGCGTTCTGGAACGGTGCGCCAAAAGAGAGGACCAATGACAACACCTATTCCTGCCCCTGACGGGGCCAAGCCGAAGAAACAACGGGAATTCAAACCAGAGCCGGTTCTCAAGGACTATGGGGACATTGGCAGGTACAAGTTTCGCAAGATCAAGACCCCTCAGGGACCGATTTGGGATCTCCGGGAGTTTGTGGAATCGGACACCTACACCGGGTTCACCAAGAAGGGTGTCCGATTGACCCTGGAGAACATCCAGCGGATCTGGGATCTTGTTGCTGATGCTGAGGGCATCAGAGTCTGAGGAGATTTTGATGCTGGATATGGAGAAGTTGGCTGAGACCGATCCCGAGGCATACCGGAAAGAGGTCGAACTCCGGTATGGGCTACCCTTGAAGAAACCAGGGTCGCCCGATTGCACAGAACCCGGGTGCAAGACAGGAGTGGTCATGCTCATGCGGGATCAACAAAACCGTTTGGTAGACTACGCTTACTGCCTGCTCTGTGGCCGTCGTTATGTGGTTCTGGGAGTAGAGGAAAGACGTAGGCAGGAAGGGTTCTAACACGGGCCTTTAGCGCAGCGGTCAGCGCACTCGGCTCATAACCGATTGGTCCAGGGTTCGACTCCCTGAAGGCCCACCCAATGCTGTCCCTGGACCAGATTGACTTCCGAAAGAACCGGCCGGGCCGAAACTCCTCCGAGGAGCAATTCCTGGAAGATCAGGTCTTTCAACAACTCCGGACCAATGGGTTCCCCTACCCCGCGTATGCAAAAGAGAACCTGGAACAGGAGTACCTCAAACTGGTGGCCACTCCTTCCTGTATCGACATAGATACCGGAGTGATCCGGCAATCCATGGTGGGTTTAGGGATTATCAATTCCTACCACCCCGAGATGTTGGGGGTGCGGTGTCGTGGGTTTATGACCCCGCTGGAGGTTTTTGCTGATGACGCTTTGTTGCGGGAGGCCATCCGTAAACGGATCCGGTATGGAGACAACCTGAAGCCCTGGGGCATCCGAAAAAGCATTTATGCCTTGCGGCGAACCCAACGGGTGTCCAACTTCCGACCCACCGTGGCCAAAAGCATCATTGAGTATGTCGGGGCCAAGACGGTAATGGATCCTTGTGCGGGTTGGGGCGGCCGATTGTTCGGAGCCATGGCCGCCAAAGTTCGATATGTGGGTGTTGATCCCCATCAAGAAGCCCAAAACAGGAACCGAGAATTCTTCCGGGACTTGGCAGCTAAGGTGAACACAACCTTTCAAGTTAGTCTCCTTGACGGATGTGCCGAAGACTTGATGCCAAGCCTGGGTGTGACCCCAGACTTGGTTCTTACTAGCCCTCCGTATTTCAACGTCGAAAAGTATTCTGAGGATGCTGGACAATCCTACTTGCGATACCCTACTCAAGAACAATGGGAGGCTGGGTTCCTTTGGCCTTTGATATGGCACGCACACCGGTTGTTATCTGACAGAGGGTGGCTTGTGCTAAACGTCAACCCCAATATGTTGACGACGGTAGTGCAGCTTGCTAGTCGCGTGTTCATTGGGCATTTTGTCTGGCAGATGCTGCTTTCGCAGCATCAGTATAACAAGGCTTCTTCCGGCCTGTACCGCTCGGAACCCGTGGTATTTTTTCGCAAGGGGGTGAATTTGACACCGCCCCTTAAGCAACCCACGGTTTTGGACTTCTTTGGATGAGTCTACTGGGTCATTCGTTGCGCCCAGAAGAGCAAACAAAAATAGGAACGGGCGAGTAGCTCAGGGGGAGAGCGCCTGCTTTACACGCAGGTGGTCGGGGGTTCAAATCCCTCCTCGCTCACCAAGTCATTCTAGGAACACAAACAGGGGACAGTGTTCCACATCTCGGGCAAGGGCATATACTTTATCCTGGTTTCCATGAGAAAGAAAAGCAGCACAGTCTACAATGACCAGACCATAGGGTCTGTTCTGCCAGTTCTCAGATGACACATAATTCAGCTGGACATGCTTACCGAGATTCAGTTGGTGCCCGATGTCGCGGACGGACCTGATCATGTCTTGTCGAAGAACCAAGAAGAGAGCAGAACAGTTGGGATCGGCATTGGCGAGTCTGAGTCCTGCCGTGGTGTGTCCTATCATCCGGGCACTGCCGAAACGAACGGTTCGATATTCCTTGGCAAAAGCAAGGGGGTTGTTATGGGTGGCCTGGAAGCATTGGGGTCTTGTCCGTGTCCAAGTTTCAGTCAGGGTCACCAGTTCACATAGAAGGGCATAGATGCGGTCTTGCACCTCAAACATAGGAACATCTCCTCTTCCGCCGGACTTGGCGGGATGGGGTATCATACCTGGGAGGTGCCCAATGAAACACTACTTTTTAGACCGTAGGAATCTTGATAGGGGCAAACTTGGCTGGGAAGAAACCCACGCTGTGTTGGTGGTTGCTGTGGACGAACAAGGAGCACGCGAGTTCGCTGCAACCATTGCTGCGGATGAGGGAATAGCTCCTTGGCTTGACCCCAAGAGAAGTAGCGTGCAGGAAATTGGTTCAACTGATGGAGAACCCCGAGTGGTCTTGACTCAATACGCTGACTGAAAGGCTCACTAAACATGGCCAAGTGGCATGGACCCCCACCGAAAATCACCCATAAAGATGTTGCTGTGGAGGCACGTAAAGCAAAAACGGCAGGTTGCCTTCAGGGCTATTACTATTCACCCGGGGCGTTCGCTGAACCCGGTTTCTTGTGCCATGGGGGTGAAGTGTTCCCCCCATGCCCGCATTTTCCCAACTGCCCGATGCTTACACGGCTTAGGAAATAGGCCAGGAGAGTAGAAGGGTCATGAAGATAGCCAACCACATCATCGAAGGGCAGTCCAGAAGCGGACACGAAACCTGTTTCGTGTTGCCTGAGTTCAAACTGGTCTTGGATATCGGGGTTTGCACCGAACAGGCGGTCAAGATCCAGACGGTGCTGGTGACTCATGCCCATGTGGATCATTTGGCAGGGGCTGTGAGACACGCCTTTTGGAGATCCCTCCTGGGCATGTCGCCCTCGAAGTTCGTGGTCCCGGTTGGGATCGCCCCCCAGGTGAGGGAAATTCTCACCCTTTGGTCGGGGCTACAAGGGGACCTGGTTCCCTTTGAGATCCTGCCCACGGAGCCGGGGGCCACCATTCAGGTGTCCAAGGACGTGTTGGTGCGGGTGGTGCCCACCTTGCACATCGGGCACTCCCAGGGGTACGTGATCTACCGGGTGAGCCAGAAGCTCAAGCCGGAGTTCGTGGGGCTGGCAGGAGAAGAGATCGGGAAACTCAAGAGAGCGGGCACCCAGATCACGGATCAGGTAGAGACCCCGGAAGTGGCCTACATGCTGGACAGCCGGTTTGAGGCTGTGGCAGCTTGCCAGACGGCTCTCAAGGCCAGGGTACTGATAGCAGAGTCTACTTTCTTCGGGGCCGAGACAGTGGAGCAGGCTCATAAGCATGGGCACACCCACTTGTCTGAGATTGTAGCGTCGGCGGATCTGTTTCAGAACGAGGTTGTGGTGCTGACCCATTTCTCGGCACGGTACTCGGCTGAACAGATCCAGGAAGCAATAGCGGGACTGCCTGAGCCTCTCAAGTCGAAGGTCGTTCCTATCTGACCGGGCTTAGTGATACTGTGTTCCCCGTAGAAGCTAGGGGGCAGTAGACCCCCCCTAGCTTCGTTGCCCCTGTTGGCTAGCGGTCAAGGCCGCCAGCCCTTCAAGCTGGTAATCACGGGTTCGAATCCCGTCAGGGGCACGAAAGGTTGCGTCACTGCTCGTTGAGGGGTAGATTGGTGTAAGGTGCAATCATGGATACTTTGGTTTTAAATGCCCACTACATGCCTGTGAACCAGGTCAACTGGCAGACAGCCCTTTCTTGGGTTGTCTCCGGTCGTGCCACGGTTTTGCCTGGGGCTGAGTATGATGACTGGTTCGTGCGGTCGCCTTCTCGGGTTTGGCGGGTACCGGCCGTGATCCGACTGCTCTCGGGGGCTACGGGCTGGTTGTCCAAGCAGAGGGGTGTCCGGTTCAACCGGAAGAACCTCTGGCTCCGGGACAAGGGTCAGTGCGGCTACTGCGGCGACAAGCTGGATCTGCGGGAAGCCACCTTGGACCACGTCGTGCCAAGGAGCATGGGTGGAAAGACGGTCTGGGACAATGTCATGACAGCTTGTCTGGACTGCAATCAGAAGAAGGCAGACCGGACACCGGAACAGGCTCGGATGAAGCTCCGGGTCAAGCCACGGCAGCCCATGGTGGTGCCGGGCGGGTTCCTGCCGACGTTCGCAGATGGGATGCCTCCTTCGTGGCGGGATTTCTTGAAGAGTGCTTCCTACTGGGGCGATGAACTGGAACCCTAACTCGATTTCCATCTTATCGGGTATAGTAGGACATGGTGACACCTACAGAGATCCTACGCCGCAGACAACGACCTGATAGATGGACAGGTTGGATTCCGACACTCTCGGGGTCTAGCCTGTCCCTCTTGACCCCTGACTCGGCCAATGTCCACTACGATGACATTGTGTGGGGACTCGGGCATACGTTCCGATATGGGGGTCAAAGCTCACCCCTGGTCACCATCGCTGAACACTGCATTATAGTGTCGCACATCATCAAGAAGCTCTGGCCCAAGACGAGTAAGGCCATTCAGCTTGGTGGTTTGTTTCACGACACCAGCGAAGCCTATACCCATGACATTCAAGCCCCGCTTCGTCAGATTCTGTTAGTCGAATACCCGGATGGTCGAAAGGGTCGGTGGTCTGAGTTTGACCGCAAACTCAATGACTCTTTGACTCGGATCCTGGGCTTGAATCCGGCCACGCTTGAGGCTCCCGAGGTCAAGGCGGCTGACATTTTGGCAGTCTGCATTGAGAAGGTTCAGGTTCCCACCCTCGGAACAGAAGATTGGGGACTCCCACCGTTGCCAGATGAACTCCGTGACTTTCAGATGCAGTTCTTGGATCCAGATGCCGCGATGGCTGGGTTCAGGAGCCGGGCACAGGAGTTGGGGTTTGTACTCCCTTCGAGGTCGTAGGCAACAGTTCCAACAGTTCCTCTGACACCGACTCAAAGAAATCGGCCGCTGCTGCCAGTTCCTGGGCTGTCGGGGCTTGGTTTGTTTGGGCCAAAGTGCGGAACCGATTGGCATAGCCTCGTAGGTCTGCGGCTGATTCTGCCAGGTCTCGGGTTGTGGGCTTGTTCATTACCTATCCCGTTTGCAAGTTCTTACGGAAGACTTTGAGCTTCCGAGTGGCTACGATTTCAATCTGCCGAATCCGTTCCCGTGTCAAGTTAAGGAGCACCCCGGCTTCTTCCAGCGTAACTCCACCTCGTGTAGCTACCCATAGGGTACAGGTGGCCGGGATCTCATCCGGTTCCTGGTTTGGGAAGTTGTACTGAATGGTCCCTGTCTGGGGACGTACTTCCAGGAATAGGTGGTGCCGACAACTCACCCAAGGACAAGTCTGCTGATATGGGAAACAGTCTTTCCAGGTACGAGGGCGCGTTGGAGTTCCTTCTCCGCTTTTCATCATCACCCGTGGGGTTCCATCTACTTGCTCGTTGTGAAAGCAACACGAGGCGTCCGAACCTGTATGTCTATGGCTCGGCCAAGCTCTTGCTGCTGCTCCGAGGTCAAGACTGACGCACGTTCCGAGAAACCGGGGCGGGGTTTGAAAACGGTCTCCATCTCGAACAGAGAACAGAACAGGTCTTCGCCCAAGGAGGTTCGCAGGTCATGGATCATGTCCTTGCGGATCTTGATCTCGGTTCCCTGAACCGTAACCGTGCATAGCCCATCCGGAGCACCGAAAGTGATCGACCCCGGTAAGCCACCTCGGACGGCGACTGCTCGTTTTCGAAGAATCTCTTTGATGCTGTCCAGAAGACCTGTGGTCAGTTCATTGATCCGCCAGAGTAGCAGCCCTAGCGTGGTCAGGTCTTCGTTGTTTTCCAGGTCAAGGGCTGGTCGGTTGAGGGCCGTGTTGACAATACGGATTTGTTCCAGGATGGATCCAAGTGTTCGACTGGTCATGGCTTGGCCACCAATTCCTGGTAACACTGGGGATGGTACATCCCAGCCGGAGCAGTACGGACCCAGTAGGCTGAGGATCCCTTGGCCAGGGGTTGATGACACTTGGAACAAAGCGTCCCATCCTTGGGGACTGTGACCAGGTTCACGTTTCCAATAGGAGCCGGAGAGACTGAGGGTGTGGTAGGTCGGGGAACGACCGGAAGTGGGGGTTGTTTGGCCTGAGCTGCGAGAGCGGCATCCTTGGCCACTCTCGCAGCCAAAGCCCGCTCTGTTTCCTTGAGGGCTCTGATCTTTTTGGCTTCCTCTTGGGCCAAGGCTTCAGCCTGATTCATGAGGGTGGCTAGATAGGCTTGCCCACAGCGTTCCAACAACGGACACGACCCGCACACAAGAGAATCCCCGTAGGAAAGCCCGAAACATGGGGTCTGTTGAGTTGCCAATCCGATCAGATAGGCATCCCCACCGGCATAGCCTGTTGAGGTTGCCGTGGCAAGTTGAAAGGAAACCAACCCCTCCGGTAGATCGGTTGCTGTTTGAGGGGGTCCTGTCTCCGAATCAGACTCCGGAAGGATCGGTTCGGTCCCGCGAAGTCTCATGGCTTGGTCCACCCCGGCCTGGGTCAAATGCCACTGACCCTTTTGTTTGCGGCTCGCAAACCCTGCTGCAACCAGATCCCGGAAAGCCCAGCCGACCCAGAGTTCAATCCAGGGCTTCTTACTGGAATCCTGAATCCCATACTGATCCATTGTGATGCCCATACGTTTGCAAACGAGGGCATGGGTTTCTCGGAAAGGGATCACTCGATTGATCCGCCAGTCGGAGAGTTCCCCCAAGGTAATCAGCAGGGGGTCTCGGAAGCTACTTTGGCCGAGCGTGAAAGTCTTTTGTTGATCCGGACCTGTTCCAGGATCCACACCCATAACTGTAACGGGGTTTTCCATCATGCAACTCCTGGAACCAACGGTTGGCTCCGAACGATGTGACTGATATCCCCAACGGCCAGGAGACCCAAATGAGGATCCATCATGTGTATTGCATTTTCTCGGTTTTCTCGATCTGGCAACTTGTCAATCCAAACCCGGACCGCTTTCTTGAACAGATCGTTCGGGGGCTTGCCCCCGGACAGGAGCAAGATGTCCGTAGCATGACCGAGGATGGCGCACAAGGCACGGTGACTGAACTCTCCGGCGAGCTTGTCATCATAGATGGCCTCACGGAGCACCTTCGTGATCTGCTTGAACTTATCCCAGAGCGGTTGCCCGTAGGCTTGGGCCAGGAGCGGAAACTTTGATTTCAGCACGGGTTCTTCGTCTACCCACTCCATCCAGTGAAACTGAAGCACCCGTTCCCAACGATCCATCAGGGAGGCATCAAGGAGATTGGCACTCACCATCCTGCCCCGCTCATCCCCGCCACCAGAAGTGTTGCCCGTGCCTGTGATGATTGTACCTGGGAGAACCGGAGCCGTTCGACCACCAGGACCATCTACACGACCCTGAATTGAGTCGGTGATCAGACGAACAGACTCGGCTTGTTCACGGTCTGCACGGTCAAAGTCGGTGAAAAGGATGAGATAGGGGATGCGTTTCCCGTTGGAACAGAGATAGCCATCCCGGAGAGCCTTGAGAACCTCCCCTTCTTCCCAACACGTTCCTGACTCGGTGAAACCACGGGCGAAGAACCAACCTTCCACATCAGCACCAGGACGCACTTGCCGGATCAGGCCGGGGGTACGGGTCATTGCCGAAAAGGCGTGCAGCAAGGCGTCCTTGCCTGAACCAGGGAGTCCGTGGATGTAGAGGCTACGGCGGAACCGAAGAGCCACGAGAGCTTGAGAGACATCTTCCCCCAAGAGTCCGTGGTCAGGAATCCGATAATGAGCGGGCATGGGCAAACAAGCCGTGGCCGGTACCCCGACATTCACGGGGAAAGAGATTGGACCCATTGCCACACTCAGATCCGAGGCACTGACCGGATGCTTAGGGCCAGGACGTTTCGTCGCCCTGTGCGTGTCCAAGAGTCTCTGGGATACCGTGGCTGCCCCAGGATGTTCGGTCAGATACTCGGTCAGGGATACCCCGTGAGCCTCCATGAGATGCCCAGCCAGGAAATCCTCGACTTCCTTTTTGCACTCCAAACAGGGTATTTTGTGAGGCATGTGCCCTCCATTGCACCCCTTCTACCCGACAGCCTGTCCAACTAAGCCCGGCTTAGTGACCCGGCTGTTAGAGTAGACCAGATGGAGGGTACATGAAACCCCAAGTCATTGAACCTGTCATTCGAGGCCGCGAGTATCGTGAACGACATGCCGCTTCGGTCATCGGCATTCTTGGTAAGGACGCCCCGCCTGTTCTCAGTCAAGGGGCGCGGTTCCTCAATATGGACCGATGGACCATTCGACGGTTGACTTCCCGGTTGTGTGAGTGGGCAGCCAAGAATTCGGGTTGTGTTCCAACCGTCTTGGATCTGTCGGTGATGTGCCGGGAGACAAATGCCGAACATGCCCCTGGACGGCAAATAGTCATAGCCTCCACACCTGACAAGCTCACTCTCCGTGTGGCTCTGGCTCTGACCGGGGGTGGCTACCATGAGGCTCTACACACTCTCTATTCCTGTCGTCGGTCACTCCGAACTCAGGAGATGGCCGCTCTGGTTCTACCCCGTTGGGCCAAAGTCAAGGACTGGTCTCGGGTACATATGGCTTTGCAAGACTGGTCAAACATCGTAGAGGACATTCGAATCGAACGCCGGGGGAGTGAACAGTTCGAGGGCATATACATCAAGCTCTGTGACCTTCAGGACTTCATTCTCGGTCAAGAAGCCGCCGGGGAAGCTAACGTGCGGGCACACGGAGGGCAACGTGGTGCCCTCTCGATCATTGAGGGTACCTTCCGGGATGTGGGTCTTGGCTATAACACCGAGAAACAACGGGATGCCCTGGATCACTATCGGAAAGAAAAGCCAGATGCTGTTGATCTGGTCTTGAACGGACCTCTCCGGCCCATGCTTGATGAAGCCATTCAACTGACCGTGCAAGATGACTTGGGTTGTCTCCGGATTGCTATGGACGTGATTGCCAAGCTCGCCGAACTTGGCAAACAGGACGAAGAGGATTCACAGACACAGAACGGACCACTTCAATGTCCCTCTTGCGGTGCCTCGGCCGACAAACTCAAGGTACGCCCGAAGTCAAACGGGGTCGGTGGCAAAGTCCCTGGTGTGGGGATCATGACCTGCACGGTTTGTGGCTGGCAACAGGAAGTCAAAATCACCCCAAAGCCCAAGAACCAGCCACAACCTCAACAGCCTCCCCAACCGCAACCTCAAATGGAGGGGTTTGACGAGTCCGACTCGGAAGATGCCGACGGGGACGATGCCAGTGATCAAACCAGTCAAGGCAAACCCGGCAAGCAGGACGGGGATAAGCCTTCCGGGAAAGACAAGGCGGGAAAAGATAAACCAGGCAAGGACGGGAAAAACAAGAAGCAGGCCGGGAAAACCTCAAAGGATAAGGCGGACCCGGATGAGGCAGAAGACGCGGCTTCTAAGCAGGGGGGAAAGAACGGGGACTCAGAGGATGACCCTGAGGAGTCGGAAGATGCCGCTGAGAGTTCTTCGGATGGTGAGGGTGAATTCGATGGGGATCCTGACGAGAATTCCTCGGATGGTGAATCTGATGGGGATGCCTCGGATGGTGAGGGTGCTGATTCCGATAGCGATGACGGGGAGGCTTCAGACGGTGTAGGTGACGGTAGCTCTGAGGGTACGGGGCAAGACCAAACCTCGGGGGATGAGGAAACCAACGGCAAGCCAGCAAACGGGGCCGGAGGCCATCATCATCATGTTGGCCCTCATGCGGGCAACACGGATTGGGAGAATCTTGCGACAACGGCTCTCCAGCAGGCAACCCAAGGTACGGGACTTTTGGACAACAACAAGGCTCTTGAGGAAGCGGTCAACACAGCCCTGGACAAGGAAGAATCTGATGTTCAGAGGGGAGAGGCTCCCTGGTCTCCTCTAGATCCTGGTTTGGATACCGCTGCTTTTGTGTCCCCTTCGGCCAGAGGCAAGGCTTATGACCTGGGTGTTGCCAATCAGATCAAGGATTCGGTGACCAAAGAGTCTGCCTATCTTCGTGCCCGACTTCGGGCAATCATCCGAGCACTGGAGATGGTCGGGCGCACCCGTGGGGTTCGTAAAGGACGGACACTTTCCAGTCGGTATCTCGTTCAAACCCACGGGGAAGTTCAGGATGGACAGTACCCGACTCGGGCTTGGGACAAGAAAGGTGAGGAACTGGAATGTCGGATGGCAGTGGCCACCGTTGTTGATGAATCCGGTTCAATGGGGGACAAGAAACGGGAAGCCGGTCGAATGCTCGTAGCTCTCACTGAGCCTTTCGATGCCCTGACTTTCCCCACGATGGCCATTGGATTCAGGGACGGTGCGGGAAATTCAAGTCCCCTTCCTGGGGATACACGGGACTATCATCGCACCCATGGGGTTCATTATGACGTGTTCCAGGCATTTCATGAACGGTTCGGGGCCGTGAAGTGGCGGTTTGCCAACACGATGGCTAGTGGCGGTACTCCGATGTCAGACGGGATTGAGTTTGCCCTTCGTGCTTTGGGAGAACGTCCCGAACCTCATCGGTTCCTGTTCGTGGTGACAGACGGGGAACCCAACGGTAGACATGTGCCGGTGATTCGACGGCAGGTTCGAAGAGCCCAGGCAGCGGGGATTCATATAATCGGGGTAGGCGTCGGTGACGGATCTAGGGCTGTGGTTAGTCTGTTCCCGGATCATGTGTGGTCCCTGACTGTATCCGAGACCCCGGCTCTGATCCTAGCCAAGCTCAATGACCTAGTAGACGTGCTGGCTCATGGCCGGGGGAAGAAACCGAAGGCTTAGTTGGCAACTGACCTGCGTAGTACGAGAGAGGGCAGGAACCCTCTGAACAACGAGGAGACAAAATCATGCAGACCATCACAGCAGCGGCCGATCTGAGTCCTGAGATTCTCCTGGCACTCCAGGCAGGTGTCAAGAAGGCCATCGACGATGTCGAGAAGGCTGGGGGAGACCTCAAGGACCGTGCGAACCCCAATCAGACTCTCAAGGGTCTCTCGGTCAACATCGTCCTGACCCTCGACGAAGTTGCCATCGGGGCTGACACGGACAAGTCGCCAACGTGCAGCATCCCGTTGCTCCCGACTCTGGCCCTCATGGTCAAGCGAATGGGCTGCACGAGGGACGCTGCCCTGACTCTGATCCGTGAGGTCATGCAGCAGGCTCTGACCATGGACAAGGATGCCACGAAGGCGCTCCTGGAAGAGGCAGGCGTGGCCGAGGCCGAAACTCAGATCAAGACTGAGGTCATCGGCAAGCTCCCCCGTACCAAGGTTCAGAAGGCCGTCCGGATCAAGGGAGCCTCCCTCACGGTCACGGGCATCTCGCAGGCCGCGTAGGCCGGGGAGGCCCAGTGTTCACCAGGCGAGAAAAATCAACAGATCACCGTTCGTTGATCATCGTGACCTTCGAGCGGGCATCCCCGGAAAGCACCTGTCCAACCATCGAGGTTGTGTTCCAGGTACAGTGGCCCGATGACTTCACACTCATGACCACGGACACTCCAGTGCTCTTTCGTTTGTCAGTGACCCGTCAGGATACCCGAGAACTGATCTCACTGACCCGTGAAGAAGAGGACATGGTCTATACAGAGGCCACTAACGAGGCAGCCAAACTCAGTCGGGCAGGAGGCTGAAGCATCTTCATGATAGCGGGGATCCACCTGTACTACCCAAACAAGAGTTCTTCTAAGCTAGTCTGTTGGCTTAGGGACTTGGTTGCCCGCGTTGTTAAGGTTGAAGAGCCCGTAACGGGCAAGGAGAGAGACAATGAGTTGGTGGAGGGAGCCGGAAGAGTCTCCAGCGTGGGAAAAAGAAGTGGCCCTCCGCCTTTCCAGTATCGGAACCGACGGGTTCGTCTCGGACGACTACCTCGCCCGCGACGGAGGTCTAGATGCGCCCGTCGGGGGGTGGGCTGCGGCGGTCGTCGCAGAAATGCGGCAGGAAGTTGCCGCCGGTACCGTCATCACACGCTGTGTTGCGTGTGGGGAAACCACTCCCCGGGGATTCCGGGGAGCGGGTCCGTGCTCGGGGTGCGGGCGAGACCCGCGCTGCCACGAAGACGGCAACTTTCCTGATGATTGCGAGTAGTGCGGGCGAGACCCGCGTGAGCAAGGAGAACGAACGTGGAATACAAATACGAGATGTGTGGACCACAAACGTGGCACACCGTGGTCACCGCTTTGGGGGGCGGGTTCGCCAACGTCGGCAGTTATATTGCCGACGAGGTAGACGCAGCGCTCCTCGCCGCGGGGATCTGCCCCGCGGAGAAGGTGATCTATCTCGCCACCCATTCGTGGGGGGCCGGGAGAGAACCCTTATCGAGGGGCGGAAGCCCTTCGAAGTGGCAGAGCCCTTGTTCTCTGGTGCCTGGGAGATCCTCCGGGAGGGAGACGTATCCCAGGTCGCGGTAGAGTCCGCGACTTCCGGGTCGCGGACCGAAGCGGTTCTCTTCCCCGAGGGGTGGCACATCACCCTGTCGGTCCCATGTGACCAAGACGGGAGCGGTCCGTACATGGGCTGCTACTGGGACGCTTTTTGGGGGGCGGCCAAGACGGCCGAAGCCCAGGTCGAATGTAAATGCGAGCACGTCCAGGCCGTGCCGTCTGAGGCGTAAACCTTATTCCCCAGGGCCAAGGCATGGCACGGAGACCTTCGAGGGGAGATTGACATGGATGGTCCTACCAAGACCGATGCAGGGGCGAGCCTTCTGGGCAGTCTTTGCCATGGTGTTACCGCCTGTTCTGCAATGGAAGGGATGCTCAACTACCAAAAGCGGATGCAACAAGGTTTCAGGACTTGGAGTGCTGAAGAAAAGCAAAAAGGAAGGGAAGCAGTCGCCTTTCTGATGACCACTGTGGTTTCTAGAAGGTGCCCCGCTTGTAAAAGACCCGTCAGATAGTCGATCACGATTTCAGTGCGCCCGGCCAGACTCGAACTGGCGTCCCCAGCGTGACTTGAACACGCGCCCTCATGGTCCGGAGCCATGTGCTCTAATCCAACTGAGCTATGGGGACATTTGCTGAATAATTTGAAACGCATTGCGGTAGGGGGTGCCCTCAAAGGATTTCTGGGTGTTTCGGCCACTAGGTTTCCGAAGAACCCAGATTCGTAACTCACTCCGGCCCTTGGTTGCAACATAGGGGACAACGTAGAAAGAATCATTATCCGCACAGTAGCCCAGGAAAAAGTCAACCTCTTCCCGTGTATATCGACTGGCAATCCGTTTCCCCAAACCGTTGTTCCTTAATACTCGAAGGCTCAAGATATGTACCCCCACCTTAGCTGGGGACATGAAACGGCATTGACACTTTGCCATTGTCCCATTGGTACGTAACACCAGGATGTCGATTGGTGTGGACTCACGGACAGGGAGAAAAGGGGACAGTCCTGCTAGAAGCATCCTCCCAACCGCAAGTATCCGTACAGATTCGCCCAAGTCCGTAGTCGAAAGATTGGGACGAGGTTGTTGTGGGGACGGTTGCGCCAGATACCGGGCGCAAGCACCGGGCACCCCAAATCTTCGGGGTACCTTTTCGGCACTGCATCCTTGAACCGCAAAGTGAGCCGTGGATTTAGACAGCCCATATTTACGGGCTATCTGATAGATTGTCAGCCCTTGGTTTTCCCGATCCGACTGGATAGCGGCTTTGAGTTCTGCTGTTAGCTTTTTTCGAAGTGACTGGACATTAGAAGAATCCATACCCTGGATAGCGAGACTGGCTGTAGTACTGCTCAGACCGTACTTAGATGCGATGTCCCTTGTTCGCATCCCATGTGTTTCGCGGTCTATACGGATGAGGGCTAGTATTTCTGTGGTAAGTTTCTTGTTTGCTGGCCCAGTCATGACTTGAACCTCCCTAGTCCAAGTATACCCAAGGCATTGATAGGATGCAAGAAGGTGTGTCCCAGTCGAAGTCGAACCTTGTAGCCGAACTGTCGCTCTGTCCATATGAACTACGGGCGCAAAGTACATGGAGCCGCCACCCGGAGTTGAACCGGGGACCCCCTGCTTACCGAGCAGGTGCTCTGCCAACTGAGCTATGACGGCATGATAGCAGCATCCATATCGGACGGAACGTACCCGTGTCCCCTACAAGTATTACAAGTGGTACACGGACGGTTGTCTCGCCAACGAACAAACGGGGGAGGATCCTCTACCTGACCCCTACCGCAACAGGCTACACAAACCTGTTTGCCCGGATTACGGAGCAGTAGATCTTGCTGCCTGTCCGCCATCTCCGCGTCCAAACCCCGATATAGAACTTCGGGGATGGCTCGGAAGAGAAGACGGACGAAACCTTTGACTAGAAGAGGTTTCGGGCATACCCATTCCCAATAAGTGGAAGGTGCCACAGGAAAGAACACCTCGAAGATACAGTCCCCGCCGTAATGGAGGGCACTCCCCATATTGTCCGCGAAAAAGGTGCCCTGTTTGAAAAAACCCGATGCCAAAATGGCATCCGCATTTTCCTGAGTGGTACCGTGGTACCAAATGGCCACTATATGTAACGGAGCCGTTTCAGGGAAGCCAAGTAGACGTACAGGAAAGAAATGGTTCCGAAGCAAGGCCGTGAGGGAACCCCGAGCTTCTTGGCTGCCTTGCGACGGAGCTTACGGAACTTACGGGCTTGAACCCGGAGCTTCTCGTATTCCTTGTCCTGTTTAACAGTTCGCCGCGGGGTGTCCTGCTGAAGTGTCCTGTATGCCTTGCATTGTTTCCAGGTCCAAGCCTCGATGCCGAGGTGCGCTAATGTAGGCTGAAGCCAGCCAGATCCCATCCGCACCTGGTTCCGAATCTTATTGAATAGCCGTTTTCGCACGGAGACCTTCTACGGTTACTAGGGGAGCCGGGGGGACTCCCCATTCACCCAAATTTAGATGCCAGCCCCGCTTCCCTCTTGCGAAGGAAACACCCCGGGAGCGGCACCTAAGTATACCCTAAATGGCTTGCGGCAAAGCCTAAGAAAAGCTGGGACCGTCCTGTGTTGTCCAGGACGGTCCCGTAACTCCTTCCACACATGGTGGGCGAGCTAGAGCCGCCGGTCGGAATTGAACCGACAACCTGTCGCTTACGGGGCGACTGCTCTACCGTTGAGCTACGGCGGCCAGGAACAGTGCCGAAGACCGGACTCGAACCGGTACCCCTTGCGGGACGAGGTTTTGAATCTCGCGTGGCTGCCAATTACACCACTTCGGCAAGTGCGCCCGGAGGGACTCGAACCCCCAACCCGTAGATCCGAAGTCTACTGCTCTAATCCATTGAGCCACGGGCGCGTGTTGAAAGTCTGTGCGGTGAAACCCAGGGACCTTTTTCGTCCAACCAGTGCTTTTGCACCGTGCTCTGCCATGTAGGCTTGGTGCTTTTGATAGCCGTCCCGCAGGGTGTCTTCATCAAAAAGGATCCCTTCAGGATCAGCCCTGCAATCCCAAACCCGTCCGAAAGTGATTTGCCCGTCGTCCATTACGTTGACTTCGAGTGCCAGCCCCAGAGGATGTAGCACTTGACGGTTGATCTCGAACAGGAGTCCAGTGTCGTGTAGGAACTTGGCGGCTTCTTCGATGTAAACCATGGGGCACCTCCAGGGTATCATACCAGCAGGAGGTGCTTCGATGCCAAATGTATTGTCCTCAGATATGATCGCGGACCCTACCGATCCCACTGTTGTTCAGGATTCCGGTCCCATCATCCGGGTTGCTAGGGTTCACGACAAGTATCCTCGGATGCTGTTCATGGCTATCCCTGTCAAGATGGTTGCAACCACAGAAGATCCTGTTGAGATCAGTATCGAAGTCAGGAGCTTCGCCTGTCTTGACTTCCTGCCCGAGGCACTCCGGCAGGAAGTCAAAGCGGCTCTCGCGGAATAGTGCTAGGGACGGGGGTCGAACCCGCAAAGGTGTTACCCTACTGGCTTCTAAGGCCAGCGCGTCTGCCAAATTTCGCCACCCTAGCTCAGTATCAGAAAGCCTGCTGCCCGTTAAAGGCAGGATGCGGGACGGGCTTGTCCAGCCGGTAAGCCTGTGCCTTTATGATGGCCTCCACCCGCTCCTGACTGAAGAGTCTATGCTCCAAGAGAGCCGCTTGCCGCTCATTGCATTCCGCAAAAGCCTTGACGGCGTCCTGAACTTCACTCCGCCGATCCTCTGCCGATTCGAATAGCATGTAGCACCTCCTGCTTGTACTACACAAAAGTCACGGGAACTAAGCCGTTGTAGTGCCGGGAACGGGACTCGAACCCGCACGGGCTATGCCAATGGGTTTTAAAGCCACCGCGTCTACCATTACGCCATCCCGGCAAAGGAAATAGAACAGTAGTGGTCGGGGACGGAATTGAACCGCCGACGCCGGGTTCTTCAAACCCGCGCTCTACCAACTGAGCTACCCGACCAAGCAGGTTCAGGGATGGTTTCTTGCGGGAAACCCGTAACCCTCAAAATAGGGTGTCTGAACCTGTGGCGGGAGTGGTGAGGATCGAACTCACTGTTTCCGGTTTTGGAGGCCGGCGGCTTACCCTCAAGCCTTCACTCCCAGCGCAGAAAGACGCACACTAGATTTAGTCGCTAGACCTTGTAAGTATTTCATTACAGGAACCCACAAGGGGAGTAATGTTGTCCGACTTACTGGCTGACCAACCGAGACGTTCTTGCCACGACTCATCTGTCTTGGAAACACACAGAGCATAGCGGTAGAAAGAAGCTTCCTTAGCCAAAGCATCTGCTAGACCAAAGAGGGATGCCATTCGGCTTGGTTCCTTTCGCTGCAAGAAGGCTACGATTTGAGGAAAGTTGCGGGTAAAAGACTGACCCGTTTTAAACCGCTCTTGTGCTTTATCGAATTGTACTGTTGTTTGTTCCATCTCTTCGTCTGAACAATCTGCACAATCGAAAGCGGCAACAAAGTCCTGAAATTCGCGTATTTCCCCGTCAGAATGTGGAAAGCGAAACCGTAGATATAGCCTTGTTTCGGGGGGAAATCTTTGCAAATCTGCCCAATGGTCAAACAGAGCAACGAGCGCTTTGGAGGGTTCATGTTCCTTCACGGGCTCTGCTTTCACGTTCGTCTGTTTCGCGGTTGTGCAGCACAGAGCGGAAACCAAAAGGAGCAGCCTTATCATTCGCACTAGATCCCCCTTTCCGCCTCATCTGGGCGGGTTCTATCTTACTACACAAGAGGTGGGGGAACTAAGCCTAAGTTGTTTCGGCGGAGGACACGGGAATTGAACCCGCAGGATCCCTATTACGGAACCCACACGCTTTCCAGGCGTGCCCGGCGAACCGATATCCGGCTATCCTCCAAAATGGGGCTGGCAGGAAAAGAGGATTGAATTGCATGTCCCAGTCCCCAAGCGGAAGAAGCGAGAATCGAACTCGCATCCCGTGTATTACGGGAACCTGCTTTCGAGACAGGCCCGGCCCACCAATGTCCGGCGTTCTTCCAAGGAAAGGGTGGCTCGTTCCTGGATCGAACAGGATTCTTTCCGGCTTCAACGGAACGCTCTGACCATCAGAGCTAACGAGCCATTGGGGGTTCTTGTTGACTGGATTCCCACCAGTCGGGCGGCCCTCTCTAGCGAGAGCCTATTCCTACCCATTTGACTTGACTACGGTTGCCAAGTAGAGGAATCGAACCTCTGGGGTCACCATGACCTTGATTGACCCGTCACCCCCATCAACCAAGCCGGGATTCGAACCCGGTTACCCGTAGTGCGAGCAGGGGGACTCGAACCCCCACCCCCGTTTTTTGGGGACAAGGCTCTCGACCTTGCGCGGCTACCAAAGTTACGCCATGCTCGCATTATTTTCTCCTGTCCTGCAAAAAGAGCGGAGGGAGTGGGATTCGAACCCACGAGACATTTCTGTCTGCCTGATTAGCAATCAGGTGCCCACAGCCGGACTAGGCGACCCCTCCTAAGAAATGAAAAGGCGCGTTGGATCCGTGTACAGGTGAGCAGGACGAGATTGGGGGTGTGGGGTTTTGGGTTCTTCTAGGCGCAATTTGAAACCCCGCCTGGAAGTGATTTCAGCATCCCGAACGAAGTAGCATAATTTTGTATCTGGACAGTACAAAGCATGCGCATCCACATCGCCGCGTTGCAGAAAAGTCGTATGTGTTCCTTGTTGATTGCTCCAAACTCCCCGAAGAGCAATTTCTACAGAACCCTTTACTGCGGATCTATACTTTACCGATACCTTCTTGAGGGCTTTCCCGGAAATGGCAATTAGATCAAAGGGCAAATGTTCGCTGAGTGGAAGAGCAACTTGGAAACCTGCTCCCAAGAAAGCAGCAATTACGAAGCCCAGCCCCTTATCTCCTTTGGTTTTGGTGTGGTGTTCAAGCCTCATGGTCAGAGTGTACACCCCAGCCGCTTTCCGCACAAGATCTTTCTGTACCTGTCACAGACCCAAACGTAGTACGCCATAGGTGATATGGGGCACACCGGGAACCAGCCAGCCCCTTGACGGTTCGTGTCGCCCTCCCCATCTGGTTCCCGGTTTTTCTTTCTGGCTCTTTGCGGAGAGAGAGGGATTCGAACCCCCGGGGCTTTTAAACCCAGCGATTTTCAAGACCGCCGCCTTCGACCGCTCGGCCATCTCTCCTTTAGTACGCCCGCCCGGATTCGAACCGGGAACCTCTGGCTTCGTAGGCCATTGCTCTGAATCCGTTGAGCTACGGGCGTATCAGGAACAGTGGGCAAGGAGGGATTCGAACCCCCAGTGTTAACCCAAAAGGGAACGGATTTACAGTCCGCTGCGGCACCTCCAACTCCGCCGCTTGCCCAAAGAGGTACGGACCAAAGGGTTGTGACTTTATGGCATTGTCACTGCGGTTTGCCGTACCTGAGTACCGGGAAGGGGACTTGAACCCCTACGTCTTTCAACACATGGTCCTGAACCATGCGCGGCTGCCATTACGCCATCCCGGCACAGGTGGGGTCGGTTGGTGACCGTCCCCACCCAAATCGTGATCGACTACTTTTCACGGAACCTGGGGTCGGTAAGTCATCAACCCACCGAACCCCCATAAACACCGAAGCCCCTCTCGGTTCGTTTCCGGGAGGGGCTTCGGGTCTATTTGCTCTGTCTTGAGCCTCTACCCGGTTGCCCCCGCCGTAAAGCGATACGACAGGGAGGTGGTAAGCAACCAACTCTGCCGTAGCGTGTTTCGTGAGGATAACTGGTTCAAGGTTCCCATCGCTCCCTATCTTACCCCCGTGGAATCGGGTGTCAAGAACTTTGTTCCGGTCTAACCGAATCCTTTGTGGATTCGGCTTCCGATGGGAGTCCGACTTGTGCCAGACCCCCTTGAATCCCCACCGGCCGGTAAGTGGGCGGGCACCTATGCTACCCGAAACCCGATTCGGCTAAGCCGTGTTTCGGTAGACAGCCTATCCGTTCCGTTTTCTAGGAGGTTTCCATGCTTCGAAAAGCCTTGCTCGAAATCGCCCGTACCCGACCCGAAATGCGACCTCACCTGATACCCTTACTCCGGCAGAGTAGTGAGGCCAAGTAGGTACCCGATGGCCCGAACCCTGTATCCACAATTATTGACGGTTATCGAGGCCAATCCGGAACTCCGTCGCTATCAGCGGATGTTACAAGGTGGTTGTTGTCGGCACCCGGAAAACGAGTTTCTCTTGAAACGTATCCGTGCTTTCGTTCTCCGGATGCCCCACTTCGGTCTTGCTCTTGAGTCCCTGGTGTCCGATGTATCAACCACTTGAACTCCATTTATATGACTTCGACGGCACTTTGTTTCGGAGTCCAGAGCCGCCTCCTGGAGTGGGCGAAGACTGGTGGGTTGAGGAACAATCCTTAGGCCAGCCATGTGTTCCGGACACCCCCGAAGCATCTTGGTGGGTAGGGACCACAGTAGCGGAAGCCAAACGTAGCATAGCGCACAAACAAGTGTTGGCTGTGTTGTGTACGGGTCGGCCTGACCATAGTGCCTTTCGTTGGAGAGTCCCGGAATTACTAGGGCAAAAGGGTCTTGACTTTGATCTGGTTCGGCTGAACCCTGGCGGTAGCACAACCGCTTTCAAGACATCCGTGTTGCGTAAAGCACTCGCTAAGTTCCCCAGCATCACAACAGTCGCTATATGGGAGGATGACCCGAAACGCCTTGCTGTGTATGAGGCTTTCGTGACTGGGTTGGGTTTGTTGTGTGTCCCCCATCTGGTTCGGGCCACTTCGCAGACCCCCTTGTGTTCCCAAAATAGCGTATTGGGTCGTAATAACACCGTAAGATCGCCCCATAGATCACGTTTAATACACCGGATTGCCTCCCGCTGGATTGGTCATTTGGCGAGATAACCCCCTGATCATCCTCAGTTCTGGTCTTTGATGGGACCGTTGGGGTGTTCGTCATGATCAAAATATCGGTTGGGGCTGCCCACGATAAGATTATTTGACGGTTGGTTCCGTCATCGTTTTGGACACCAAGAGAGAGCAACCCATCATTTCAACTCCTCGGGTAGAGTGGGGGAGGAGGCGTGATTCAATGGGCGCAAAGACGATTCTCACGGGCGCAATAGCCCGCGAACAACTCTTGAAAGGGACTCATCAACTGGCTCGGGTTGTTGGTGTGACCTATGGGCCGCATGGCCGCACTTGTATGCTGGATCGGTTATCTGGGTTGCTAGCCACTAAGGATGGGGTGACGGTTGCCCGAGAGATTGAACTCTCGGGACGCACACAGAATCTGGGGGCACAGATTCTCAAGGAAGCCTGTCTCCGAGTAAATGCCCAGGTAGGTGATGGCACCACGACTGTCGCCTTGTTAGCTGACGGGTTGCTCCAAGAAGGACACAAACTGATCACGGCAGGAATGAGTCCCAATGGGATCATCCGGGGGGTGAGAGCCGCCGCAGTAGAGGCCCGAGACTGTTTGGAAAAGCTCCATCGGCCAATCCAAGAGAAGGATGTGTTGAAACAAGTGGCCCTGCTTGCTAGTAACGGGGATGCAGAGATCGCCGAGAATCTAGCTGAAGCCTGTATGGCTGTAGGCAAGGATGGGACCGTTGCCATTGAGGACAGTCAATCAGTCGAGACTTGGTTGGACCTCAAGGAAGGAATGGAACTTGATGGGGGAATGGCGTCTACTGAACTGTTGGGCAATCAAAACGAACGCCTCATTGATGGGGCTATCGTGGCTGTACTGGGAATCTCCCTGGTCACCGTGGGGGATGTCCAAGACCTTCTGGAAACAGCCAGCCAATGGCCTCGCAACGAACTGGTGGTGTTTGCCGAAGCCTTCGTTGGTGAAGCCTTGACCACAATGATCGTCAATAACTCCAAAGGGGTCGTCAAGTGTTCTGCTGTTCCGGTGTCGGGTGTTGGACCCATTCGGATCGAGCTTCTGAAAGATGTTGCCGCTTTGACTGGGGCAACCTTTGTGGATCCTCGGGCAGGAATGAACCATCGGGTTTGGGACCAGACTTGGTTTGGCACAGCCCGCAAGATCACCATCAAGACCAGAACCACGGTGCTTGAAGCCTATGATGAGGCCCAGGAGACGGTTCAGGAACGTCTGATCCAACTCCGAGCCGAAGAGGAAAGAGCCACATCGGACTATGACAAGGACCGATTGCGAGAACGGAAGGCCAAGCTCTCAGGTGGGTTGGCTATCCTACGAGTTGGGGGGATCTCTGAAGTAGCCATGAAGGAACGACGGGCCAGGGTTGAGGATGCCCTGGGGTCTGTTCAGGCCGCCCTTCGTAGTGGCATCCTACCTGGTGGTGGGATTGCTTATTTGCGAGCCGGGCTTCATCTGGAAACCTGTTATCCCTCCATAAAGGAACCCGAAGAACGGGCTGGGTGGCTGATTCTGGCCAAAGCTCTCAAGATTCCCACAACCCGATTGATTGTCAATGCCGGAGGGGGCGTAGAGATCCTCGGCAAGCTCTCCCAAACACAAGGCTGGATTGGATGGGAGGCAACTTCTGAAGGTGGCCATGTCCGGGACATGGGAGAGACCCCGATATTGCCTGACCCCCTCCAAGTAGTTCAGGTGGTCATCGAGACAGCCGTATCCACGGCTACCCTTCTGCTGACGGCTGAGACTGCGGTGGTTCAACGGCTTAGGTAGGTCGGGAGACCCGTAGTAGAAGCATGACGGTGTTTTACATCTCCATGTCGGCTCTCTTGGTTGGACTCCTGGTGTTCCTGCCTTTCTACGGGGCAGGTCAACTCTGCATCTGGGGGGGCAAGGAACTCAAAGCAAAGGCGGCCCGCATGGTTCGAGAAAGCAAGCGACTGGTGATTGCCGAGACCCGGACATCCACTTGGCATTACCACCTACGGGAACTTGCGCCCGAAGAGGAACCCAACTTGGGGGGGCTACCCGCAGGTACTCAGGCTCTGTGTGGCAACCCAAACCTGGGTTGGGATGTTCAAATCCCCTTGACTGCCTGGGGTATTCAGGACAAGACTTCGCATTGGTGTTCTGCTTGTGAGGCAATCCGTGGCAAGTGACCCTCTGAACCTGCTCTTCAAGGAAACAGGGGAACATGACGGGTATCGACTTTTCAAGCTCCTGGTTGGCGTCCTAGTCAACCAGGGGGGCAAGGTTTGGTCTACCCATGACTTCCAAACACCCGAAGATGCCCAACTAGCAGGACAGCTTGCCGGGGGTGGTGTTCGGCATATTGCCCATGCTCTTTTGGTAGAAGCCCTCCGGCGAGAAGTCTATGCCGGAATCATGGCCAAGCTAACCCATGATCCGACCTATCTACAGGGGTACCAACAAGGGGATGCCACAACCCGTGCCCAAATTGAGCTTGAGCTTGCTCAATGTTCTCGTCAAGTCATGCTCGACACGACCGGAAAAATTGGGCTTGACGTGGCCCGAGAGATTCTGGTTATGGTTGGGAAACCAAGCTAGTCTTGCTTCTGGTCTCGAATCGGGTATCTTAGGATGGGATGCTTGAAACCCTTCATAGTCTCCTCGAACACAGTCGCCAAAGGCTTTGGTATCGTTTCCGTGCGCTTCGTGGCCTGCCTGCCCCAGAAGTCAATGTCCCACGATCCCCAAATGAAGCCCTCCGGCTTGGCTACCACATGGGCCTTCAGGCCGGTTATGGCAAGGGGTTGGTAGATGGCGTGGACTTGGGGTTAGATGTAGGGGCCTATCCACCCAATGCTCATGCGGGGGATTCAGATTTCCTCTCCTGAACTGGTCGCCGCAGCCGTTTCCCGGATCGTAGTTTCACAAGCAACGTGGGTGATGTTTGCATAGGGTCTCCACCTCTGGGGGGAACCACCCGTTTCCCCTTGTGGACTACGGCACGGAAAACCCCCAACCGAGTTCTGAGTGAATCTCCATTCTGAAGGATCAGCAGGGCATCCGAGAGATGAAACAGAATTGAGGCTACTGTATCCTCATGGTGGCCTGAGAGTCTCGCCAGATGGTTCACAAAAACCTGATAGTGCATCGTCCGTCCACCGGGTCTCTCTGACCCCTCTGATCCTACCGTTCAAACCAGCCGGTAATGAGTCTATCTTATCCCCCCGATAGAGAGATCCGGCCAGCTTCCGGATTTTGGAGATCCTCAAATGACCACCCCCTTTGTTCCCCGAGCCCCTATGGATCGGACGTTTCTCCGACTGGCCAGTGAAACCCCGACCCTACGAGCAGCCTTGAATGGGGTGCTTCGGGAAGCTGCCAAATGGAAAACGCTGCCGAAAGGTTGGACTCAGGATTCGGTCAAGAAGTTCTGGGGGTCACTCACAGGGGATGCCAAACACAAGGTCACGAAGTGTATCAAACAGATGGAAGGCAAGGTGGATGACACGGGAGCTTTCTGTGCTTCCCTGGCCGACGTGGTAGACCCAGGTTGGCGGAGCCGAAGGGCCGCAGGGCGGATACAGGTCAGAAAAGGCATTTACAGAGGCAAGTCAGGGTTCACCGTTTCTGGGACAGATGCCCGCGAACGAAAGCCCAACATATTCGTCCAGTCCCAAGAGGTCGCCGAGGCCCTCCGGGGGTTGTTGACAACCCCCGGCTATGACGAGGATGCCTTGAGCAAGCTCATTCTGAATGACAAGGGTCCAGACGTACAGAAGAAAGCCGAGTGGAAGGGCTGGGATGAACAGATGCCTGTTCAAGTGGTGACTAAAGGGCAACACAGTGAGGTTTTCGAGAACCTGGCTGCTGCCAAGGCGAAGTATCCCACCTTGGATCCCCGCAAGAACACCAAGGATTTCACCTGGGCTACTCGGGGTACGATCAAGGGGCATCCCGCCATCCGGTTCGAAGATTGGGAGACAAACAAGCAGATGTCCATGTCGGCTTCTCGAATCAAGCAGGCCACCATTGATCCCGGCTACTTATCAGGTTGGGAGAAGACGGTAGATGCTTTGCTTCGAGCTTTCAAAACCCAGGCTCAATCCCCTGCGGCCATGTCCATAGACAAGGATCCCAAGCCCTACATCACCGGCTTCATATACAACCTGTTTCAAGAGTTCCGTGACACATCTCTGGCTCAGGCTCTTTGGAACATGTTTGAACACGGGGGACCATCCCTGGAGCCAATGTGGGGCCAGAAGTTGGCTTATTCGGTGGCACATCGGGTTGGGATCACCCCAGAAGGGAAAGTTCGGGCAGCGGCTATCTCTCTTGCTCTTTTACGTCGGGGTCGGATGCCCAATCTGGCGGCCAGAGTAGAGACCCTCTTTGACAAGGCTCTTGCTCAAGAGATCGCTCAGGCGGGGCCACCTGTTCCGGCAGGCAAACTGAAGAACAAGAGTCAGATGTTTGAGGATTCGATCACCCCCAAAATCAAGGGCGCAGCCGAGAAGGCTTTCCGGCTAATCGGGGGGACTCCAATTGCGGCTGAGACATTTGGCTACTTGATTGCTGATGATGCCAACTGGCATAGTCTCAGTGCGTTATATGCGGACCCGGCCACCCCCATACCCGAGGGCTTGGTCACAGATGTGACCAGCGAATTCCAATGGAACATCGTTCCAGACATTGCCGCCTTCATCGTGACCTTGCTGCGAGTCGCAGGACTCAAAGCCAAGGCCGAAGCAGTCAAGAAAGAGGCCCTCCGGGAGTTTCCGGACGCCTATGAGGATCTCGGTTCTTGGAGTAGGGCAGCCAACAAGGAGAATGCAATGAAGACCCTGGCCCAACGAGTCGCCGCTAGATGGACATCCAAACTGAGAACGGCCAGTCCTCTCCAGGACTTGATTGACGCCTATGCTGATGCCAACCCAGGACGATCTCGCCCGGATTATGAGGCCATGGAAATCCGGAGATTGGTCTATCGGTCTCCAGTCTGGATGATGTTACCCCAATGGATAGCAGCCATGACGGCTGCGGCACCTGGTTATAACGAGTTCAGTGTCAAGAGGATCGGCAATCTTCTGACCAAGGTTCCCGGCATCAACCAGGTCAAGTTCCAGCCGGGACGAGAACATAGTGTGGTGGTCTACTTGGAGGGGCCGCCAGAAGTGTTGGCCTTCATCCAGAAAGCAAGCCGTAAGCTGATGGCAGATGAGGCTGATATCGTAGCCAACGGGGAACTCCGGCTATGGTGGGACTAGGTGAATCGTTACAATGCCCCCGAAGTGCTCAGTGCCTTGCTCCAAGCTCTGGAGGTCGCTGGACTCTCCGAGGTGGTAGCCCGGATCAAGCAGATGGGGGTTCCCCGAATGGTCAATGAAGCCTGGTCTAAGCGGCCCAAGACCGCACGAGCCAACGTAGAACCCATCCGGCAACGGACTCAATTTTCTTGCATGAGCACTTCCATGACCATGTGTCTAAAGGCCAACGGCTTGCAGACAACGGAGGACGAGGTCAATCGTGTGATGGGTGCGAGACCCATGGCTGGGGCTTCCTGGGAAGATGCCATAGCCTCTGCTCAACACTTTGGGATGCGGGTGCATCTCATTTGCCCAGCCACCCTGGAACAAGTCAAGACATGGACCGATCAGGGTATTCCTGTGATGATTGCTTGGAATCCGGAAGGACGCCCTTGGTCCCATGCTTCGGTCATTTTCGATGTGGACCAGGAACACACTGTTTGGGTTGCAGATCCCAACATCCCGGACCCTAGTCAAACAGTACGGGTGGTTCCCAAAGAGGAGTTCTACAAGAAGTGGTCGGAGAATCGGGGGGACTATCTGGTTCGTCGAACCGCTCTGGCAGTCATGCGAGAGATTACCCCAGAAGGGAAACAGGTAGTGGCTTCCGAACACACAACGAAACAGGTCGGGACTGTGACACGGGTCCCTAGGTCTATCGGGACGCCTGCTTTGGGCTACTACACGGTCGAGATTGACGGCGAAGAATACATGACCTCTTCCACACCCCGAGAACTAGACCGGGGAGCTAAGATTCAGTTCATGGCCGGAAAGACAAAAGATCAGGCATGGGGCGGTCGTCATTGGGCTATGGATATCCTGGTGAGGAAGGTTGCGACTTACTCAGGCAATCCCAATGGAAAGCCTATCTATCCCCATGAAGTAGACCACGGGTATGATCAACCCCTGGCCGGTGGTTCAGACGTGATGAAACGACTCCAGAACAAACTTCTTCAGGAACAAGGGCAACCCCAACGACCGGACAATCCCCGGTTGGCCACGACGGATTGGCATCGTCCCCCCTCCGCAGAGGACTTCAAGAGGAACCCCAAGGCCGGAAAACTCTATGGGGCCTACACCTTTTGGTTGATGCACCATGATGGTTCTCCGAGCCAGAAAGCTAGGGCAGGCCAGATTGAGAAACTGCTCGACCGGATGGATTTCAACCAGTGGGGACTTGCTGTGGATCTTTGGCCGGATGCCGCAAAGGAGTATCTATTCCTGTGTAAGCAGTACGGAATCAAACCCGAAGCCGTGCGAACTGCCCAACGAGTGGCTCTCAGACACCTCGCCGATTTGAACTGGAAGGGTGTGGCCCAGAATCTCCTAGACCGCAATAAGGGAACTGCCCAATCGGATCTGCACTATCGGGCTTACTTGCGGGCAGTTGTGGACGGGCAACCGGCGGGGCACCTCACGGACCAATTTGCGGGGGCACGGGCTGCTCGCAACGATTTGATTGATGAGGTGGGGAAGGGCAAGTATGCAGGAGCCTCTCCAGACTCTTTGGCCCGGCGGGTAGCCGCACAGTATCTGGTTTTGTTGGGGGTGCCTAATGGGTAGCAAGACAGCAGGTTGGTCCATGACGGTGGACCGAGGCTATTTCTCTTTCGTGGGGAACAAGACCCCTTTCAATAAGGACACCTGGGATGACATTGAGCATCTCCCCATCACGTTCAAGGACGATGACGGACAAACCCACGAGGATGAGCAGGCGATACGTTTCCTGGGGAACAAGCACAGTGCCCCTTTGACTCATGGCCAAGAACAGGCTGGGATGACTCGGGAAACCATTGTGTATCTGGCCTTTCCCAAGGGAACAGATAAGTCCGTGCTGGCGGCTCTTCAGAAATATGGCAAGTCCAAGGGTTGGAGGGTTGAGAGATTGTCTACACACCGGGATCCGCAAACTGTAAAGAAGGGGTCTATCGACTCCGTGTTGGCAGACCTTCAAGGGATGGCGCATACGGCCGCCCCGCTTTTTTTCACGTCAGACGGGGCAGAGGTGCTCCGTCTGTTGGGTTCTTTGGCCAAGAAATCCCATGTTCCTTGGGCCAATCTTCCTCCCTACAAGGTGAATGCTTATGGGAATGAGATCCTACTTCAGTATCTTGCACCTGGCCGAGATCCGGAAGATCTGCAACACGTTGTTCAAGGATGGGAAATGGCAGCCAGGGTGATTGAAAGCCGTCAGCCGACTTTCAAGAGCACAGTAGAAACGGTTTCTACAGGTGTCGGGCCTGCGGTGAACCTTACTGTGAAGGGTCCATTCACCACGTTTCACACCAAGGGGGCTTCCATGACTGAAGCCGAGGCGGTTGTCGCCTCTCTCGGGCAGATGCTGAACAAAGAAGCACCCCCAACCGAAATGACATCAGCCCTTCCAGGAGATGAAATCCAGGGTCGGTTCGAGGAGGGCAAGCCCGCCGACCCTTGTGAGAACATGAGTGACGAGGATTGTGCCGAGTGGAAGAAGCAGACCGAGGAGCACAAGGACCAGTTCAAAGCCGCCGGATGTGAGAAGTTGCCCGAGGGGCCAATGCGGGACAACTGCGAAGAGAAGAAAGAGGAAGGTAAGACGGCGAGCCTGAACGGCTATGTTGCTTTCTACAAGGGCAAACAGATCGAAGTAACGGCCAAGACCTCTCTCGAAGCTCAACAGATTGCAGCCAAACAGTTCAAAGCCAAGAAGCCCCATGAAGTCACTGTTGTCCTGGCTGAGAAGGACGGGAAACAGGTGACACACATGCCTTTGTTTGCCGCTGAGGATGAAGCCCTGGCTGTCTTGACTCAGATGGCTGAGGGTTGTCCAGACAACCTGGATGAATCCGATGAAGATGAAGCCAACGTGATTGTGGCTTCTCTCAAAACTTTATGGGAGTCCTACAAGAAGAAGCACCCGAAATCGGAAAGGCCGCCACAGTCCTTGATCGACAAAGCCAAAGCAGAGGACAAGCCCAAAGAAGAATCCAAAGCAGAGGACAAGCCCAAACGAACCGAGGAAGAGGACGCTTTGGACTCTCATCGAAAGCAGTACCGGAAACGGAAGAAGGAGCTTGAGGAGAAGGTTGAGCATCACAAGACCAGGGCCGAAGAACACGGCAAAACCCTGAAAGAGATCGAAAAAGATCCTTCCAAAGGTAAAAAACGAACCGAAGAAGAGTCGGATGGCTTTGGAGGCACTCGGTCCTGGGAGGTGGATCCCAAGGACCGGGCTGAGAAAGGTAAGGCGGACCACGAGAAAGAGCACACCAAAACAAAGAAGCAACTCGAAGAGCACACCAAAGAGGATGAGGACACCTACGCCAAAAGGGAACAACAGAAGAGCCAGGATAGTAAGCCCAAGGAAAAGAAACGTCGTGATTCCTTATCCGAAGCAGAACGGTACAAGGAAGACCACGAGGAAGCCACACGGGGTCAAGGTCGTGCAGCCACGTCAACTACTTTCGAGGATGATGTCCTCTCCACGCTGGAGCAGATGGCTGAGGGTTGTCCAGACAACCTGGATGAATCCGAGTGCAAGGAATGGGAAGCCAACACGGACAAATACGAGGACAAGTTCAAGACGGCAGCACACCACTTCGACGGGAAATACTGGTATGGGGACACGGTGTTCATCAACCAGGTTCAATATGTCTATCCCGGAGCAGAACTGAAGCATCTCGGGTTTGGTGAGTTCGTTCTCGAAACCCCCGATGGGAAAATGGACTTTGACCGCGGCAAGGGTCAGGACTTTCCTGGGCAGTCAGGTAGAAGTCACCGGCTCTATGATAACAAGGGGGGTAAGGTGGTTGAAAAAGCCATTGCTTTGATGGAGAGGGCACACAAGTCGGAGAAGGTTGCCGTTGAGGATGATATCCTCTCCACGCTGGAGCAGATGGCTGAGGGTTGTCCTGATAACCTGGATGAGTCTGAGTGCAAGGAATGGGAAGCCAACACGGATAAGTACGAAGACAAGTTCAAGACCGCCGGGGATTTCCCTCGTTCAGCCACTGACAAAGAAGCTGCCCCGACCTACCAAGACTATGTGGAGAAGAAAAAGAAGAAGAAAGAGAAACCTCTTGATCGGGATGCGTGGGAAGCCAAGGTCGAGGGAACGGGGCCAGTGAACCAGCCCAAACGGAAGAAAAACTACCATCCCAAGGTCAAGGACGTAATGGACAAGCATGATCTTGAGGATGCCGATGCTGATGAGGTTCGGGCATTCAAGAAGGACAAGCCTTCATCCGGTGCCAAGGTCAGTCCCCAGGTTCTCATGCAACGGTTTTTGTCCAAGGCCAAGCCTGAAACCAAGGAACGCATGAAGGGGGTTGCTCCCGCCGATTTCATGAAGATGCTTGGGGCCATCATGGATGATGAGGGCGGCAAGACAGCAGGGTGTGAGAAACTCCCTGAGGGGGGGATGCGAGACAACTGTGAGAAGAAGAAAGAGGAGGGGGCTGAAGCCAAGGAAGCCTCTGAGGATGGGGTCATTTTGGCCCTGGAACAGATAGCCAAAGACGAGGACAAGACAGCCGCCCCACAGAAACTCATGCCCTCGGCACTCAAGGCCAAGATCCCGGCCATTGGGAGCACAGCCGAGGATTCAGACCCGATAGCCTGGGTCAAGTTCTTCTCGCCCTACTCCGGAGGGCTGTGGCTCATCACGGAGTTGGATGGCCAAGATGAAATGTTCGGTTGGGCTGAACTGCATCCTGGAATGGGCGAACTCGGGTACATCAGTTTCCGGGAACTTCAGAGTCTCAAGGGAATGGGCGGACGGCTCCCTCTCGTAGAACGGGATCTGTCTTTCAAACCCAAGCCCCTATCCCAGGCCAAGTCTCAGGAACGGCGGGCGGCCAAGGAAGCCAAAGTCAGTCTCACGGTTTCTGCTGGAACCCGAGTGACTATTCATGCCAACCCGGTTTCCCGTGCCTTCTATAAGGGGGGCTTGCCTGCGAATGGCACTTCTGGTACCGTAACCCCCATTGCATTTCCTGGTGGAAAACGAACCTCTCTGCCTGGACCAGGTGGGGGACTCATCTATGTTCAGTTCGATGACGAGGATGGAACCTTCATGGGTGTGTCGTCTATTGACCTGATCAAGGAAGTTGCCAAACACGCGGCTGAGGATACGGTTCTGGCCGACCTGACCAAGTTGGCGGCCAAGCCCGCTAAGAAGCAGGTGACCGATTGGATGTGGGTCATCTCGAAGGATTCTGCCGGGGGCTTCATTGTGACCATCGGAGACCCCAAGAAGCACGGGTCGAAGATCAAGGCTCGTTTCTCAGGGGGATCGGCGAAGCTGGACCTCAAGGATTGGGTCCGGGACAATGTGGGAAAGAAGGTCAGTCCCAACCACGTCATTGACATTACGGGTCAGAACTTGGTTGTCCCCAACTGGGAAGCCGAGTTTATCGAGGCTCTCCCTGAGAAACAACAACAGGAACTCAAGCTCGCAGGCGTTGACGAAAAAAAGAGTCGTTTCGAGGAAGGCAAACCCGCTGATCCAACTGAGAACATGAACGAAGAGGACGCAGCCACTTGGAAGGACATGAACGAGGAGCATGGGGACAAGTTCAAGAAAGAGGCCGCCGAGTGGATAACCTATACCCTCGGGGTACTGGGAGAACCCGGCGATCCAGCCGAACGAGAAGTGAAACAGGCCCTTCGGGCGTTCAATCTTGTGAACCTCCAGGGAACTGAAGAAGGCTGGGATTTCACTGTCGAAGTGAAACGGGAGAAACTGGACGATTTCAAGAGGGTGGTCGCTACCCTTCGGCGCAAATTGAATGTCACGGTATATGACGAGGACTACCGCACCGTTCGGCTAGCCACCTGTGCTTGCGGGAAAAGTGCCGACACGGACGGAGATGGAGACTGCTCAGCCTGTGCCCACAAGACAGCTTCGGCTCTCACGCTCTGGGCTGCCGTAAGTAAGGCTGGGGCTTTACTGGGGGCCACGGATGCTGAAGCCGGACGGAATGCCCGGTACTGGGAGAAACTCGCGGACTCGACGGAATATGACGTTGTTCAACTGAGCAACGTGCCCGAAACCGTGGCTTCTCAGTTGATTGATTTTTCGGGGCAACCCGAAGTCCGTTCCTGGAACACCGGGGCCGAGGCATGGGAGATTGCCAAGGGGTACACCAAGCAAGCGGGTTGTGAGAAGCTCCCCGAGGGGGGGATGAGAGACAATTGTGAGAAGAAGAAAGAAGAGGGATCGGACAAGGACAAGACTGCCGGGATCGCTTCGGGTCTCTACGGTTTCACCAAGTACATTCAGAGCGACTGTGAAGCTGCTGCCCGCAAGTTGACCAAGGCTGCTACCAGGATCGCCCGAAAGGCTTATCTGAAGGACGAACGGTCGGCTGAGTTCATCTCCACTCATGCCAAAAGGGCCGGAAGCCTTCCAGCCAAGATTCTGGTTGCCGCTTTCCAGGAGATGGGGCCGAAACTGGCTGCTGTTCGTAAGATGGCCCGTCTGGCTGAACTTCGAGCCGAACTTGGACACAAGGTTGTGATAACTGCTGGGGGGGATCAGACCAAAACTGAATTGAAGTCCAAGGCAGCCACAGAGAAAGAAGCCATGGCCCGCACTCATGGCCTCTACGGTTTCCCTGTCAAGGTGGCCTCTCTCGGGATGACTGCTTGCCATGACTTGCATTCGGAAGCCGGGTACATCACCTCTAATTTGCACAGACGGCGGGCTGATCATCACGAACAGATCACGGGTTTCTTGAAGGCCCACGGGAAAGAAGCCAAGTGTCACTACTCCCGTTTGCTGGCAGACGTGTATCCCGACGCGGGGATGCGGCTTGCATCACAGACGGAGACCGGATCCGATTGGATCTCTTGGGAGTGACCAACGAGCTAGATGTATCTCTCCGGGATAGGCAATCCATTCTGGGCCATCGTCCGAACGAAGGTCTTCTGGGCCTGGGCAAGCAAGACAGACACACGATGAATCGGGAGGCCCATTTGCAAGCCAATCTCATCAACGGTCATGTCTTCATGTCCATGTAGCCGGAGAATCTCGGCTGCTTGACCGATATGGCGAGCCTTGAGGGTTGCTCGAACCTGTGACCAGATGGCTTCCCAGGTAATCCTGTCATCGACAAGTCTGGCCTTGGCCGATTCGGCCATGTCTTCGACATCCCACCCATTCTCCTGATCCAAGAAATGGGTCACCAAGGGATTAACCTCTGGCGTGCCCCAGAGTGGATTTTCCTGCTCTTCAGGTTTCGTTTCCTGGTCCCTTTCACGTTCACGGTGGCGTTCCGTTTCCGTGCGGGCGCCATAGAGTTCACGTTCTATTGGTTCCGTTCCCCAATCCCGACAGTCGGAGTAGGCTGACCGAACAGCATAGGTGCCGAGGAGAGAGTCCTGAATCCGTTCACCGGCAAGGAGTTTGCCCCGCAAGGAATCCCGAGTGATCAACTTGGCCAAGAAGGTTTGCACATGGTCGTTGATTCGGTCCCTGTTTGCTGAGAGAGGGAGCTTCTTGATCACGGCATATGCCAGGGTGTTGTAGAAAGTGCCCGTTGGACCCCCAGTGTCTAGCATCCTGCGACCCAGATAGGTTGCTGTCAGGTTGCTCCCACGAGGTAGGGCTTTAGCAGCCTCTACCCCGGCCTCTGTAAGCCCCCACAGGCCATATTTCGGTCCCCTGACCACCTGGGGCACAGGTATCTTTTGCAGTCGTTGGAGGGCACGCCAGGCCCGTCTAGCAACCCCATCCGGGGTACGACCCCATAGACGCCAGCCCTCAGAGGGTTGGCCATATTGATTGAGTCGGCTGATATCAAACCCTGCTTCCAGAACAGTAGCTCGTAAGACAGGCTTATCGGTCACGAAGACCCCGACTTGACCTCCGGTGGCTTGATAGAGTTGGTGCAGTAGAGCAGGTATGAAATGACCGGCGGACGGCGGATGTGCCATTTGAGGATCCTCCTGGGCAGAGCCTCCCGAAGGGGGCGGTGCCACGGTTCTTGTTTGCCCACCCGGACAATGCTTCTGAAAGCGGGTCGGGTGAGCGTTGACTGACGTGAAACCAAACACGTCAGTCTCCCCGTGTCTAAGCCCTCATGCCCATCGTGTCAAGAACTTTCGTGAGTCGATAGACAGGCTATAAAAACCAAGCTGTAAATCTCTCCCCCCGGGGGGAGAGCGGAAGGACTTTGAACAATGACCGACCTAAGGCTCCGAGTAATGCAATCCCCGCAGTTGCTTCGGCTGGCCTGCCGACTATTGAGTCGGGACTTGGCCACTCCCCAACAGAAAAGGAGCCATCGTGTAGCCAGTCGATGGCTCCTTGCCTACATGGATGCAGCCTACGACCTGTTCTTCCGACTTCAAATTCTTGAAGGAGCCGCCGGAGTTCCTGTGGATACTTGGTGGGGCAAGGGGAAACAAGCCCTCCCCTATGTCATCGACAAATTCCAGGGGGATACCCTGGCCCCCGGTTGGTTGGAACCTGGCAACACCGGCATGTATCAAGGTCTGAAAGCGGCTCTCAATCAGTTAGTCAAGACTACGGGGGTAGCTTCTACCCCCGATGACATCCTAAACACGGCTCTCATGGGGCTATCCACGAGTGCCACGACGATCCCGCGAAGGATCCTGCGACCGGCCTATGAGGTTGGCCGATACCTCGCTGTTCGCATTCAGAATGGCGATGAGACTCCTGCGACGGTGGCCAAAGGACCACTTCAGAAGCTCCTGAAGCGACGGGTTCTTACTGAGGCTCGTGATCAAGCACAGGATCTCTCCATAGAACAGGAAACCGAAGAGGGTCGGGGCACACATACCCGCGATGTGTCACGGTCAGACACACAGGATGCGGGTGACCTCCTTATCAAGATCCTGTTCCGTGATTTCACTGACCCCCTGGGCAAGGAGATCCGTCAGTTCATGCGCCAATCCTGGGCCAATTCCAAGGAACAACGATTCATGGATGTCTGGTTGGACACTCTGGAAGAAGAGGTTCGAATCCCAAGTCTATCCGAGGTGGGCCGAAATCTCGGGGACACCCCAACAACTGAAGGCTACGGTCAGAGGAACTATTCGGCCTTATTCTGGAGACCCGCCTGGAAGCGTTTCTTTGGAGATCTGTGGGCCAACAAGGCTCTTCTTCGGAAACTAGAGAACAGATACCAACAGGAGGGTGTTCCCTGGCTCCTGGAGAAGCCCAACATTGAGGATCTGCTCGCCCCCAGGGTCCGTGCTAGCTTGATTTCCCGAGTTGCTTCCAGATACCTGGAGGATGTTCCCCAAGTCCCTCGATCTTTTTCTTGACAAACCTCTGATCGAGGGGGTAGATCCCTCTGGGATCGAGGTTCCGGATGACCAATCCGTTTGCCAGTACCGCCAATCAGAATGTGTGCTATTTGGGGATGCAAGGCACCCATTTGGCCGTCTCGATTGGGCACAGGATCCATGGATCAAAGGAATCCTGGAGACTGGCACCTGGGAAACCAGGGAGGGAAACCGTTGAGTTACGTGTGCGCCCTCAGAACCGGATCCCTGGTCTCGATATCCCGATAGGAATATCGAGACACCTGACCCAGCGGGAGATCCCCTCCCCTCGGGTTCTTGTAAAAGACAACTCTACGGTGCTCCCCTGTCCCAGGATCTTCCCATCAGGAGATCCTGGGACGAGGACCAGGTGGGACTCTACAGGGATGGGGATCATCCCTGGTAAAGACTGCCCACTGGGATCTCTGGTTGGCTGGATGGCAGTACCATCCTCCTCTTCCTTCCCTTTGGTCCATCTCCCCATTAGGAGATCAAGGGAAGGGAGACCGCAGGTCTCCCGTCTAAATGGTTATGGTTATGATTCTGATCGTGCTTTCTCTTGCTCCTCTTGAACTGATTCCTGTACCTATACGGCTGTAGATGGCCTTACTAGGGATCGGGACTCAGGAGAGAGAACCCCCGCTTTTTAGATGGGGGGCCTCCGAAGTTTATCTCCAGATCCTTGACACAATCCAAACTACCGTGGAACCAAACTATCGGGGTCATTGTTTCGAGTTTGGGGCATTAGGATGTCGTGAAACCAAACTATCAGGGTCATTGTTTGGTGTTTGGGCCTTTAGAGTTACGCGAAACGTAACTATCGGGGCTTCTAGTTTAGTGGCTCCTGGTTCGGTGGGGGGGTTATTCTCGGGATCTTGATGGAGGATCTGCTTGGACGGGCCTTCAAGGGGGAGTCATCATGGGTCGGGAGACGGATCTTCAACAACTAGCTATTGGTTGTCTCAACATCCTGACGGGGAGAGCGATGGTGGATTTTCCCGGATCCACATCGGCGGCTCCTTCTCATGATGTCGTGGTGAGTCTGATCAAGCCGCCTATTCAGGATGGGGATGCCTGTTTGTTTCCCTTCCAGGTTCGCTGGCATTTCTGGCAGAAGGTCGTGGTTCCGATTCTTCAAGCTGGTCAATATGGACCGATCACCCAAACGACTCCCAGTTTACGGAATGCCTCGGTGGTTGAGGCCCTGGATTTTCGGAATGGTTGGCTGGCTGGGGAACAGGATCGGGGAGGTGTGGCCGATGTGCTGGATCAGATTCGGATAGCCTTATGGGAGCAGTGTCAGAAACAGGGCTATGTACCTACCTGGATGGCTCCTGATGGAAGCACAATACCTACGGAGGGGGTATCTCCGCTTCCGGTACCGGGTGAGCCGGTGGTGCTCCCGGTTCGCGGGGATCCTGATTTCCCGGTGGTGGACCCTGAATTGAATTGGCCTGAGGGGCATCTGAAGTTGACCTACCCGGTGGTAGAGTAGTTCGGGCAACTTGAAAGGGTACACCAATGGGCAATACAACTCCTCCGTCGAAGGGTACCAAAGTTTGGATCGCCTGTCGGGCAACCGCAGGCTGTGGGGGCACTCATGCCGAGATCGTGAATGTTCATTCTCGTCAGGCGACGGGTCCGGGGGGTAGTTTCACCCCAATTCAGGGGGGTCGGTTCATCCGCTACAAGTGTCTGACCTGCGGCAAATCCTTTCACGTTTCCCAGTAGCTCCCATCGGGTAGCAGTGAGTGATGTCTGTCGTCATGTCAGCCTCTTGTGTCTTGTTTCATGGACCGGGGGCTAGAACAGCCTGTCTGGCCCATGTCCGGCAAGTGAACGGACGCCTGGTGGCTCCGCCCTTTGGGGATGATGGGCTGAAGGTTGCCGAGGCCCGCGAAGCCACGGAGTTGCTGTTCAGCCCGCCTGTCGGGGAAAAGATCGGGGTGGTGGTTCTCGGTCCTATGGACAGGGCCACTCCGGATGCCGTGGATGCGTTACTCAAGACCATCGAGGAATTTCCTTCCGGGGTGACTCTCCCGGTTCTGTGGGCACATGAGTTAGAAGACGTTTGGGGGGTGCTTCGCTCTCGATGTCTTGAACATTGGTGTTCGGCTCCGGCCACTGTTGAGGAGGATGGGGCTACGACCTCCTTGGCCTGGGACTTGTTGGAGGGGGTGTTGACAGGGGACTTGTCTGTTTTGATTCGACTGATCGAGAAACAGACCAAGGGAGAGAAGGTGGATGCCTTGATTCAGGCCATAATCGTAACTTTGGCCTCTGACCTTCAGCATCCGGCCAGACGAAAGATGTGGGACAGTCTACGGGTCTTGACCCGTCAGAAACAGCCAACTCGGGTGGGCTTGGTGAGTGCTCTGTTAGATGGGATGGTCGGATGAGTAAGTTGTTCCCGGTTATGGCCGTCTCGGGGTCCGATGATTTTCGAGTTCGCCGGTTCATTCAGACCGTGACTCAGAACCAAGTTCGTCTTGGTTGGGATGTCTTATGGGTCACGGGTGACAACAAGGGGGAACTGGAAGAAGCCTTGATGCCTGACCCGTTAGGCAGTGCCCCGAGTCGTTTGGTGATAATCAGCAAACCAGAGAATCTGTCCCTAGCTTTCCTGAAGGAGACGGCTAAAGCACCCTGGGCTGGTATCACGTTACTTCTGCATTGTTCGGGAGACCCTGGGAAAGGGGCTTTCTGGACCTTCGCAGCCAGTCTAGGCAAGACTCTGCATCGGACCTTTCCTGAACCCAAGCCCTGGGACGTTGAGAAGGAGGCCATCGAGTTCTGTATCGCCGAGGCCAAGGCAAAGAACAAGACTCTCAGTGCGGGCTTGGCCCAGAGCTTGGTTGTGCTCTCCGGGCCAGACCTGGGGGTTTTGTCCTTTGAGCTTCAGAAGCTATCCATGTTGGCAGACATAGACAAGGTGACCACCATCACGGAGAACCATCTCGTTCAAGGTCGAGCACCCCTTGCCGAAACCAGCATGATACGGATTGTGGATGCCTTGTCTGCCAAGGACACAAAGCGACTTGCGTTGATGTTGCGGCGGGTTCGTGAAACCCGAAAGGAAGTCCCGGTGATGGAGCTAGTAGGCTGGGTTATGCCTCCGGTGGTACGGTGGTTGGTAGGTCGGGATCTTCAAGAGAAAGGTGTGCCCCATGAACAGGCTGCGGCACAGATGGGGTTTCACGGTTTCCGGTACAAGAAAGAGGTCATTGAACGAATGGGTCGGTGGAGCAAGCCAGAGCTTGTTCAGATACTCCGTGCTCTTGCGGAAGCCCAACGGAATGTCGTCACAGGAATACTAGACCCCTGGGCAGTTCTGTCGGCTAGGTTGCTGGGGTTGTGTGCTGGTACGAGGGCAATAGCTGGTTGATGGCCTGAACTCAGGGGAAGCCAACTGATGGCAAGAACGGAAGGGGTAGCATGATCTTCGGTCAAGTTTCCGATGATCGTAAAGTTCGCGTTTTCTCGCTGAGTGCGGCTTTTCTGGAGCCGTTTCAAAACCAGCCTCCGGCTTGGGGTTACGCGGGGCTGGGTCTGTTCACGTTCAAGCGTTGCGTAGGGGTGGAGACCCCCATCCTTTGTGATGATCTTCTTTGGAGGCCCGCCGGGGACTTGCAGGTAGGACAGGGCATTGTAGGGTTTGATGAAGAGGCTGAAGAGATGTTTCGGGGTATCCGGTGGGGGGAGGTTCTACATAATGAAACAGAGGAAGCGGAGACTTATGTGGTGGAGTTGGAGGACGGTACGCTGCTTTATGCCACTCCCGATCATCCGTGGCTCGTGCGATTTGGGACTACTGAGAACCGTTTACATTGGAGGCAAACCGAGGATCTGGGGGTGACAGACAGAGGTAACTCAGTACATTTACTGCGCCCTTTTGGTCCGGTTTGGGAGAAGGATGCTACCTACGAAGGGGGTTTTTTATCGGCTGCTTATGATGGGGAAGGATGCCTGGACCGTCGAAACGGTGTGAATTTCGTCCAGGTGGACAACCCGATGTTGAGACAGGTGGAGAAGTTCCTCTTTTCTCGTGGGTTTCCGTACCGGAAATCAGAAAGGATGAAGATCGAGGGACGGCAACAGGTCTATGCTCTGAGCACATGGGGGCGGGAGAACCTGTTTCGTTTGTTGGGGATCCTTCAACCTCCCCGTCTTCTGGAACGCTTTCGTCAGCACCTGAGAGAGTATGGAGGGGGGCTTCTCCGGTGTGCGCCAAAGAATTATGTGCGGGTGGTTCGTGTCTCACCCGCAGGTCTCCGCAGGGTGGCTGTACTTAGTACCAGTGTGGGAACCCATTTCACTGGGGGTTTTGCTAGTCATAACACGTACAGCAGGCTCAAGCCCGACGGTCTTTCCGAAGATTGGTGGGAGACCTGTCAACGGGTCGTTGAGGGTTGTTTCAACATCCAGAAGATTCATTGCCGTCAGATGGGTTTGCCCTGGAATGAACCCAAGGCGCAAAAATCAGCCCAGGAGATGTTTGCCAGACTGTTCGAGTTCAAGTGGACTCCTCCGGGTCGTGGGCTTTGGATGATGGGCACGGATCTCGTGTATGAACGGGGAAGTGCCAGCCTTCAGAATTGCGCGTATGTGTCCTCCGAAGGTCTGGCTGAGGATTTCGCGGCCCCCTTCTGTTTCCTGATGGACATGAGCATGTTGGGAGTCGGAGTCGGGGGGGACACTAGGGGGGCAGGCAAGGTCAAGGTTCAGGCCCCCAAGACTATTTCGGAACCCCATGTGGTAGCAGACAGCCGAGAAGGGTGGGTGGATCTGTTACGGATCGTGCTCAACTCCTTTGTTGGGAAGGGGGCCTATCCTTCGATCATCGACTACTCCAAGGTCCGGGGTCGTGGGATACCTCTCAAGACCTTTGGGGGCACGGCTTCCGGTCCAGGGCCGCTTCAAGACATGGTTGCCGGGATTACCAGGGTTCTGTTGCCTGATGGGGTGAAGGTTCGTTTCGAGGTCGCGGCAGACCAGGAGAAAGGGACCATTGATAAAGCAAGCGTTCGTTTCACCGGGGAGGGGGAGCCTGCGAAGATCACATCCACTCAGATTGTGGACCTTTTCAACTATATCGGCAAGTGTATTGTTGCCGGGGGAATCCGCAGGTCTTCAGAAATCATGTTCGGGGAGTCTACTGACCAGGAGTTTCTGAAGCTCAAGCAGGACAAGAAGGCTTTGGCCGACAGACGCTGGGCTAGTAACAACAGCATCTTTGGGTATGCCGGGATGGATTACCGGCCATTGGTAGATGCTGTGTCTGTCAATGGGGAGCCTGGGGTGTTCTGGATTGAGAATGCCCGCAAGTTCTCTCGGATGCAGGGGCCGGGAGACAACAAGGATTGGCGAGTGATGGGTACCAACCCTTGCGGAGAAATGTCACTTGAGTCCTATGAGAGTTGTAATCTTACTGAAACCTATCCTGCCCGTCACGATAGCTATGAGGATTTCGAGCGAACCCTGAAGATGGCGTATCTCTATGCCAAGACTGTGACCCTGGTGCCTACTCATGACATGCGGGCCAATGCGGTGATGACCCGGAACCGACGGATCGGGTGTTCCATGTCGGGGATTATTCAGGCCATGGTCAAGCTCGGTCGGCGACAGTTTTTCCAATGGTGTGATCAGGGCTACGGGTATCTTCAACGGCTGGACCGGGTCTACTCGGATTGGCTTGGGATTCCTTTGTCAATCAAGATGAGCACGGTGAAACCTTCTGGGACCGTTTCCCTGTTGATGGGAGCCACCCCCGGTATTCACTATCCTCATGCCCCCTACTACATTCGACATGTGCGGGTGGCCAACACGTCTGCCCTGGTGGACCTGGCTCGAAAGGCAGGGCATCCAGTCTATGAGGATCCATATGCTCCGGACACGTCCGTGGTGGGTTTCCCCATCAAGGAGGAGCACTACATCAAGGGCAAGGGGGAGGTGACGGTTTGGGAGCAGTTCGTCAATGCCGTGGATATGCAAAGACGGTGGGCCGATAATCAGGTGAGCGTTACGGTCACCTTCCGTCCTGAGGAGACCCAAGATCTACGAACTTGCCTGGAGACCTTTGAGGACCGCCTCAAGGGGGTCTCCATGTTGCCTGCCAAGGAGGGGGAGGGAAAATCGTACCTTTACCCGCCCTATCTACAGATTGACGAAGTTGTCTACAAGGACATGATGGCACGAATCACGCCCATGGCTCTTACCGAGTCCAGCCACGATGTTGATGACAACCTATGTAGCGGAGACAAGTGCTTGATCGGGTAGTACAGAGGGTGTTGGAGAGACATGGACCCCTTTCGTTCAATCTTACTAGAGGGTCTGTTTTATCAGGCCAGTGGCCAGGTTTGTGTTCAGGGGGTTTCCGGTTCCCCAAGTAACTTGGTCGAGATGCTGGCTCCTTTTGAGGGGCAACGGGTTCGCCTGGTAGCGCACCATCAGCCGCCGACCCCCATTGAGCACACCCGTTGGGGTGGTGGTTGTTGCCGATGGCAACCTGCTGACTGTCCCGCAGGTCACCATTTGAATCCAGCCTACCTGTTTTGTTTCTCTGGGATTGGGGTCTTGACTCGGGTACCAGAGGGGTGGCAGGTTCAGGCGGCTGAAAAGACTGAAACCCTGTCAATGACCTCGTTGATTGGTCATGCGGCTCGAATGGTTTTGGTCTCAGACATGGAACCTCCCGTGGGGGGTTCTACAGATCCTGATCTCTCTCGACTTCTGGAGTTGGGGGATCAGGTAGAGGATCTGAAGCGTTGCATTGCCAACCTCCGAGGGTTCCTGAAGTCTGAGGACTGACGTGTATTTCTCTGGCCATGTCATCAACGTCGTGTTCGATAACCCCGATGAGTCTTTCTACATCTTGAAGGTTCGTCTGGATGGTTCGGTTCTTGAAGAGCCTGTAACGATTCGGGGTTATGTTCCGGGCTACCCCGTGAAGATTGGTTCCTGGTTAGGTTTCGAGGGGGACTGGGCCACTCATTTCAAGTATGGTTCGCAGATACAGATCAGCAAAGCCCCTGTGTTCAAGGATGGGTGGGGTCCGGAAACCGTGGCCAATCTCCTGGTTGCTCATGGTGTCGGGTCTTTCCTGGTAGATGGGATCCGGGCGGCCACCGGAGATGAGAACTTCCTGGCTACTTTGGCTGACCCGGACAAACTGGCACAGATTCCTGTCTTGGACGGTTTCTCGGCCAGCTATCTGCATCAGAAGTGGCAGGTCATTCAAACCTATTTCCGCTCGGTGGTTTTTCTAGGGGATCTCGGGTTGCCTCCTGCCAAGATCCGGTTGATCTGGAGCATTTTCGGGGATCGTGCCGAGACCATCCTGAGTCAGAATCCGTGGGCTTTGGTGGCTGTACCTGGAATCTCATTCCAGGCTGCTGACGCTGTGGCTGTACGTCTTGGCCTCTCTCTCCAACATGAGGGGCGGATTCAAGGGGCTGTGCAGGATATCTTGCAAGGGATTCTGGCCTCGGGGCATCTCTATGCCAAGTCGGGTGAGATTCACGGGATGCTTCAGAAACTACTCGGGGATGTTTCGGCTCTGGCCACTGGGGCCGCCCTCGCCGAGTTGCACAAGGCTGGGAAACTCGTAGTGGACCGGGAAACTGTTCCCGGTGTGCGGGCCATCTATCTCCCGAAGGCATTGAAAATAGAGCAAGAGTCTGCCAACCTTTTGATGCAACGACTGGTGGAAGCCCGGTACAGTAAGAAGAACCCGGCCAAGCCCTACATCGAGCGATTGGCTTCAGTTGGACCCAGAACAGCCGAGGTGGCCAAAAAGGCCAGGGTCAAACTGTTGACCGTGATTGAGACTGCTCTTGATGAATGGGGGGCCAGTGCCCATTTGAGTCTCTCAGATGATCAGAAACAGGGGATTGCTAATGCTCTTGGGGAGCCAGTCTCAGTTCTGACCGGTTTACCGGGTACCGGAAAAACAACGTCCCTTCAGGCAGCCGTTCGTATTTTCCAGGAGGCCGGGGTCAAGTTCCTGCTCTGCGCCCCCACGGGGATTGCAGCCAAGAACCTTTCAGCCCGTACCGGGGCCGTTGCTTCAACCATTCATCGGGCATTAGCGGCTCAGGGATCCTCTGAAGATTCTCGTGATTCAACATACACAGGCATTGTAGGCAGTGACCCCGAAGGACTCACGGTGGATTTCGAGGGGGATGAATTCTGGGGCTACAGTGCTGAGCATCCGCATCCTGCCGAAGTGGTCGTGGTAGATGAAGCCTCCATGGTGGACCAACATCTTCTGTATCGTCTGCTCTACAGCACATCTCCTCAGTGCCGGTTGGTCTTGGTGGGAGATGCAGCCCAACTCCCATCTGTGGGGCCGGGCAACGTCTTGCGGGACATGATTCGGTCGGGGGTGTTCCCTGTTGTGAACCTAACTGAGATCTTCCGGCAGAAGGACACTTCGGACATCGTGTTCGCTGCCCATGACATCTATCGAGGACAAATACCCAAGACCGATCTGAAGTCAGACTTCGGTCTTATCCGGGTGGCCCGCGACGAAACCGCTCTGGATAGGATTCTGGAACTCGTGTCCAAGCTGTACGAGAGTCGCCACAAAGGTTCAACCCCGATCACTTTCCAGGTTCTTTCCCCTCGCCATGCCGGAACCGTGGGGGTGACAAACCTCAATGCCCGGCTGCGAGCACTCTTGAATCCTGGTAGTGGGGCTGGGGAGATCCGGTTGGGGGAAGATCTGATTCGGGAGAATGACCGGATCATGATCATCCGGAACAACTACAAGTATGGGGTCTTCAACGGGGATGTGGGCAAGGTGTCCCGCATCAATGTTCGGGATAAGCGGGTCGAATTAAAGATCTTCGGAGACCCCCCGTTAGTCATTCAGGTACCCTTCCGGGAGGTGCCCCGACTTATCCGGTTGGCCTATGCCTGTACTGTTCATAAGTGTGTGAAAGGAGACACCCTGGTTCACACGGGACAGGGGTTGATTCCAATTAGGGATCTTGCAACGGGGGACCCTGGGCGTACAGGCGGGATGCTATATCCGGCTAGACACCAGGTGGCAGGTAGGTGCGGATGGACACATACGAAGCAGGTGTTTGTTGGCGGGGTGGAACCCACTATCCGAATTGAAACTCGGATGGGTTTTGCACTGGAGGGTAGCTATAGGCATCCCGTTTTGATCCTGACTCAAGAGGGCCAGTATATTTGGAAGCTCCTTCCTGATGTTGTGTTAGGGGATGCTGTTGTTCTGAGGAGGGGCTTGGGGAATAATGCCGACTTGTTTTCGACAACGGGCTTTGTGCCAAACTGGGGGCGTAATAGGAAGGGCGTTATCCCGGATGTGGTTTGCAAGGATATGGCTTGGCTGCTTGGGGTACTGGTGGGTGACGGCAATCAGACGGACCTTGTGGATGGTCGGATAGACGTGGCGCAGAGGGACCAAGACTTCAAGGTGAGGGTGGCTTCCGTGTGGGAGTCTTTGTTTGAGTTGCCCGCTACCGTGCGTCGTGTTTCGGTGTACGTTCATAGTCGGGCGATCCGAGAGTTCTTGGCATGGTGCGGGCTAAGTTACCACAAGGCACCGCAGAAGGAGACCCCCCATGTGATTTTGCGGAGTCCTGTGGAGATTCAGTGTGCTTTCTTAAGAGGCTTGTTCGACACGGATGGGGGGGTCAGTCGTCTGATTCATTTGACCACAACTAGCCGGAAGCTGGCTTATGAAGTACAGCAAATGTTGCTAGGGGTTGGGATCCTTTCTAGTCTGGTCCTGCTTCGAGGGGCTGTCCCCGAAAAAGGGTGGGCGGCAGCTTATCGCATCCAGATTACAGGGGGTCGGGATGCCCTCCTTTTTCAGGAGAGGATTGGTTTCTCGGTGGCCCGCAAGCAGGAGGCACTTCAGCAACGGGTGTGCCGTTTAACCAGGAGCAAAAGTAATGTGTTAGCACTTCCTTGTTCTCGGAAGTGGGCGGTGGAATTGAGAGATGCCCTGCGGAAGCGTGGCGGTCGTAATTATCCGGAGGCAGGAACCATTGGGCCGATTTTGTCTGCCGCGATCCGTGGGGTGAATCCTCTTCGTGACAGTCACCTGAACGTGTTGTCTTCTGATGTGCTTGATCTCGGTTCAGTGCATCCTGGTCTGTCCGAGGTAGTCTCCTCGGGTTTGATCTTTGATGTTGTCTCGAAATGTGAAGAGGGGGAGGCTCAGGTATTCGACCTGTATGTGGAAGACGATAACCATGCCTTTGTGGGCGGGGGTTTTGTGAATCATAACAGCCAGGGGCTAGAGTACGACGTGATCGTGATGCCTTTGGTGCTTGGATTCAAGCACCAGCTTCAACGGAATCTGCTCTACACTGCAATCACCCGAGCCAAACGGAAAGTGATCCTGGTGGGAAGTGCTGAGGCTTTGGCTGCTGCGGTGGCCAATGACAAGGAGGATCTTCGGAACACCCTGTTTCCTGCTCGGTTGCAAAAGTTCCTGAAAGCCCCCCCGAATCGGGTAGATGAACCAGAGTCAGTCCGCCGGACGGCTGGGAGAACGACATGAACATGACCGATCAGGATAAGCAGAAGATCAAAGAGGTGGTTTCCAAGCTCCGGAGGGGGCTACGGGTGACTAAGATCGTGTGTACGCGGTCTGTGAAGGGGAAAGCAGGGGATCACTACATCGGGCTGTCGGCTGCTTTTGCTGCCGCCTGGAACACCACCCAGGATGATGCTGGTGGGGCTGCGGATCTGAACTCGGCTCAGGATGGGGATGAGAATTTGGCCCAGAATGGGCTTTCTTTGGACGAAGCCCGGATTGCGGCACATCTTCTGGCTTTGGAAGCCGACCTTCTGGCCCATGATCATGCTATGGCAGGATCCAACATCTCCCCGGAACAGCGGGACCAAGCTCAGAAGGCCATCCGGCACAATTTTAGTCATCTGGTTGCTGCCGCATGTTTGCGAGAAGGTACCTGCAAGGGTGGTTCCGGTCCGGGTACCACTGAGGGGTCTGCGGAGTAACGATGCCTGACCAAGTCACAAACCCCCCTGACCCGGCTCTGCCCTCAACCTCTACGGTGACTTTTACCGTGGATGAAGCTGAGAATCTGTATCAGGAGTTGGCCGGACTCCAAGTCATTCTGGATGATGACCCCGTTCGGTTCGGTCCCAAAAGACTGAATGGGAAGATTGCTGAATCTCGGAGAATGTTGGACCGTTGTGAACAGATCTTCCTGGAGGTTTCACGACGGTTGCACATGGCTCGACGGGCATTTCGGATGACCCGGACGGATCTGGATCTGGCCAAGAAGCATCTGTATGCCAACGACCCCGAAACTCGGTCGGGGCGTAGTATTTCTGACCGTGAGGCTGTGGCCACTGGCAAGCTCCGGAAGGAAGTGCAAGAGGAAGCCCGTTTGGAAAACGTAGTCGAAGATCTAGACTCGGTTCTGACCGTGGTCAAAGCCAAACGAGCCGACCTTCGGGATGGCCAGGGACGGTTGAGGGATCAGGTTCGGCTTTGTGTGGAGGAGATCGGTCTGGGGAGCCGATGGGGTTCTCAGGTACCAGGAGGGGGTAACAATCTGGCTCAAGCCAAGCCCATCTCCCCAGAGGATAAAGCCCTGGTGGACACCCTGGATCAAATCGAGGGTGAGGTTCAACTGGCACGTCAAACGGGTACCTGGACAGACCCCCTGGACCCGGAGGAGGATGCCGAAAGTGTTGAGGGTACCAAAACAGCCGAGCCAGAACCCGAGCCAGAACCCGCATCTCTCTTACCCCCTGTGACAGACTCAGTGGCTGTCATGCTGCCCGGATCTGGGGTGAGCACACAAGATCTGGATTCTTTCTTGGAAGACGGTGTGACAGGGGCAACTGTGCCGGAAACACTGAGCGGCCATCCGGATCTGGATGATCGGGTTTTGGAGGACATCCTATCTACGTTCGAGAAGAAGTGATTGAATCGGGTAGAGAGACTGTGGACGAACGAGACCCGTCTGCATTGACCCTGTCTCGTTGACAACAACAGGAGGAAAAGGAAATGTCAGTGACGCACCAGAACGAGTACACGACCTTTGATCTCGGCGGCGAAGACAGCCACCTCGACCAGCGGGGCAAGCGGTGGCAGGGAGAGAAGGGGAAGACCGACCGGTTCTCGTTTCTCTATTTCCCCGGTCTGGAGGGGGATGGGGATATGCCCACCCTGGATTTCACCAAGCCGCCCAAGATGGTTTCGGCCCCCACGGTCTACATCAAGGGTGTCGGGTTCCTGAAGGCCGACGGCTCTCAGCCGGAGATCATTCAGATGGCCGGGAAGCCCCCGCAGCAGCGGGCTGCAACTATTGTTGCGGTCTGGCCGACTGATAAGGACGGCAACCCTCTCAAGGAGTCCCTGAAGAAGGCTGAGGTCATGATTCTGATCGTGGCCGGGGACAAGTACAGGGCACTTCGTCAGAACCACCGGAATTTCCCCCTTGGCAAGCATGACGTAACCGCAACTTGCACTGACGTGCAGTTCCAGAAGGTCACGTTCAGCCCTTGCCAGGACAATCTTCTGGTAGCCCTTTTGGCTTCGTCAAAGGATGCAGCTAAGGCTTTGGCCACCCGCCTCATCAATGACGCACGGGTCTTGCTGCCCTCTCTGTCCGGTGAGGTTTGCCGGGTTATGACCGCAGCCGAAGTTCGGGACAAGCTCGTTCATGCGGGTACCGGCGGTGCGACCGGAAAGCCTATGACCGGAACCCCCGACGCATCGACAGGTGATGTTGACGACGTGATGGAGAACCTGCTGGACAGCTAGCATGTCCAGTCCATGCCTCGGCTTCGACCAGTGAGGTCTTTGATGATCGTCTTGGGGCTGGACCCGAGTTTGTCCAACTTTGGCTGGGCTGTGCATGACTCAGCCGAAGTTGGACGGAAAAAGTGTCCCCATAGGGGAAGGTTTCAGACTTCCTCTCGCACCTTGTTCATCGACCGTTATGTGGATCTACGAACCAGATTGTGTGCTCTTTTAGAAGAGCACACAATCCATTGGGTTGGGGTAGAATATCCTGTGTTCAATGCCACATACAGCCCTGGACTTTATGGCCTATTTCTCTATACCTGTGAGGCTTTACGCACTCAGAAATGCGATGTGGTCTTTTTTTCTCCGGGGCAGGGCAAGGCTCAAGCCCGAGAGGTATTGGGACGGCCCCGGGGATGGAAGATGATGAAGCCTGACATGATTGAGGCGGCTTGTTTTGACCTTCAAGACTCGACGGCCCACGAGAGTTTTGTCGGTCGGGTCTTGAGGGATACTTCGTGGCGACATGACGAAGCCGATGCTTATTGGATAGCCCGCACGGCAGCACGCTTCTGGTTGCTTCAGGATGGGGCCATTAGCGAGTCGGATCTCACTCCATTAGAGAGTAAGCAGTTTTTGGAGATCCATACATATACAAGAGGGCGGAGGCTCCGGGAGGTAGAGGCTAGGGGCATACTTTATCGGGAGAACGAGCGTTTCTTTCGATGGTCCCTGGGGGCTTCATGAAGCGTTGGTATAAAGCCCCAGATTTGGCTGGCCAGCGTTTTGGGAAACTCCTGGTTCTGCAACGTGTTTCAGAGCCAGTGGCAAGACATGTCAAGTATCTGTGCAGGTGTGACTGTGGGATAGAGAAAGTGGTGGGAGCGGATAACCTGCGAAGAGTCATGGTAACCTCATGCGGTTGCTACCGAAAGCGATCCGGAGAGGCTAGTCCCCACTGGGCGGGTCGGGGACAATTGAGCAAGAGGTACTGGACGATCATTAGTCGGGGTGCTCGTGTCCGAGGGTTTTCAGTAGGGGTCACCATCGAAGAAGTCTGGGACTTGTTTGTCAAACAAGGGGGGTGCTGTGCCCTGTCCGGGTTGCCCATCCAGTTTGCGGAGTCGGCGGCCCAACGAAACAACATGACGGCATCCCTTGACAGGATTGATTCGACTCAGGGCTATGTCGCGGGCAACATACAGTGGGTCCATAAGGACATCAACAAAATGAAGAACAGTTATCCCCAAGACCGGTTTGTTGAGTTGTGTCTTGCTGTGGCAGCCCAACAAGGCACACCAAGTAATCAACTTCGTGCATTGGGCTAGTTCGGGTCCGTTTACAGAAAAAGGTAGGAGTGAACATGCCCAGAGGTAAGAAAGCCAGCACCCCCCCAACAACAGCTACTACCCCGGTAGCTCCCAAGAAGAATGCCCTTCAGATGGGTCGGGCCATGCTGAAAAAGGTGTTCCCTGAAGATTCAGGCGGTGGGGTGACTTTGGATGAGAATGCTGCTCTCCGATCCTTGCCCCACATCCCAACCGGGTCGTTCGTGATTGACTATGCCATCGGGGGCAGACCCAACAAATATGGGGTCAGTCCGTGTCCGGGATTGCCTAAGGGGCGACTCATCAATGTGTACGGCACGGAGGGGTCAGGCAAGACCACATTCTGTTTAATGACCTCCGCCCAAGTATGTGCTGCTGGGGGACAGGTGGTTTACATTGACTGGGAGTATGCCATCGTCCCGTCCTATGCCCAGGCTCTCGGGATTCCTTCCGATGACAACCTGTTTTATCTGGTACAGCCCAAGACCCTAGAACAGGGCCTTTCCGATCTATATGTCATGGCCAAGGCCGGGGTTGATCTGATTGTGTTGGATTCCGTCGGGGCCGGGGTACCAAAGGCCATCATGGAACAGGCATTGGATGAGAAAGGGGAGACAGGACGGATCGGACTCCAGGCCCAACTCTGGAGCAAGATCCTGGCAGAGATGAAAGGTACTTGTGCTCGCACGGGTACCACGATCATTGGGATCAGTCAGCTTCGTAAGGTCATCAACAAGTCCGGGTATGGGCCGGATTCACTCCCGCAAGGTGGTGAGTCCTGGAAGTTCAACTCAGACTTGATGATTCGTTTCACCAAGATTGGCATGGAGAAAGGGAAGATGTACGACGCCCTGACTCACAAGACCATTGACACGGCGGTGGCTAACAAAATCAGGCTGCGTTTGGACAAGTGCCGGATCTCGGCTTCTCAAGGTCGAGAGGCCGATTTCTTCATCACCTATGGAGAAGGTATCGACGATTTGCGGAGTCTCATTGAAATTGGTTCTCTGCATGGAGTGGTCAAGAAGGGCGGTCCCTGGTACTCCTGGGAACGTCAGGATGGCAGTTCCATTCGGGCACAGGGGACTCAACCGTTCAAGGATCTGATCAAGGCAGCCGCCGGGGCCAGAGAGGAGCTTCTAGCAGCAGTACGTGGGAAACTTTTGACTGCGGCTGATTCAGACACTAAACTCACCTCGGATGAGGATGAGATTGACTTGGCAGATGTGGAAGCCTTTGTGTCAGGTTTGGATACACCTGTTGTTGCTGCAAACCCCAGTGAGACAGAGCCTACTCCGGAGGGGTAAGATGGGACTTCCCGGTAGTGTTTCTACCGGGTAAACCAAAGGGAGAGTCCCATGCCCTTCATGGTCAAGGTCGAGAACTTCCAGTCCATCAAGTCTGCTACGATTCAGGTGGAAGGTTTCACTGTTGTTCATGGCCCGAACAACAGCGGGAAGAGCGCCCTGCATCGAGCCTTGACCGGACTTGCCCAGAACACCAAGGGAACCGCATTCGTTCGGGATGGGGCCTCCAAGATGCGGGTCACTGTCGAGTTCCCCGATACCAAGATTACCTGGGAGAAAGGTCGGTCCACCAAGCCTGCCTACACAGTGAATGGGGGTGCCCCTTTACATCCTGGTCAGGGGGTACCAGACGAGGTTCGGGAAGCTCTTCGGATCAGTCCTTTGAAACTCACGGGTGGTCGGGAAATCTGGCCTCAGATTGCACCTCAGTTTACGGGTCAGGTTTTCATGTTGGACCTGCCGGGGTCTGTCATGGCAGAGGCCATTGCCGATGTGGACCGGGTGGGGCAACTCAACGAGGCTTTACGGTTAGCCCAGTCGGATAAACGACAGGCCGATGGGGAACTGAAGGTTCGACTTCAGGATAGAGACCGGGCACAGTTGGCTCTCGAAGATCTCAAGGGGTTGGATGAGGTCGAGAAAGAAACCGCAGCCATAGAGGGGGTCATCATACTTGCCCAACGGTTTGAGGTGGCAATAGCGGGCTTGTCAGAACTCCAGATAAGGCGGGATGTCGCCCAGCAGCGTGTAGTTTCTTTGAGTGGTGCTGAGGAGGTGGTTGTGCCACCTAGCCTGGAAACGGAACAGATACTCGTCGATTTGGAGGCCCTGGCGGGTCTTCAGAAACGACAGATGCAGGCCACTGACCGGGTGGCTCGGTTGTCTGGTATCGAGGCGGCCGATCTGAATCCTGATGGGACTGCCGCTGAACGCGCCCTGGCGGCTCTGACTATTCTGGATGGGTTTCGGGAACATCTGACAAAGGCACAACAGGGGGTACAGTCTTTGGAGAGCCAACTCCAGGAGGTCCAGAAGCAAACGATAGTGGCGGAAGAACAGGTGACGAAAGACCTGGCCGAATTGGGTTTTTGTCCTGTTTGTGGATCCGATACGCACAAGGCTTGTGCCGAGGATGCTTTGCTATGATTTCTGAGGTTGTGGAATATCCTTTTGGGGATCGAGTTTTTGAGGCAAATCTGCTGTATGGCGTGGGGGCGCTGGAGGGGTTGAAAAGTCTTCCTGATGCTAGTGTGCATATGGTTTGTACATCACCCCCCTATTGGGGTTTGAGAGCATATCAAACCCAACCACTTGTTTGGGATGGCGTTGCCGGATGTCAGCATGATTGGGGGGCAGATCTTCCCCATGGTCGTCGGGGGAATCGAGGGGTGTCGGGTACGGGAGGAAACCTTCATCCGACATTGGATGTTTCTGGACAAGGGGCTGGGGCAGGAGGTGGGGGAAACTTTTGTCAGGTGTGCGGGGCTTGGCGAGGAGAGCTTGGGTTGGAACCCACCCCGGACCTGTATGTAGAACATCTGGTCCAAATCTTCCGGGAGGTGGCCAGGGTTCTGAGAGATGATGGAACATTGTGGCTCAATCTGGGTGATACCTATGCTGGAGGGGGGAGCACAACAGAGTACGGGCAAGATCCTAGAAACTTCACGTCCAGCAGCACTCTTCAGGGGAAATACACAGAAGGCCAGGCCCAAAGGCCAATCAGATTTCCCTTAGTGGGGCTCAAACCCAAGGATCTAATAGGTATTCCTTGGCGAGTAGCTTTTGCTCTCCAGGAAGACGGGTGGGTGCTTCGGTCTGATATAATTTGGGAAAAGAAGAACCCGATGCCTGAATCAGTAGAAGACCGACCGACCAAATCCCATGAGTATGTGTTCCTTCTCGCCAAGTCGGGTCGGTATTCCTATGACGCTCAGGCGATAACAGAACCGGCTGTGTGCGGCGACCATCCTCGTACAGTACGTGGGTTGGGAAAAGCAACCCGTACACATGGGCAACCCCCACACAAAGGATTGAGATCTGGCTTCAAGGCAGGGCAATACTACTATGATACGGTTGCCATCCGGGAGCCCGCGGTAACGGGGGCGTGGGAGGCCATGCCTCCTATTGGGGGCGTGAAGCACACAGAGACCACAGGGGAATATAATCCCACCTACAGTGGGAACAGACCCCCTGGGGATGGGCATCGGAACAAGCGAACGGTTTGGGCCGTCAACACCTGTCCGTATCCAGGTGCTCATTTTGCGACTTTCCCCCCAGCTTTGATTCTTCCCATGATACTAGCCGGGACATCAGCAAAAGGCTGTTGCGTTGAGTGTGGGGCACCTTGGGTTCGAGTAGTAGACCGGTCTCCCAGTAGCAGTCCAAGACATCCATCTGGACACGGGGCGCATTGTCCGGTTTCCCACCATCCGGGCCAAGTTCCCCGGTGGACCCCTTCTTGTGAGTGTGATGCGGGAGATCCTGTTCCGTGTACGGTGCTAGATCCGTTTTCCGGATCTGGGACAACAGGGGTCGTGGCGGTGCAAAACGGTCGGAACTACATTGGGTTGGACGTGCAGGAAAAGTATCTCTCCTTAGCGAAGGCCCGCCTCGTGGGCATGGCCGCTCCAAAAGACGACGAGGGTGCGGACCAGAGGGATGGGATCCAGGATCTTTTTGGATGAGTGGGGAGCGGTCATGAAGCCACTGTGGTTGGTTCCGTTGAGCCTCAGTCTCCTTCTCAGCGGGTGGTTGCTGAATCAAGCTCCAGCACGGGAATCTAGGAAGGTTGAACTCCCTTCCTTGCCTGCATGTGTGACTATGCACATCACCCTACCCGCAGATTCGGACCCTGACCGGTTAGAGGATTTGGCTCGGCAGACTCGTCAAACTCAGGTGGTGGAAGCTGTGCGGGTGTTGGGCCGAACAGAACATGATGACCTGGACAGGCTTCAGAAGTGGGGCTTGACAGTTGAGAGCCTGGCCGAGATGGCCCTGAGACATGCCGAAGCCCATGGGCTTGACCCGTTACTGTTGGTCACCATAGCCTGGAAAGAGTCTCGGTTCATCCCAACAAAGGAGGGGGATCATCGGAAAGGGAAGCCCCGTAGTTGTGGAATCACTGGTGTCCGGACAGACTACCCTGGACGCCCCACCTGTGTCGAGTTGAAGAACCCTGATTTTGCTCTGGGTTGGACGGCAGCTTTTCTTGCTGCAACCAAGAAATCTGACGGGCAAATCAACATCAGTAAGTACAATGGGGGGCAGTACGAAGCCCTGGTTTGGCGAACTGTAGATTGGTTGCGGAGAAACACTTGATTACCCTGGTTTGGCGAACTGATGTTCACATGGCGGATACTCCGCCTCAATCACGCACGGATAACTGGGAACAAACCCTTCTAGGGAAGCTTCAACAGGTGAATGAGATTGCCAAACAGGAGGGGGCTATAGCCATCTTGGACGGTGGAGATTTCTTCCACTGCAAATCCCCCGGCCAGAACAGTCATGCGATGCTCCAGGCTGTGACCCAGATTACTTTGGATGGTCCTCCGGTGTACGCTACGGTGGGCAACCACGACGTGAAATACGGGGACATCCGGTTTCTGAAAGAGGCCCCGCTCGGAGTGTTGTTCGAGGCCCAGGTCTTCAACCGGCTGTATGAGTCTCATGAGGCCATTTTCGAGACCGGTGATTTCGTGGGGATGGATGGCCCTCAGATGGTCAATGGATCCTCGGGACACATCAACAAACTCAAGGTCAGAGTGGTGGGGGTGCCTTATCATGGAGTGGCCTATGACCGAAACCGTTTCTCAACGATCACCAAGGGGGATGAGGATTGGTTGGTCGTGGTAGTGCATTGTGCGGCAAGTCCTGAGGGGGGCAAGCTCTTCGAGTCCGAAGACATCCTGAGTTATTCTGAATTGGCCAATCTGGATCCCGATATATGGCTCCTGGCCCATTGGCATAAGGACCAGGACATCCGACAGGTTGGCCGGAAATGGTTTGTGAATCTCGGGGCTTTGTCCAGGGGTTCCATTGCCCAAGAGGAGTTGACCCGAAGTCCGGCTTGCGGTGTGCTGAAGTTCGACAAACAGCGGGTGGATATCCGTCGGGTGAACCTTCAGGTTCGGCCTCCTCTGGAGGTGTTTGACTTGGAAGGCCGCGACCGGGCCGAAACCAGGGCGACAGCCATTGAAGCCTTCGTGTCCTCTCTGGCTACAGGTTTCATCAAGACAGGGAACATTCCACTCCCCCAGGTGGTGCAGGGGATGTTCGACGTACCTGCAAAGGTACGGGAACGAACGGTCCTCTATTTGGAACGGGCTCACTCCCGATGAGTGACATTGTAGACCTAGATGACCCTGTCACCAACGTCCAGCTTCTAATCGAGTTGGTGCCCTCTACATCATGGGGGGACAACCTTCGGTCCCAGGTACCCAAAGAGGCTTGGGACAAGATCCGTAAACGCACCTATCGGCAGGCCGGATATGTCTGTGAGATTTGTGGAGACAAGGGACCGGAATGGCCCGTGGAGGCGCACGAGGTTTGGGACTATAACGACCAGACCGGGGTCCAACGGCTTGTGCGAACCATTGCTTTGTGCCCGGATTGTCATGCTGTCAAACACTTTGGGCGCACTATGACGGTCGGTGGACCGGATGCTGTTCACCGGATGATGACTCACTTGTGCCGGGTCAATCGTTGGACTTCGGCCCAGACCAGAGATCATGTGAAGGAAGCTTTTGCTGTGTGGCAACGACGATCTAAGATGTCTTGGGTGCTGGACTTGAAGTGGCTCACAACATGAGTGACGAGAAGCCTATCCGTGACCTCATCTTCCCAATCGCCCCCCCACGACCGGATGGGGGTCAGGGTATTGTGCGGTTGCGGGGTCCGGCAGATGCACCGGAACCGGCCCAAATTCAGACGGGGGTCTTGTACCCCGTGGAACACGGTCAGCCTCTCCATGGGGGACTCCTGTTGTCTTTGACTAAGGAGGGTCAGGGATTACGGGTAGTAGAGGAGCATGGCTCTGTTGGCGAAAACCAGAGTGGGGTCACGGATCACGCAATCTCTCAAGCGGAGTTTGAGGCTCGTAGCGGACCAGCACAGGTTGCGACAGTCGCTTATCGGGAAGGGTGGGATCGCGTTTTCAACCGGAAGGATCGGGAGACAGATCCTCAATTGAACTGAGGCTTCTCATGACGTTCTACGAGTTCATACTCACCCTGGCCGATAAGTATCCGTGGGGGACTTTCATAGGATTTCTTGTTTCGGTTACGGGTCTGACCAGTATTGCCCATAGCCTTGCTTGGGGGCTGCGTAAACCCGAACCCCCTAGGTTCCCCAAACCTCCGGCTTAGATTGAACCCCTATCGAGTAGTACAGACATGTTCGACTTACAAGCCAGAACCATTCTCCTGTCCGTGTCCGGTTCCCATGCCTACGGAACCAACCGACCGGACTCTGATGTGGATGTGAAAGGGGTCTGTGTGGCCCCTCGACGTTATCGGGAGGGGTTCCTGGAACGGTTCGAGCAGGCTGAGAAGGCACCACAGATGGCTCCGTTCATTCCTTTCTTGCGGGAGCCGCTTCGGGGCATGGCCGAGAGGGATGGGCTTGATGGGACGGTTTTCGGGATCGACAAGTTCTTCAAGCTAGCCGCGGACTGTAATCCCAACGTGATTGAGATCCTCTGGACCGTGCCTGAGGATCGTTTGATCTGCACTCCTGAGGGAGCCAGGATCATTGAGGCTCGGACACTGTTCCTATCCCGGAAGGCTCTCTACACGTTCCGGGGCTATGCAATCAGCCAACTCAAACGGATTGAGACCCATCGGCGGTGGCTCCTCAACCCGCCTTCAGCACCCCCGACCCGAGGGGAGTTCGGGTTGCCTGAACGGACGGTGATCCCAGCCGATCAACTCTTGGCGGCCCAGGCAACGGTTCAGAAGCGTGTGGATTCCTGGGAAATCGACTTCGGTACCCTGGATGATGCCGAGAAGATCTACCTTCAGGAACAGCTTGAAGCCACACTCCTGGATTGGAAGATGGGGTCGGATGAGAAATACAGGGCCGCAGGACGGCTCCTGGGGTACGAGGACAATTTCCTGGATCTGCTTGACCGGGAGCGGCACTATCATGCGGCTCAACGGAACTGGACACAGTACCAGGAGTGGAAAGCTAAACGGAATCCGGCTCGGGCAGCCATGGAAGCCAAGTTCGGGTATGACGCGAAACACGCCCTGCATCTGACCCGGCTCATGCGAATGTGTCGGGAGATCTTGAGCAGGGGAGAAGTGCTCATCCGTCGTCCGGATGCTGAAGAATTGCGAGGGTTGCTTCAGGGGTCCACGCCCTATGAGGATCTGATTGCTTGGGCCAAGGCAGAAGATGTTGCTCTAGTGGAACTGGCCAAGTCGAGTCCTCTCCCGAGGGCACCTGACCGGGTGGCTCTGGATGCACTCTGTCAGGAAATCACAAGAGGAATGGAGCGTTTAGATGGATGAACATCAGGTGTCCAAGTCTCCCTGGGAGAAAGTGCTGACTCTGGAGGAAAACGGGTTGATTGTAGAGGTGAGCAGGGCACGGGTCGTTCCGGCTCGCTACTCGCTTTTCGTTGGGATGCGGTACCCCAACGGCAGGATCCTCCCCTACATTGATTTGAAGACCCATGCTTCCGGACTCAACAAGCCGGAGCTTGCCTTCAACTATGCTGTCCTTCTTGGGCAAATGATCGTGAAGGCTCAGGAATACATTGAGGCAGAGATGTTGTCGGCATGGGATCTCTGGCTTGAACGGCAGCAAAGTCGTGAACAGACCCGGAGTCAGATTGCGGGAGCACCTTCGTTTGTGCGGGCAGTCGGAAAGACTGCTCGTGACAAGGCCAAGCGGCAACACCGTAAGGAGTAGCCCATGTACAAGGACATCGCGGGTCAGACGATCAAGCCTGGGGACATCGTGCTCTATGCTTCCTTGTGGGATCGATCTGCCACGCTCAAGTACGGACGGGTTACCCGGCTCTGTAGCCGGGAAGAGTGGCGAGGACACAAACGGGGAGAGACCCCCACCCTTCGAGTTGTCACCGTGGACCGGGATTGGGATGGCAAGTGGGAAATTCAGAAGAAGGGGGCCGAGGTCACGCTCATGTGGCTTGACCGTATGTTGGTGGTGACCCCGGCCCTAGTACCCGCAAAAGTTGCCCTGCTTCTTCAGCCCAAGTAGATCAAAAGTCTCTGTGTCGGGTAAGATAGGGGGTCACTTCTGGAGGTGCTCCCCCATGTCCACACCAAGCCGTTTCACGCTCTATTGGTCGAATCTGGTTTCCTTTGAAGAATGCCCGCAGAAGTTCCTGTGGGGGCGGGGTTGGGGTACCATTGACGTGGGTGGCGGCCCAGGGAAAAAGAAACCCAAACCCCTTCAGAAATCTGAACACCATGCCATTATGGGTATCGCAATCCAGGCGGCCATAGAGCGTTTCTATAACGATGAGCTATGGCGACATCTTCGGGGCAAACCCCTGATAGATCGTCTTCTGGCCGAGGCCAATAAGAAGTTGGAACTCGAACTGGCCCGGAAGTATATTGACTGGCGATTGGCCCCTCCCAAATCGGAGATGGTAGAGACCATTGTCAACGGGGTTCGGGGGTACCTGCGAACCATGAAGGCCCATCATCTTCTTGGTCCGTATGCCAAGGCTGAGGCTGAGCTTTTGGGCTATGTCAATCAGTACACCCCCATTGGTGGTCGGGTAGACCTTTTGATTCGGCGGGATGCGGATCCGAACAAGGGAGTGACCATCATCGACGGCAAGAATGGCAAGCGATACAAGGACGGGAAGGGTGGGCTGATGACCTACACTGACCCCGACCAACTCCGGTGGTATGCCCTCTGTTTTCATCTGGCCTACGAACGAGCCTTGCCAGACCGTCTAGGATTCTGTTACTACCGCTACCCCTATGGGGATCCCGAGGTAGGGGTCGATGGTCAACTTACCGGGGGTACCGAAACAGGGGTAGTGTGGGTGCCTTTCACTGTGGCTGACCTGAAAGGTTTGGCTGAACGGGCTGTGAACACCTTGAAGAACATGGACCAGGAACGATTCACCCCAACCCCAACCCCCAAGACTTGTCGTTTTTGCGATTACGACTCTGTGTGTCCGGCCCGTGTGGAGCAGAAGGCGCACAACACGCGGAAGCCTCGTCGGGATGACATGCCCGTGACCGTGGGTATCGAAACTATTTCCTTGGACTGACGAATCGGGTAGAGGGATCATGGACCGTCGCCAACGACTACAAGAGGCCCTTCAGAAGCGAGATCTTTTGCGGGACCGTGTTGCTCAAGGCAAGGGTAAGCTGGAAGCGGCCCGGGCCGAGGTGATGGCTGTAGAAACGGAGTGTCGCCAACGCAAAGTGGATCCCGCCGAGTTGGAGGCTACGATTCAGAAACTCCAGGCACGGTTCGATGAGGCTGTGCAAGGGCTTGAGGGACGGATCCAGGCAGCTACCCTACAGGTAGCCACTTTCACCACAGACAGGGGTTGAGAATGAAGATCGGTGTCGCCAAACAGGATCTGGAGAGGTCATTGAGCGTGGTAGCTCATGCCATGTCTACCACCGGGAGTGATCTGTCCTCCCATTTCCTTTTCCGGTTGCAGCCGGATGCTGCCGGGACACTACGGGCAGAGGTGCTGACCAACTCCGGACGGATCTACGCGGGTTGTCCTCTCATTGCTGAAGTAGAGGGGATTGAGGGTGAGGCTTTCACTATTGAGGGTAGCGTCCTCAAGTTATGGCTGAACGGGGTACCAGATGCCGTACTGGTCTTCACCCTGGACTCATCCAGAATTGCTTGTGCCTCCCCCCACGGCATCCAGCGATTCGACTCACTCGACCCCGACAACTTTCCCTACTGGGACAAGACCTTGAAGGATGCTCAAGAGACAGGGATTGTCTCAGCAAGTAGATTCCGGGATGCCGTGGATTTCTCCAGACAGTTTGCCTCTGACAAAGACGCACAGGATCGGAAAATCTGCGTCTGTGAGATGTCCAATGGGTCGATGCTTTCCACGAACCGCACAGCAGCCTCCATCGTGAACATGACCGGATTGGACAAGGTGGGTGTTCGGATACACATCAAGGATGCCCCTTCGCTCATGGCATTCCTGGTAGCCGCAGGGGAAGGGGATATCCGGATCTTGGAGGCTCCTCGTCAGGCCATTTTCCAACGGGGAGATGGGGCATTGTTCGGGATGACCCGTTTCGAGGAGAGCTTCAAACTTTTCTCCCGTCCGGGGGATGATGAACGGGTTTGGAACCTGCCACTGGCCGAACTCAAGGGGGCCATTCCCTATCTGCGGTCCGGAGCCTCTAAGGAAGACATCCGACTCGTGTTCTCACGGCCGGATCCAACAGGACCGGTTGTGCTTTCTATGCAGAACAAGAGTGATGGCAAGCCGACCGAGAGAAAGATCGCGTGTCAGGAAACGGTGTCCCCTAAGGCGGCTCCCCTTCCGGCATCTTTTGCGGTTGGGTACCCACATCTGGAAAAGGCACTGGACGTGATGCGGGGGGACACGGTTCAGATCGGAGTCAATGTCAGGGTGTCGGCTCAGGGGGCCAAGGGTGGCTACCTCCGCTACTATGAGAAGCGGGGGATGGACGACTATCTAGTTATCATCGTTTGGTTGCGTGACCTGTGAGGTTGGTAGGTGATCCCTACTGCCACAGGACTGCGGTCTCAACTGGATCGGGCACTGGGTCGGCGGGACTCTGTTCGGGAACAGTTACGGGTTGCAGGGGCTGACATTCAGAAACTAGAAGGTGAGGGAGAACTCCTTGCCTTGGTCGAAACCTTGCTTCAGTCATTGGTGGACCGGGAAGTAAACCTGAGCGTGCAAGCCGTTCAGCGATTACTCACTGAGGGACTCCAAGCCGTATTCCCGGATCAGAATCTGTCTGTGCTGGCCAAGGTTGAGTTGCAACGAGGCAAGGTTGCAGTAGACCTGGTTACGAATCAGGTTCATGGGAGTGTCACCATTGAGGGCGGGTGCAACGATGCCTTCGGTGGAGCTGTAACCACGATTCAGTCTGTCCTGCTTCGGATCTTCATCCTGTTGAAACGGGGACTCCGACCAGTGTTGCTGATGGATGAAACCCTCCCGGCTTTTGACGGGAACTACGTGCATAACATCGGGGCTTTCCTTGCCCTGGTCAGTAAACAACTGGGGGTGGATATCCTGTTGGTGACCCACAACCAAGCCCTGGTGGATGCAGCAGATCATGTGTATCGGATTTCCCGGAAGGACGGGGCAGCCTGTTTTGAGAGGACTCGTTAATGCAAGAATGGGCGGTTATCCGAAACAAACTACGGCAGGTGATCTTTCGTCACCTCCAGTATCTCTTGAGTCATGCCCTTCGACAACGTCCTCAGACCTGTACTCACAATGCGAGTAAGACCCTACAACTCAATGTCGAGGTTCGAGTATGCCAGTGTCCGGCCGCTGGGTCGCCTTATGACCAGGTGTGTGACATTCGGATAGGCGGGGTTGAGAAGGCCAAAGCCTGTGCCTTTTGGGGGGCCATCAAAAGCCGGGAACTCTTGAGACAAGAATTTCAGGTCAAGATGGATAGGCTGATCCATGCTCCGGATCGGGGACCCTTGGCCGCTGAGTATCCAGACGTGGCTGCCTTGATTTGGGTGCTGGGGACGGCTGAAGATGGTGGGGGTCTCTGGGAGGGGATCACCGAGGTCGAACCGGGGGGGGTGGAATCGTGAGCCATCTATTACAGGTCTTGAGACATCGCCCGAAGGCAATGGATCGCAAAGAGGTGACTCCTTTGCTGATCGAGTTGGAGGGGATATCCCCTGACACGGCTCCTTATCTGGTGTCGGCGGCTAAAGAACCGTGGCTCTGGATTGAGGAAGCACATCCTGAAAATAGCCTCAAGGCAGCCGTGAGACCCATGACCTCTCCAGGAGAGGTTTTCATGGGGGTTGTACGGGAGATATCTCGGCGGGGACAAGCTGACCAATGGGAGAATGGCTTCGAGTTCTCCCAGGAGGGGGTTAAGGCCGCCCTGGAACGAGCCAAATACTATGACCTCCCCGAGCCAGAGCTTCTGATTGCCCGCTTGAAGGATGATTCCCATCACGACAGTCCGAAAACGCGACCTGAATGGTTGAATCCCAAGACCTTCGGGTGTTCCATCCGTTTCTGTTCTTGGCTACCAGGAGACCTAGCCGTGGTTGTCTCGAAAGACCGGGGGTTCCTTGGCACCTTGGGTTATGTGGCAAAGGGGCATCATTGGGTGGCGGTCCACAATGCTAGTCGGGGTTTGGCCTTTGCCGGAGACCCCTTGAAATGAGTTGGCTAGAGCAATCTCTGGCCACCTGTAGTCTAACCCCAGAGGTCGAGAGCTATCTGCTGGGGAGGGGCGCGAAGCCCGAGTCTATCCAAAGGGAAGGCATTGTCACTTGGCAGGCCCAAGATGTGCCTTTGCCCGATGAGGAATTTCGGAAACGCTATGGGTCAAGAGGTGAGGCACTGGTCGGAGCCTTGGTATGTCCAGTGAGATCCCCTCGGGGTAAACTCATCGGGTTCGAGGCTCGTTCGATTCGGGAGAAGCGCATTTCGGATTACCGTTTACATGAGGCCGCCTGGAATCCATTCTTCCTGGGTACCAAAAACGCGGTTGAGAAGCTGTGGATGGGTGGGGATGCCTGGATTGTGGAGGGCTTGTTCGACTTGTTCCCTTTGGAATGGGCCGTCCCGTCTACAGATGCCGTGTTGGCGACAGTCCGTGCAAGATTGAGCGTCTCCCATGTGGAATTCCTACGAAGATTCTGTCGGGGCTTGGTGAATATGGTTTACGACCGGGATGAGACAGGCCGGAAGGGCATTACCGGTTGGGTAGATGAAACTGGAAAGAAACGCTGGGGAGCACTCCAGTCGTTGGGCCGGGTAGGGTTGAAGTGTCGGGACGTGCCCTATGGCGGGGGCAAGGATCCTGGTGAGATTTGGGACCGGGGGGGCGTGGAAGCTCTCCGAAAAACCTTTGCAGAAGGAGTGTGTTTCGATGGCTAGCAGTGTTTGGAAAGCAGGGGACGACGTGATCAAGACCATGAAGGACTTGGTGGCTAAGTATCACCCGCTTCTGGCACCTGTCGTGGATGAAATCGCAGTTCTGTTCCGCGAAAAGGGTTCCGAGGTGGACGGCAAGGTCATCGCGGGTAAAACCTCGAAGGCCCCGGCCATTCTGGGGGTGCTGTCGGAAACCCATTGGAAGTTCATCATCCTTCTGGCAGCAGATGTTTGGCAAGAGCTTGACCCGAAGCACCAGACTGCCCTGTTGGACCACCATCTGTGTGCTTGTGGAGCCACGGAGGATGAGCAAACGGGAGAGACCAAGACATACGTTCGCCCGCCCGACGTGGCCTTTTTCAAGGAGGAACTGGAAAGACATGGGGCATGGCGGTATGACGGGGCACCTCCGTCAACGAATCTGGTCGAGGAATTGTTCGGGAAGTAAACCTGTGCCTGACAGGGATGTGAAGCATGGGTTTGGATACCAAACACCGGCCTCTCCGGTTTGCCGATGTACTCGGCCAAGAGCGAATCACCAAGCTCTTGCGTCGATACATAGCAACACACACAGGACTCCGCCAATCCTATCTCTTGGCTGGTCCCTGGGGGTCAGGAAAAACCACACTCGGTCGCATCCTGGCTCGGGGTCTACTGTGCTCTAATCCATCCCCCGATGGGGATGCCTGTGATACGTGTGAGTCTTGTCGGGATTTCCTGTCAGGAAAATCCCTAGATTTCATCGAGATTGATGCGGCCACGAACTCCGGCAAGGAGTACATGGTGGCCTTGACCGATGAGCTTCAGTATTCGACGTTCTCTGGCCGTCAGAGGATATACTTGTTCGACGAGGCCCACCAACTCACGGCCAATGCTTTGGATGCCATGCTCAAGCCCTTAGAGGAAACCGTCCCTGGGGGAAACAAGCGACTGGTTTGCATCTTCTGTACGACTGAGCCAGCCAGAATGAAGGACACCATCCTATCCAGATGTGCTCCTGCTTTCATGATTGACCCGGTACCACCCCCCGTGGTGGCCCAACGACTTGCGTGGGTATGCGACCAGGAAGGTATCACCTGTGACCCGGAAGTGCTTCCCCTCATTGCCGAGGTAACAGAGGGGCATATCCGAGATGCCCTGAAGGCCATTGAGGGAATCAGTTTGCTTGGGAAAATCGACCGGGCGAACGTGGCTGCCTATCTCAAACTAGACCAGGCAAGTCTTTATCTGGACCTACTGGGACTCATCGGACAAGATCTGGGGGCAGCGGTCAAGTTGGTCGAGGGCTTGGCAAGTCAAGCCTCTCCGTCCATGATCTATACCCAGATGATGGACCTGTGCATGTGGGCCTATCGGGTGGGCTTGGGCTTGAAAGCCCCCATCTATCTGGAGCCTGTCCGGCTCAAAGCCCTCTATGAGCAATATCGGGAAGGTCTGCTCGGTTTCATAATCCGTTTGGGATCCCGTCCAGGCCGACCCACCCAGGCCATGTTGCTTTGTGATCTTGCTGCCATGCACTACGGGGGTCAGATGGCAGGGGAGGGAATCCAGATCACGGTCGTGCAACAGCAGCCTGTAAGGTCGTCTGTAACCCCCATCCTTGTAACAGGGGCGGAAAAGTCGGTCACGCCTCTTGCAGAATCCTCTCCTGTTTCTGGTCAAACTGTCAGTCTCAGTGGTAACATCCCAAGTGGGGTGGGTACGGGACAAATTCCTTTAGACCCACAAGACTTACCGAGCCGCACGGTGGATGGCATCTGTCGGAATGCTCGGTGTACTCGGAACGTGGATGAGTTAGCGGCCAAGGCTGTTTCTTCTGGCGGCACTCTTCTACCAAACGAGTTCGGTCGGCTTCTTGGGCTGTGGCTTCAGGATTTGGAGATAGGAGCCGACACACTTGGACCCCAGAGACACCCCAACATGGGTCGCCATTGAGATCACGCATCAAGGGGAACTCAAGGTTGAAGAGGGTAGCTTCGAGGTCACAATACGATGTGACCTGGGGGTCGGTCCTGAATTCCCCCTCTTTATCCCGGCCCGCATCTACGAACGTGACGGAAAACAGGTCGTCATTTGGTTGATGGATGGCTATGTTTTTGTAGGGGCCGGGTTGCCAGAAACCACCTACTTTGCCCTGGAACATAAGTCCTATGTCGAAAGAATCGTGTCCACCGCAGGCACCAAAGAATGCCTGCGGACGTTGCAAACCCTCCCGGATTCGGCCATCCAGAACCTGCGGAAACAACTACAACTAGCCGTGACCTCGGATCTGAAGATAGGAGAACGGGTCACGGTTTTGGAGGGGAACTATCAAGGCTTGGAGGGTGAGGTCATTGGATTGGCAGATGGCCAGGTTCAGGTCAAGATAGAGCTTCGATCCTTGAAAGCCACGATATCGGTTTCACGAGACTGTGTCAGTGAGGCATCAAAAAATACTTGACCTCCCTTGAATGACCCGTGGTAGTATATTGGAGCTTGAGCTTTTCGGGCTTTCATACGGGCACGGGGGGCTTACGCATGTCTTGGTCTGGCTATCGCACAATGGATCCTAGTCAAATCGAGAATCAATTTGCAGTGGAAGATGGCATTAGCTTCCTGGGGTCTGTTTTTACAGATCCCACTGCTGAAGACAACCAAGCCTTGACCAAGGTGCGTGTGGTCATGGAGAGTTTGCCACCCAGAGAGGCCGATTTCATTGACCTATATTTCTTCAGACGACTCAGGCAAACGGACATAGCCCATCTTTTCGGAGTCTCCCAACCAACCGTGTGCTATCGCCTCCAACGAGCCGCTGACCGATTGAAATTCCTGTTTCACCTTCCCCAAATAGACACGGAAACGCTTGCAAAGGATCTTGGCGGTCTCTTGTCTGACCCCCTGGATGTTCAGATCATGCTCCGCATGGTGGAAACGACCTGTCAAAGTGAGGTGGCCTCCCAACTCGGGGTCTCTCAGGGACTGGTCAGACATCGGTTCCAACGAACTGTTGAACGGATGCGTGTCTACCGGAAGTTCCAGAAGTATGTTGAGCTTTTCGACCACATTGCGGCCAATCTCAATATCCTGCGTGAGGTTCGTCGGGTCACCTGTGGAGATCGGGTCGTCTACCGAATCTGTTAGTCGGTAAAGAGGCTATCGGAAGCCCCACGGTAGAGAGTGGGGGCACCCGTGCCAGAACCCGAGAAAGAGAAACACGTCATCATGGTCCATCGGGTTGCCCGTCGTTGGATCATGCAAATGGCTTCTCCCGAGTACCGTCTCCGTGTCCTGTATGGAACCTGTGAGATCAAGAATCTCCCGAGTCTACTGAAGTCCTTCCGAGATGGTCGCGTGGCAATGGAAGGGCTGACCCCAATCCGTGACTTGGGGATCAAAGAGGACTTCGATGCGGTTGAGATATGGTCCCGGAACCGGGAAGCCTTGATGAAACTTCAGAGTTGGTTCGAGAAACGGGACTATGAAACAACAGGGATTTGGTAAGATGTACAGAACGGCGGGCGAAGACGGTTCTTGGTCGGACTACCCGTTTCCGGATCCGAAAGCCCCCAAAACGCCATGGGGACCGGCTCAAGGGGTCTACAACATAATCCCAGGGGTTCGTTGGTTCACTACAGCGGGGCACGGCGGCTTGATGGTATCTCCCTCAGTGGCCCGGAAGATGTTGACCCCTGCCGCTGTCAAACTCGGGGATTTTTGGGGTGGGGCGTACTGGTACGAAGAGGACATAGAGTACAGCATCCCCATGTATGAACACCCGGAGTGGGACAAGATTCTGGCCCAAAAGGCGGGTGGGGGCACCCTGACGCAGGAACAACACGGGGCTAAAATTCGACAGTGGAACCCCAAGTATTTCACCTTGCTTGAGGCTGGGGAAACCCATCTCGTTCAGCCCAAGAAAGGGATGACCCTGGAGTTCCTGAAGCCCCTCATGTTTGGTCGGGCATACCCCATACGGGTGGGGGATGCAGGACAGATCGTGGCTGTTACTGGGTCGAGCATCAAATTCAATCTTGATAGATACCCTGGGGTGCGTTTCTCCCTCAACATGCGGAACTACATAGAAGGAGATGTCAGGATCAAGACGGCAGGGGGATTGCGGGACCAGATTGCCAAGCTGGCCCATGAGCATCCGGAATTCCGTTGCCTTTTGGTACCCTTGCTTCGTCATCGGCCACGAGGGGTGTGATGGCGCTTTCTCGTACTCAATCCGTAATCACCTACACCTCCGCATCCGGGGGGCAGAGCTACTACTTCGATGTGGTGGTAGACGCCCAGGGTTTGGTGTCGGTACGAAACATCCGAGGACCAAAGGGACTCATTACAGATTCAATCACCAGTGTCCCGACCTCCGTAATGGATGACATCACAGAGGCCAAGTACACAACCACACAGCTTCTTCACGAAACACAGGTGGTTAGTGGGAACATTGTCTTTGCGGGCGTAGCCTCAATGGCAGTGGTCATTGCTCCAGGGGTTCTCAACAACGCCAACTATCGAGTGGTCTACACAACCCCCGATGGGACGATCCTTCGAACCACGGGCAAGACGGCAACCGGGTTCACAGCCGAAGCCCCGGCAATCTATGGTACGGTACTCGTCCCCATCACCGTGACCTACGTGATTCTGGTTGCCACGCAGCAAGTGAGCACCACCAGTGGGACAGTAACCCTGACGGATGCAGATGGGGGATCAAAGGCGGTAGTGTTTACGGCGGCCTTGTCCACGGCGGCTTACCGGGTGGTGTTCTCTCCCAACGGGTTCTTTACGGCTACAGCCACCAGTAAGGCCAAGACCGGGTTCACGATTATTTTGGGTCAGGTGCTTGGGGCTGGGCAATCTGTTACCGTCGGCTACGACGTGTTTGTGGGGTAGGCTGAATGGCCCAAGATCCATTCCAGATTGACCAACTTCAGATTGAACCCGGTGCCGCAGGGCTACGACTGATCCGTCGTGCTACTGATGGATCCCTGGAGTTTCTGGATGCCCTCATCACGGGGGCCATCACCTTACGACAACTGGCCGGGATCGCGGTTGGCAACCTTCTTCTCGTAGGCCGATCCGGAGCCGGGGCCAGATACACAACCATTCAGGCTGCTCTTGATGTCATCCCGTCCAGTGCCTCCTGGCAGAACCCCTACGTGGTCATTGTCGGGCCGGGCCTCTACACCGAGACACTCAACATCGTGCGCGATGGGGTCATGCTTCTGGGTTGGGGTAACCCGGTCATTCGGGCAGTCGAGACGGTTCCGAATGGTCCGGCTGCATACCACACCATCGTCATTCAGACGGCCCTGGGAACAACCCCGACCTCAGTGATTCTTCAGGGACTCACGATTCAGAACATCCATGACACCTTTGCTTGTGTCCGGGTCGTGGGTGGAGCTGCCTCCAATGTTGGTCTCCGAGGGATTCAGATCCTGGATTGTGACCTGGAAGCCTCGGCTGCGGGAGGTAACTATCCTCTATGGGCAACCACAGCCAATCGGATTCTGGTTCAAGGTGGTTCCCAGATGGCTTCTTCGACCCTGGCTCTGATCCGTGCTGAAGACTGTTCCCGAGTTATGCTTCGGTCAATCAACCGAGTACCCGGTATTCAGTTGACCTATGACAACACCAATGACCTCCCGTCCGATGGGGCCACCCCCTTGTACCTGGTAGACGCTTGTGACGTGGGTGCCGTTTCCACGTTGCTGTTCCCCGTGACTCTGGGGATGATCGGGACCGGGTCTGTTTTGCTCAATGGCTGCACGGTAGCCACGACAACCCTGTCAGGAGACCGACCCATTGTGATTCAGGGCTCGACCCTGGGAAGCATCACCCTCGCAGATTCCCTGGCCTTGCGTTTGACAGGGTCAACAAGGGGCACGATCACACCAGGGGGAACAGCCACTTTGAGCGAAACCGTGCAGTATGGGGAGGTAGCTTTCGGGGCTGAGGCCACTAAGGCGGTTGTGTTTGCTGTGCCCCAGCCGGATACAAACTACAGGGTTGGTTTGGAGCTTGGGGCTCACCCGGCCAATGACGAACCACCGTGGACCACTGCCAGGACGGCTGCTGGATTCACGATCAACTTCAATTCGGCACAGACGATGTCCGTGAGATGGACTGTGTGCCGGGGAGGGGTGAACTAATGGGGAATGAGATGTTGGCCCGGTTGCATCTTTGGAAGGTTCGCCCTCCAAGAGCATTCTTGAAATGGGAAGAAGTGAAAGTACCGTTTCCGGAGTGGCAGATCGCAGCTTGGTATAACAAGACTCTGTTCGTGGGTGTTGTGGTTGATCGGGGAAGTGTTGTAGCAAAGCCCGATGAGTTCCATGTGAGCATGGCACCAAGGTATCCCGGGCATGGGGGATCAGCCCCTTACTATCAGTGGTATTCCAAGAAGGTTCGTTCGGAGCAAGAGGCTAGACGGATAGCCGAGCACATCATGAAGAACCCGATTGCTTTCGTTTTGGATGAGACCCAGGCGGAACCAGAACGGCTTTTGAAGTATCTACAAGAGCACCGCATTCTCAAAGCGAGTGGCTTGCGAGAACAGATCATCAAGTTGGCTCATGAGCACCCAGAACTGAGACAACACCTCTTGCCCCTGTTGCGGAGAACAGCCGGTGACAGGAACCTCAAGTTGGTGGAGCAAGCGTCCGTGACGGGGGCCACAGGTACGATTGTGGCTATGGGAAGCCTTGATCAGATCGAGACTTTTGCCCGTGGACAGCAAATGAAATGGCGGGATGACAGTAGTCTCTTTGGGGGTTATTGGCGGACGCCGAACGGGAATGCCTATTTGTTGGACGTTGCCTCTCCTGGGGATCGGGTGGGGAAACAGGCTCCTATTCCAGGAGGGGTCTAAACATGGACGGCTTCTGGGATGACATGAGCACAGCCTACGTGGTTGAATCCGCCATTGACCATCACCTTCAGGAACGAAAGCTCCAGGGGTCACAGACGATAGCCCTGCGAGACCTTACGGATGCCGCCAGGGCCGCCAAGGCACTCCCGCTCCCCCAACCGGCGGGTACACGGGTTCGTTTCGTGGCCAATCTGGGGGCATTGCTAACCTACCCAGATGCCCCAGAACCAAATTCCGAGGGTACCGTTGTCACGGTTCGTTCTGGATCAGGGGATGTCACGGCTCTCGACGAACGAGCTTTTGTCCTTTGGGATGACGGCAAGTTCAGACCTATCATGGCAGAGCATCTTCGGCTGGCTTCTACGGCTACTCGTCATGCTCGGTCGATGCGAATGGTAGTCAGTGACTTAGGGGACTTGTCCTCTTTCTTTGCCTCCTCGAAGCATGGCGATGATCTGGTTCACAAGGCCACCAAGGACTTGTGGGCAGTCAAGAAACAGGGCGAGAACTACGTGATCGAACGGCTGTTTTCCGAAAATGGCAAACCCTTGAAGGTGTAATATGCCCATGACCGGACATGATGTTTTGGGGGCTCTGGTTGGGCGTCAAGCCTTTGAGAGGCTCTATGACAGTCTGGCAAAAACTGATGAACAATCAGCCGAATTGCTCCGGGATGTTTGGTCGGCTCTTGCCGATGCCCTAGACCTGACAACTAACCAGCGTGAGGCTCTCGCTCGGCTTCATGGATCCGTCGAGAACGTAGGTCGGTGGCAACCAGACCTTCAGAGGAACAACATCTTCAAGGCGGCTAATTCTTTGGGTCTCAGGCTTCCCAGTCATTTTTTTGCCAGTCAGAAGAAGGCCGGGATGACCGCCACCAAGAAAGACCTGAAGCTCAAGAACGGGGACATAGTCCCCAAAGGAACCCGTGCCGAGGTCAAGTATCTCGGTGAACGGGATCCCCATGGAGCAACCCTGGCCCATTTGGTTCTGGAATGGGTGTCGCCCACGACCGGACGAAACTACCGGTTTGACCCCATGAAGGTATCCATCACCCGACTTTGGGAGATGGTCGGGGGAGTGGCAAAGCCACCAGGTTTAGCCCGATTGGAGAAAATGTCGGATGATGCAGTGGCCACAACCCCTTCTGGAAAGCGGGTTGAACCAGATGGTTGGGGCAATGATGGATCGCCTTCGTGGCTGTTGGTTTTTGGTATTGTATGATGGGCTTGATCTGTTATACTGAAGCCATGACTAAGACTCGCAAGCGTCCGAGTGGAAATTGTACCAAGTGTGGTTGTTGGCGGACCTCTTTACACTGGGATCATGTTGTCCCAAAGTGGCAAGGGGGGTCAGATGAGGCCGAGAACAGGCAGCTTATTTGTGCAAATTGCCATGAAGATAAGACATACCAAGAGGCCATCTCTTCGGAGTTCAAGGCTTTGATGTCTCGTTTGAGCAAAGGTAAAAAGCGAAGCCCTACATCAAGAGGTTTGATGTGCCAAGTAGCTCAGAAACGTGCTCAAGATCCGGTTTATCGGCAGAGGTTGTCGGCAGCTTTAAAGGGCAAGACCCGAACGACAGAACAGCGACTAAATCTACACGAGGTTCAGACCCGTCGGTGGCAAGACGGGACTCTTCGGCAGGAGGCTGCACAGAAAGCCAGGTCTCTTTGGGCTACCCCAGGGCATAGAGAGAAAATGCAGAAGGCTTTTGCGGGACGACCTGCTCCTGTGGGGAGGCCCCATACAGAGGAAGCCAAACAGAAGATGCGGGAATATGCCCTTCATCGTCCGCCAGTTTCGGAAGCCACTCGGCAGAAAATGTCCCAGTCGGCCCGCGAAGCAGCGAGACGACGCTTTTCCATGTCTGATGAGACACAGGCTGAGGCTAGGGGAACAGAGGCGGAGACGAGGGGTTTTTGATGCAGGATCTGGCTCAAAGGGTTGCTGATCGGTATCTCATCAGGCTCGCTGTTCGACAAGCCTGTGAGACCCCAGCCTTCAGAACCCGAGGGGCAACCCTCCACGATCTGACCCCCCGTGTGGTAGAAGCCTTCGTTGAGGGATTCTACCTCCCAACACACTCAGGCCAAATCCATGTGGCGGGTCTGATCCAGAAGCTCAAGCAACTGACCGACCTTTTCAAGAAAGCCCCGCAACTATGGGAGAAGTTCAAGAGTCTCATAGGCATCGAGTCTCTCTGGGACATCCCCAAGGCGATCAAGGAGTTGGCTCAGAAGGGCTACAGGTATCTTCGGGGTCTGTTGGAGAAGGCTTTTGAGACCTGGCCTCTGAAGATCTACACCCTGGAGAAGGGCAAGGTCTTCAGTGTGAATGACCTTCTGGACAAGTTGGTCAAGAAGTACCCGGCTTTTGACCGTTGGTTACGCACTCATGCCAAAGCCAAGGTGGATCAGTTCGACCAGTGGCTTCGGGAACATCTCCCGGTGGTCTCCACGGTGTTGATGGCTGCTATCTACATCTGGGTTTGGTTCAACGTCGTGGAGTTCGAGTGGGATGTGAAGAGCCTGACAGATGCCATGACTGGACACATTGCTTTGGTTGATTTGTTGGGGTCTCTTCCCAGTTCAGCCATCGGAGCCTTGATGAATGCCCTGCATCTCGGGACGTTCACCCTGTTTCCGGCAGCCATTATAGCCCGACTCCTGTACTTGATTGGCCATCGGTACTTGATCTGGGATGGACGACGGTTCCATTTCGATTCGGTGAACCTGGAGAAAGACTTTGGGGTGCCCCAGGCTGAGACCTTGGCAGGGGGGTAAGTCTGGTTATCGGCCTATACAATGGGGTCTTTGGGTGGGAGAGATGAGTCACAAAACCCGGAATGACAGCTTGATAGCCCGAGTGGCTGTTCGATCCCAGCGAGTGAAAACGGCTGGCGAAGTTCGTTTCATCAAGGACCGGGGATCCGATGACAAGAACTGGGGCTGGGGTGTTCCTGGGCCAGAGAAACGGAAGATGGATCCGGACTTCAAGTTTGATGCCCGGAAACTCCAACCCTTAGCCAGAACCTTGCGTTCTACCTTGATGTCCATGGGACATGCTTTGTCGGCCTATGATTCTTTTACTCGGTTGAAATCAGCAGCCCTTAGTCCTGATGGGAACTTGGGCGGCCGAGGCTACATTCAGAAGATTGCCGAGATGCGACGGGCTTTCATGAACGTGGTGGAGGCTCTTTCCTCTTTGTCCGACACCCTCTATGATGAGATCCATGCTCCCCATTGGTCGTCAGAACATGTGACCGATCAGCCCAGGGAGCGGGAACAGGTTCAGGAGATCATGGAGGACGTGGAAGAAATCAAGGCAGATCCCGAGGATTGGGCCGAGGGCGAAGAAGCCGAGATGGATGAGGAACAACAGGGTAAGAAGGCCAGTCGGATGAAACAGGCATCAACGGGTTGTGCCGATCCGTTGGTGTTGAGGGTGGCGGCCCGCCATCAGGCAAGGAGCCGATAATGTCCAACAAGCGTCAAGGAGACAACTGGGTTGCCAACCTTCTCGGGGAATCTGTTCTTCCCGAGGATGATGTGACCTTCACGAATGGCTCGAACTTCGGCCTTGATGGTTGGCAGTTCGACCAGACGATGAACGAAGGGGTGTTGGATTCAGCCCGGTTGCCCGAAACCAAGGGGTTGTCCGGACTTCCCGATGGCATTGTGACCGAAACAGAAGAACCCTTAGATCTCGCCGAACTGACTGAGGATGACATCGGCCCGGACTTGGCCGAGATGCTTTCTGAAGATGAGGGGGCACTTCCAAAAGAGGCTGGGGTCATTGATCTATCCTGGTTAGATCCCACTCAGGAACAGGATCCAGACCGACTCCCTCATAACCCGAACGTGGCTTTGCCGCCGCCATCACCAACAGAACAAGCTCTGGAGAAAGCCTGGGGTCGTTCTCAGACCGACGGCATTCATTTGATGCCCAACAAGGACAAGGAGATTGCAGACTACGAGAAAACCCTGGAAGAGGAAGGGGGGCCGAAGTCTGGGTTGCCAGGAGCAAGAACGGCAGAGGAACTTCAGGCCGCCGTGTATCGGGCGATGCGACGATCCCATTTCGGACACGACCTTCGACGCATTGAGGCTGAACTGAAACAGAGCGTGGGTTCTGATTTCCGGAAGGTCCAGGGGGTCTGGAAACGTCTGGTCGCCGAACACGGGCTTGCTGGTCGGGTATTTGTCCGGGCTTCCGTGTTCCCCGGACTCAAGAACGGGCAATGGGTACAAGAGGTCAAACGGGGTTGTCGAACGGCTCGGTACGTCATTACAGAGGATCCCACTCTTGCTCCCAAGCTCTCAATGGAAGCCGTACAGGAAGTTCCTTGGAAGAAGGCCCTGTCTTTCTACACAGGACGCCTCCGGGCTGCGGGCTTCAAGGTCTTTACCGGGGAACCAAAAGCCGTGCTCAAGGCAGCCTTCCTGTCTGAGCCGGTTCAGAAGCTACCCCCTTCCATCTTCCAACCCGTCGAGAAACCCGAGGTACAAGCCACTCGGGAGCAGCCCCCACAGGCTCCGGTTGAGACCCCCAAGACGGCCGAGGAAAAGGCGGTATCTGGTAAACGGCGGCAGGTTCTGTTGGTTATGGCCCGCTGGGTCAAAGAGGGTCGTCTGCAACGGGACGTAGCCCAAAAACTAGCTGCTGCAATCGCCGAGCCAGTTTTGCTGGCCAAGAAGGCTGCCGCAATAGTTGCGTCTCACGATTCAACCACCGTCTATGCCGGGGTTGGAATAGGGGCCAAGGAAGCTCCGAAGCCGGAACCCCAGTCTGGCGAGGAGAAACAGGTAGAGGTAGAGGCAGCCCAACGGAAACGGGCGATGGTTGCTCTGGCCCGACATGTGAAGGCTGGAAGCCTCACAAAAACGGAAGCTCAACGGATCGTGAAACTTGGCAAGACAGCGGCAGAGATCGAACGAATCACGGTTGCTGCTGTCCAAGTAGCCCGAGAACGTCGAAAGGTGGCTCTGCCAGTAGTCAAAACTGCGGAGTATGTCGGGCCAACTCAAGAGGCAGCCCCACAGATTCGACGGGCTGTGACTGATCTGCCCCCAGAGGAACGGAGATTTCTGGCAGCGGCTCAGGGGTCTGGAATCCCAGCTATAGAGTTTCGACGGATGGCCCGGTGGGCACGGCAACAGATGAGCGAAGGGGTTGTGGGTCGGGATTTCGATGAACTCCTGGCGGCCCGATTTGCCAAGCCCCTGTTGACAGCCGGGGCCAAGATTCTGACAAGTCTCCGTCGGCAACATGAGGGTTTGTCCGGACATCTCTATGTGGATGCCGGAGCCTATGTTTCTTCTGCCGGGATAACCGGTTGTGATAAAGGTGCCCTGAAGCATCGAGGGAATGCTCTCAAGACCGTGTTGGCTCTGGATAGATGTGAGTCGTGTTCTCTGAAGAATGCCCACGGGTTCTGTCAGGCATACAACAAGCGGCTGGTCGCAAGCCCACCCATCAAGGATCCAAAGGTCTATCAGACTGAGGCAATTCGTTTGGCCAATGCGTCGGATGCCGAAGTGACAGCTTCTTTGTTTGACCCCGCTGAGTTCAAGCTGGGGAACACAGATCTCGATAACATCACAACCGGGAGTACCTCTAACGAGGAACTTGGGGATGTACTTTTTGGCGGAATGGAGGTGTCTTGATGTCGGATCTACGTAGTCGGGTTATCAAGTTGGCTCATGCTGTTCCGGAATTGCGGCGTCATCTTGTGCCGTTGCTACGCAAGGATGCGGGCTTCAAGGACCGGCTGAAAAAACTCTGGGAGGCATACAAGAAAGAGCACCCGGATTCGAAGAAGCCCCCGGAGAGTTTGGTTGAGAAGGCCAAAGGCGAGGAAAAAGCCCCAGAGAAACCAAAGGGCGAGGAAAAAGCCCCCAAGGTTCCGAAGACTCCCGAACAAGAAGCCGCAGACAAGAAGAACTTAGACTGTGTGCATGATTGTCAGGACAACCCGGCCTACCATAATCAGGATGACTATCAAAACTGTGTGCAGAGATGCAAATGAGCGTCTGGGGGATTTTGATGTTACGCAATCAAGTTCTCAAACTAGCTCACGATCATCCTGAACTTCGACGGCATCTGATTCCTCTTCTTCGTCAAGCCGCCGAAGAATCCCTAGATTCTGCCGCCCCTAAAAATCCCCGTGTGCGGGATAAAGCCAAGGTGTCTGACGATGCCTGGGTGTCTGACGACGCCGAGGTGTTTGACAATGCCGAGGTTTCTGGCCGTGCCCGTGTGTCTGGCGACTGTCGTATATCAGGGACTGCCAAAATCCGTGGCGGTTTTTGGGATGGGGCCATTGAAGTTACCGAGGGTACTTGGGACGGCCCAGGTAAACGGGTGAAAGATTAATGGAATCTTACGGGCCTTTTGCGGTTCGTGCTGGGATTCTACAAAGGTCAACTAATTTTGTGGACCTTGTAGTACGGCAACGTTCCGAGACAACTGGGTTACGATTGTTTTCAGCCCGTACCCTCAGCGAGGTTTAGGCATGTTGCGTAAGACCTATCAGCATGGCCGGGGGTTCACAATGCCTGTGGGCGTCTATGCCAACGGGTCGGACCCAGCCAGCATCTGGCCGATTGCCCATCCCATTCCCCTTCGTACTTCGGTTCGGATGGGGCGTATTCGTCGAGAGGGGCGGCGGGGGTTGCAAGCCCTGATGACGGTTCCTGCTACTGGGGTTGTGGGTCAAACAGGTAGCCTCACGGTAGCCAACAACAATTTCACACTTCCGGCCCATGTGATTCTGGGTGAGTATACCTTGATCAGCAGCATCGACTTCACTCCTGGGGTTGGGGTCAATCAGACAGCAACGGCCCTAGCAGCGGCCATTTCTCGTTTGCCGGGGTTCCAGGCGGTGGCTGTTTTAGCCGTGGTGAGTATCACCTATGACTCCCCGCAGGTTGAAGTACCCTTCAGGGTCTGGCATACCTCGGCTCTGGTCACGAATTTCACTCCCTTGGTGCCCACTGGTGGTACTCTAACCACAGGGGTTCCGCAGGTGGGATCACCAGTGATCACACCATAAGGAGACGGCTGTGGGCCGACTCAGAAGCAGCACGATTCAGGCAGCCCTTCTGGCCAAGGTTCCTGTTTGGGCAAGCCGCATCAAGGTCAAGGATGAAAAGGGACAGGGGGTCTATCGGACTCGGGAAGAAATCCTGGACTCAGATGAGATCCAAACCAAGAAGGATGGCACTCCCATTGTGATGAGGTCCGCACCGGGGCGTCGAAAAGATCCGGTGTTGACTCCGGCCACGCCCATTGTGGCTGCCATCATGAAACGTAGGGCCGAGACCATTCAGGTGGATCCCATCCTTGAAGTTGCTCGGAGAGATCCTGAGTCCTCCGACCTACTTCAACAGGTCGTTCTGGCCGTGGGGGAAGAAGCTGCCAGCCTGAAGTTTGAGCGGGAAGAAGCAGAACGGGCTGGGCAAGACCCGTCGAACATCTCAGTCAAACGGATCTCGGCATTGAAAACCTTGAGTGATACATGGCTCCGACGAAAAGAACAGATAGCCTCCCGTGATTTGGACCTTCAATCCCCAGGCTTCAAGTCTGTGTTCCGGTTCATACTAGAAACCATCCAAGAGGCCATGAACGGCAGCGGTATGTCCGCAGAAATGATTGAGACGGTGATGGCCAAGGCTGCTCAGATGTTCAATGATGACTGGGATAACGAAGCCAAGAATCGGCTCAAGAATGTGAGCTAAGTCTATGGGTCTTGGTGGCATTGCACTGTCGGTAGGGCAAGCCACCAGGGCTATGTCCAGGTCCACCAGGATCGCGGATGTTGTTGAGTTCATTGAGGCCCCGTGGGGTCTCGACATCCGCCTTTTCCCCGTCCAGAAGATCATCCTGAAGGCCCACTATGGTCTGGCCCTGGACGACCATGAGACTTTCAAGATTTCCGACTGGCGACAACAGGTCTTCCAAGACTACACGGAGGCCAGTTATCTCCGGCATCTGTTCGATGAGGGCCGTTCCAACATTCGAGAAGTCATCCCCGGCCAAGAGCGAACAGAGCTAATTCTCAGTATTGGCAGAAGGTCGGGGAAGACCTTTTTGGCAGCAGCCATCGCAGCTTATGAGACCTATAAGCTGATTCTGAAGGGCAGTCCGCAAGCGTATTATGGACTCCCACACACGAACAACATCCAGATCATCTCGGTCGCCACAGACAAAGACCAGGCGGGGCTGCTCTATCAGGAGTCCTCGGGACATTTCTCAAATTGTGGTTTCTTTCTCCCCTACACGGCTAACAACACCCAAACCTATGCCCGATTTCAGACCCCGGCGGACATCGTCCGGTATGGTCGGTATGCAGACGATCCTACGGCCAAGGCCACCCTCAAAGTCACGTTCCGGTCTTGTATTGCCAAAGGACTCCGTGGTGCTGGTAACTTTGTGGTCATTTTGGACGAGATTGCACACTTCACGGATGCTGGGCAGTCTTCGGCTGAGGCTGTTTACAAAGCAGTCACTCCTTCGACAGCAACTTTCTCCCCCAAGGATCCGAAGGATCACCGAATCCCCATTGGGCATGTTGAGGGCCGCACCATCTCTATCTCGTCCCCCTTGGGTAGACAGGGGATGTTCTACAAGCTCTTCCAGATGGCCATGTCTGGGGGTCCAGCTTCTGCCAACATGCTGGCAATTCAGGCTCCAACCTGGGAAGTCAACCCTACCATTCCGGCTCATGAACTGGAGAAGAACTACCTCAAAGATCCGGTGGTGTTCTTTACCGAGTTCGGGGCACAGTTCCTTGACGCAACCTGTGGCTGGCTTGATGAACAGGAACTCATCGCTTGTGTGGAGGCTTCGAGACGCCCCGTGTCCCAAGGAGCAGCCAGAACCCCTCATTTCATCGGGATTGACGTGGGTCTGGTAGATGACGCCTCGGCTGTGGCCATTGGGCATATCGACGGGGAACAACGAGTCGTGTTGGATCTGGTGGACCAGATCAAAGCCGGGGAGGGAAAGCACGCCGGGTTGGAGAGACTGGACTTCGAGGAGGTCGCTGACTGGATCCTGTCCCTTTCCAAGAAGTTCTTTCTGGCCCATGGCTTGTTCGACCAATGGGCCGGTATCCCATTTGAGCAGGCATTGGAGAAACGAGGACTTCGGGCATTGAAGTCCGAACACATGACCAAGCCCCTCAACTCCAAGATTTCCCAGAACTTCAAGGACATGATGTGGGACCGACGACTGGTTCTCTATGATTGGCCCCTGCCCGTAAATGAGCCGGGCAAGCATTGTAGCTACATTGCAGAACTCCTAGAGCTTCAGGCACAGTATCAGTCCAAGTATGTGACCATCGTGTCTGCTCCAAAGATCGACGGAAAACACGATGACCGTTCGGATGCTCTTGTGCGAATGGTTTGGCTGGCCAGTCAACATCTGGGACAACCCAAATATGCAGCCACAGGACGCGGGGCAACCACCAGAGCAATTGGCACAGTCGTCCCACCTCTGACCAGGAACCTACTGCATCGTCGAGGGTATGGAACAAGCCCTGACCGACAGCCCTCCCGGCTTGTGCATGGACACATCAGAGGGCGACGATGATCATCACCGGGGACCAGATCGTAGCCCATCTTGTCGGTGATTACCTACTTCAGTCAGACACCATGGCCCTCCGTAAGAGGACCAGTAGCCTATGGTGTCTGATTCACTGTGCTTGTTATACCGTGCCTTTCCTGGCTGTTACCCAATCGCCACACGCTCTGATGATCATCTTGGACACCCATTTTCTGATGGACCGGTGGGGGTTGGCTCGTTACCTGGTTTGGCTCCGGAACTGGATTGGCTCAAATCAATCTTGGGCCAACTGCTCCAAGACAGGGTTCCCCGACGACCGACCTACCTGGTTGACCGTGTGGCTGTTGATCATTGCTGACAACACAATTCATTTGCTTTTCAATGGCTTGGCCTGTTATTGGTGGAGGTGAGATGGCTACCCCAGATCCCAGGAAACCCCTTCGAGCCGACCACCGGCTTATCAAGAAGCTCTATTCCTCGATTCTGGCGGGTAAGACAGAAGCCGTCCCTGAGGAGTTCAACCTGATCTCCGATGTGTTTCTACGGTATGGTGGTTCCTGGGTCCGTCTGTTTCATGGATCTCCGGCGGATATGTCCAAGTTGAAGGAAGTCATCAAGGCGGCCTTCAAGAAAGGACTCTTGACCAAACACTACACCTGGGAGGCTTGACGTGCGGTTTCGTACCCGCATGATGCCCGCCGAGGATCAAGGGCTGTTCCGGCATCTTGACCGGGCTATCGCCGAACTCGGCTCTGCACAACAGGTGGGGGCCAAGATGCTTCGGCAAGCCTCCAGAGAGCCAGGACAGGATCCACGTAGCCGGAAACTTCAAGGGGTCTTGGCAACTGTTCGGAGAACCCATCAGATGTTGTTAGAGATGCCCCGGGTAGTTCCCACTCTGGACATGACCGACCCGGATCTGCAACCCGAGGACACGAAGGTTGCTCCAATCCCAGAATCTCGTGTTCAGGGAACCTAGAGGTAAAGCATGGCTCGTGCAAACCCACCGGATGAAGCCAGGGTAGTTGCCCAGATCCCTCCTCGTAAGGGGGTCAAGACGGGTAAGCCTGACAAGATCATCACAGCAGCCATGCGCCGTGTGGCATTCCCTACTACGGGCATGGCCGGGAACGCTGCTTTCGGCAACTACTACTCCCCTGAACTCTCCACTGACTTTCTCGAACTGCCCCAGTCGATAGACGAACAACGGAACTACTACCGGTTTTTCTATGAGCACGACCCTTTCGTCGGTCAGGCCATTGATCTGCATACCGAACTGCCCCTCTCGAAGATCCGTTTGGGGATGCCGGAGGCCAAAGACCGAGAATTGGCCAAGAAGTCTCTGAGGTTCTGTGAAAAATGGGCCAAGAAAATCGGGTTGTTACACCGACTCATGGAGATCGTCCATGATTACTTCCTGCTCGGAGAGGTTTTCATTTTCTGTGAGGATTCCTCACCGGACATGCCTCAAGAGATCACCCATCGGCCCGTGCGGGAGATAGACACCGACGGAGAGGCCAAAGAAACCTGGATTGAGAAGGAGGATGCCTCCGATGTTGCAGTAGCCTGGCTCAAGAAGAACTACTCAGGTTGGACAGCCCTCCGGGTACTTCCTCCGGAACAGGTGAAGATGGAGTCTTTCCCCTTCACCGACGAACGAATCATCGAACTGGTTCCCGATGCCAAAACCAAGGGGGTCATTCAAAGAGCACAACAGGGGGATGTGCAAGCTCAACGGGTTGCACAGTCCATGCCTCAAGATGTGGTGGAAGCAATCCAACACGGACAGAACATCCCGTTGAACACGGATCCCGATGCCGGTTCTTTCTGTTACTACCTCGCCCGACGGCGAAGTCAATATGAACCCAGGGGAAAGAGCATCCTCCAACGGTGTCTGCGGATATTGGTCTTCCGTGACAAGGTGCGGCAATCTCTGACCTCGATTGCCTCTCGGCACATGACGCCTATGAGGGTCATCTATGCCGAGGACATGAATGACCTTCAGACCGAGGCACTGCGAGAGCAAGTAGACATGGCTCTCCAGGATCCGGACTTTTCCATAGTCACGAACTTTGCGGTCAACTGGGAGGAAATGGGAGCAGACCAGCGGCTCCCTGATTGGTCCTGGGTCTGGGAGTTCACTGATCGACAGATGTATGCAGGCTTGGGAGTGACCGAAAGCCTACTTTCCGGCGAGTCCACCTATTCGGGGGACAGACTCCATCTGGAGGTTATCAACACCCGGTATATGCTGCTCCGGGAAGTGCTTCAGGACATGGTGGAGGAACATTTTTTCAAGCCCATGTGCAAACGAATGGGCTTTGTAGAGGAGGACGAAGACGAGATTCTGACCGTTATAGTTCCCCGATTGTCCTTCACCCGATTGGCCTTACGAGACAATTCTGACACGTTCGATGCCCTGTTCAATCTCTACCAGAAGGGGTCGTTGGACATTGACATCATCCTGGATCTGCTCAACATCGACCCGACCACAACCAAGGAGAAGCTGGAACGAGATTTCGCCACATTCAACGATGCTCTGTTCAATGAGGTACTTCGGGCAGCATATTCGGCGACAGGGTCAGCCCTGGCTGAAAAGACAGACCTGACTCAGCAGATTGCAGCACGGTTGAAGCTCAAGTATACAGAGACAAAGGAAGAGGGTCGGTTCTAAGCGGCTCTGCCCCGGTTCTGAGTCTATACTGCTCCTTGTGAGAGGAGCCTTGTCGTGCAAGCCACCCCCCTACAAATAGCTGCCGCGACCCAACGGATGTCCGTGGCCCTGATGAAGTTCTTGTCGGGGGTAGCCAAACGACTGGGTGTAGGCGAGCACACATACGTGGTCGGCGGAGCCGTCCGCAACTGGGTCATCGGGGAACCCATCAAAGACCTGGACGTGGTTATTGACCCTGTGGCCCTCCGCCGCTCAGATGCCTCAGCTTGGTTTGCCAAAGAGGTCCAGAAAGCCATCCCGGTTCACACGAACCTGACCACCAATTCCTACGGGGTTGCCATACTCACAGTCAAGGGTGACTGGGACTTGAATGGGGAGAATCTGAATGGGGAGGTCATTGAGATAGCCAATGCCCGTAAGGAGTCCTATGGTGGGGAAGAGGGCAAGGGCTACAAGCCCCACACGGTTGAGCCTGCTACGGTTGAAGAGGATGTCTACAGGCGTGAGTTCACTTTCAATAGTTTGATGTGGCGGCTCTACGACCTGGCCAAGGGTCCTGACAAAGCTGAGATCCTGGACCTGACTGGGTGTGGACTCAAGGATCTCCAGGATCGGACGATGCGGTGTCCATCGGATCCGGACAAGACTTTCTCCGACGATCCTACGAGGATGTTGCGTGCTGTTCGTTTCATGGTGAAATACGGGTTCAAGCTGGACCCGGAAACGGAAGCCGCGATTCGGCGGAACGCCCCCAAGTTGAAGAATGTTCCCCCCAATGCTATTTTCTCCATTCTGGTCAAGACCATGGAGGGGGGTTGAGTGTTCGGGAAAGCATGGTCTTCTCAGGAGATCGACACTCTCGTGCAGGCTTGGGGGAAGGGGGTCTCACTTGAGGATGTAGCGGCTTTGTTGTCTTGCCGGTCTCTGACCTCAGTGCGGGTACAGGTGAAGAGGCTGCATCTTCGGCACACCAAAGAGCAGACTCGGCGCATCATGTCTGAGAAGATGAGCGGTGCTGGGAATGGGATGTTTGGGAAACCCAGTGCGCGTCGTGGGGTTACTGTTAGTGAGGATACTCGGGAGAGGATTCGGAAAGCTGCCAAAGAGGGGTTCGTTTCTGGCAAACGCAAGTGGCTAGCGGGTTCAGAAAACCCCATGTTCGGAAAACCAAGCCCCATGCGAGGAAAAACCCTTCCTGAGACAGCGTTGCTTGTGCTTTCAAGAAAAGCTACGATCCGGTGGGCTGGTCGGTCTGAGGAATTCCGGCAAGCCCATCTAGTCAAGATGCGACAGGGGTGGTCTAGGTGGGCTATTAGTGGAAGGCCGACTTGGATAGAGAAAGAGGTTGCAAGTTGGCTCATTTCGGCTGAAAAGATCTATGTTTCTCAGGTTGTGGTTGGGTTCTACGTGGTGGACTTTCTCTTGGGGAAAACCGTGATCGAGACTCACGGGGATTACTGGCATGGTAATCCCTCTGTGTATTCTCCCGAATGCTTGGATGCCACACAAAAGGCCAACATCAGGCGGGATAGAGCCAAGAGGACTTTCCTTGCCAATCGGGGGTACACTCTTGTTGAGATGTGGGAGAAGGACATCAAGGCAGACCCCGAGGGGTGTCGCGGGCACTTGTTGGGGGTGTTAAAGTGAACCCCAAGGTGAAACGTGCCCTCCTGGAGATGGAGAAACTTGGACTCCTGGATGTGGTCAAGGAGATTGCCCAGACCGACCGGGGATTCCGGGAGGCTCTTGGAAACTGGGCTGAGAAGAAAGCAGACCTGGCAACCTTGTTTGACTTGATGGACATGGGGATGCCGACTGGAAAGAAGATTCCATTCCTTTCGCCCCCCCAGCGGGCACGGGTTCGAGAGATCACGGTCCAGATGGGTGCTGATGCAGCCGGACACCTGGTTGATGCTCTGGAACAGCCTGGGAGGGTTTTGGACACCCCAACCTTGATCCAGGAGTTTGGCCTCAAGGGTGCCGAGATCCGACAGTTGACTCAAATGGCTCAGGAAGCCTTGTTGGATGATCCGATTCTGGTGGTCTCCCCTGAGAGGTTGACCGAGCGGGTCCGGCAACGAATGCGACAGATCAAGACGGCTACGGTGCGGATCCCAACGGCAGAGGAGATTGAAGCGGGGGAGCTTGAGGCTTCCTATTTCAACCTGGGCGATACAATTCTCTACGGCAAGTACAAGAACCACAGGGGGATCATCAAAGAGTTCAAGCAAGACGAGCGGGGTGTCCCGACTGCTGTGATACAGCCTGATCCCCAAGGGCGCAAGAAAGACAAGGAGATCGGGGTCTTCAAGTTCTGGCACGCTGACCCCCTGAAACGACAAGCCGGTGTATTCGAAGCACCCCCCAAGTGGAAGAAGGCAGTGGCCGAGTTCCTCAAGGCAGATCCTGTGGTGAAAAAAGTGGCTGCTCGGTGGGTGGTTCGTCAGACTGTGGAACAACGGGGACGTGAACCCACCCGGCAGATTACTGGGGGGCATGGTTCTTTGTCGATTCGGTTAGCTCAATTAGCACAGGATGTGCCCGAAACTCGGAAGCACTTGGTCCCATTACTACGTGATGCATTTAGAGAGGTGAAGTATGACGTATAACTATGACCATCTAGGTACCTCTTGGAAGTTTCAGGTCCACCTGGGTCGTCTTGGGACCGTGTATGGGGTCAACGTGGAGGGTGCCGGTTTTCGTATCGCCCCGGAGGATAAGCCACATAATGACAAGTGGCGGATTGACTATCGGGGTATGGGGGTTTGGGAAGCGGTAACCCCCATGAAGTATGACTCCCCAGAGAAGGCTGCGGCTGCCTTGGTGAGTTTGAACCGGGCACACCAATTGGATGAGTACAAGCCAAAGAAGGATGCCCGTGGTTCGCTTCTGGACCATGTGGTCCGGCTTGCCCATGAGAAGCCTGAAACTCGGAAGCACCTGCTTCCCCTTATCCGCAAGTTTGCAGCCACCTCCTACTCTTCCTTGTCAGATGCGGCGGAGGTCACAGGGAACGATAAGTACCTTCCTGGAAAAACCGAGATCTGGTACATGAAACCGTCGGCTGAAGACGATTATTTTAGAGGACCAGCCCGCCTGAAAGAGCGGGGGTTGGTTCTTCCCATACCACAAACTATCAGGGAAACCCATATCCTGTTGGGAACTGTGCGTGAAACAAACCTCGATAAGGTGTGGGTAATGATGCAGGGTGAAACATGGAGTCCCCGTGGAGAAGCTCGGGGACTTATCCGGGGTCTGCATTTGGAGCATACCAGTATGTCTGTGGGGGATGCCATCAAGATAGGCAGCAAGCTGTTCATGGTGGACCGTGCGGGCTTTGTGGAGTTGTAAGGAGCACGGGTGATGCGGAGTCCTGTCAGTGTACACCACCTGGTTGCTCGTGTTGCTGCCCGTTGGGTTGAGCAAATCCCCGGTGGACTCGCCAAGGGCAAGAAGCCTAAGGACTTTGACCAAACGGCTCTGGCTAAAGGTCAGAAAGTTGAGATGGAACATACGGGTGATCCCAACATGGCTCAAGAGATCACCATGGACCACCTCACTGAAGATCCAAACTACTATGACAAGCTAGAATTGATGGAACGTCAGGCTGGAACGAATCAGGAAGTCATCGAAGCCCCACATAACTTTCATCCGGTTGAGGTTCAACCCCCGAAGGCCAAACGAAAGAAATTCCCCTTTCAAGGTTACATTGACTTCCAGGGGTTGGAGATCGATGTCGAGAACGAGAAAGGGTCAACTCGGGAGGGGGAGAGTTCAGACGGCACCAAATGGTCCACCGAGATGTTCTATCACTACGGCGAGATCCGGGGGACTGAGGGTGTGGATGGAGACAAGCTTGACGCTTATGTGGGAGACAATCACGACTCTTCCGTGGTCGTGGCCATCCATCAACACGACCCCAAGACTGGGAAGTTCGATGAAGACAAGGTCATGCTGGGTTTTGACTCAGTGGAAGAAGCCATCGGAGCCTACAAGAAGCAGTATGACAAGCCGGGTTTCTACCAGGAGGACGATCATCTGGCGATGCCCATCGGGCAGTTCTGGAGATGGGTTCATGGAGAGAAGAACCGGGGGAGGAAGGTCAAGGAGGCCGAGGCCCGTTTTGCTCACGAGGAGGACAGGGATCTTGACCGGCTCTATGAGGAGTATCGGAAGTTGGCCCCTGAGCATGGGTACAACATCTTTGAGTTGGGCGATGTAGACCGAGATCCCCTTCTGTTGCTCACCCCTAAAGAGGTGCCTCCAGGTAATCGGCAGGTGTTGGTTCTGGCTGGTGTCCATGGGGATGAGCCGGGTGGGGTTTTTGCTGCTCGCAAGTTCTTCGAGAACCCCAACTGTGTTCCGGGGGTGTCCGTCTCTATTATTCCAGTCGTAAACCCCCACGGTTTCCGTCGAAACGAACGGGTTGGGTTGGACGGGAGAGATCCCAATAGGGAGATGTTCCCAGGTCAGAAACATACCTTTGAGGGTGAGATCCTTCAGCCCCACATCAAACGACTTGCCGAGGTGGGTCAAGATGGGGTGTGTTCCGTTCATGAGGACTGGGAAGCCAGGGAGTTTTTCGTCTATGACGACCCCAGGTTCTCAGTGCCCAGTCTAGTAGCCCGGCGACTTTGTCAGGAGGCGGCCCATCATTTCCATTTGGCCGACGAACCATCCGGTACGCGCTCTTACGATACGTCCATCGAGGGTTGGTTGGCCAAGGCCGACCTACGGATCTACACCCTTGAGCTTCCAGGGGTGTGCGATCTCCAACGGCGAAAGGATTGTGGGGCCGCCCTGATTCGGGTTTTCGGGGAAACCATCCGAGAGGGGTGGGAGAAGATCGGCCCTGTGGGTCGAGTTGTGGCTCGTCATCGTCAGGCAGCTTTCTCCAAGTGTCGCTGGCGAGACCTCCCCCCTGAAGAACAAGGCAAGCCCCATCCCGAGTGTCCCATGCCAGACTACGTTGAAGGAAGGGTCAGGCAGACCTGTCTGGGTGAGCTTGGCAGGTTTCGTGTCTGGGTTGTGGATGGGAATGCAGTTCGCAACCTAGTGGACATTGACTTCACTCAGGGTGGAAACCCCGCGGTTTACGGCTACATCCCGAAGGACGAACTGTGGGTTGAGTCCAAGCCCTCCCTAGAGGACACGGCTTTCACCATTTTGCACGAGGCCATCGAGACCGTCTTGATGCTGGACGCGGGCGACACATACGAGCAGGGGCACGACCATGCCTCAAAGGTTGAGAACCTCTACCGGGCGTATTCCGGAGGGTTCCCGAACATGCAAACCGCCTTCGATTGGGCTAAGGGCCGGTTTGAGAAATGGCAGGCAGGACGGGTAGCCAGTTCTGAGCCGCTTCGCAGGAAACTGGCGAACCCGGCTTTGTTACACGGGTATCCCACGAGACTCCAGGAACTACGGGAGGCTGTGCAACACAGCAAGTCGTTGAACCTTGGGAACACGTCAACGCTTTGGGTTGCTTGGCATTTGTTCTACAAGGTGGGCCAAGAATGGGCAGCATACGTCATTGACCATCTTGCTTTCCCCCCGAAAGTGGCTAAAGCAGTGGAGATGGCCGCCCGTCTGTTCTCACGCTCCTACGGGTGGGGCAAGGGACCATCGGACATCATCAAATGGTTTGAAAACAACGAAGCCCGGCTAGTGCTTTTGGACCAGGCCCGAGCTTGGCCCGAACGGTCTGAGGAGAGTGGGGTTTTCAAACAGGGGCCGTTCATCGTACACAACACGGTGCAGGCTATCGGTCCGGCTCTTGACCTTGCTTTGGACATCATAGACCGAGCGACAAGGGCGGTTTCCGGGTCAGGAGTGCCGGGGTTCGCCCAGATGTCCTATGGCACGTTGTTTCTGGTTGGCCAGATCAAACGCAAGAACTGGGCTGCCTGGTATGTGCCCAGCAAGGATGTCATCTACCTTCGTCCCAGAATCTCGGGTATTTCGGTAGAAGAGTCTGCTCGTCATTTGGTACATGAGTTGGGACACCGTTTCTGGGCCAAGAAATTGGATAGAGCCATCAAGTCAAAGTGGGTCAGTCATCATACGTCCCTGGTCTATGGGCATGTGGATACTAAGCTCCCCGAAGTGGGGGATGTTCTACCCCTTCAGGTCAACAAGAAGACCGTTCGGGTGGAGCAGTATGAGCAGCCATCAGGAAAGGCCACTTTGGTTGATGTGACCACAAACCAGCCAATCGGATCAGTAGGGCTGGCTCAATTGATGGGGTGGGTGCAGGAGGTGGCTAAGAGGGGTAAGTTTCCCACCCCCTATTCAGCATCTGACCCAGAGGAGCATTTCTGTGAGGCTTTGTCCCTATATGCCATCAACAAACTGACCGGCCCGAATCTTGAGGCGTTCAACGAGATCATGTTGGGTGTGAATGCCGCAACAGTAGCCCGGGTAGCCGCCCGTTACCAGGAGAAAAAAGAAGTCCCCAAGGCCGAGGGCAAAGGGACAACCACGGTCTACGAATACAGTGACCGTCAGGTGGCCCTGCGAAACCACGACAAGGCTGAACGGGTCGAGAAGCTCCGGGGCAAGATCGGAGACTTGCGGGAAAAGTACCGCAAGGATTTGACAGCCAAGGATGAACAGACCAGGAACACGGCATTAGCGGTGGCCCTGATTGACGAGACCTTCGAGCGGGTTGGGAACATGGAATCCGCAGCGGATGGCCATTTTGGAGTTACCGGCTGGAAAGTTAAACACATCACGTTCAAGGATGGCAAGGCCGTTGTCAAATATGTGGGGAAGTCGGGGGTCAAGCAAGAGAAGGTTGTTGAGTCCAAACCCGTCTTGAAAGCCTTGAAGGATGCCGTGAGGGGTAAGGGGGATGAGGATTTAGTCTGTGAGGGTGAGGATTGCGAGGTCACCTCGGTTGAAGTGAACGCCTACCTTGAACCCTTTGATGTTACGGCCAAGGATCTTCGGGGTTTTCACGCCAACTCTGAGATGCAGAAACGACTCAAAGCCATTCGTTCTAAGGGAGGTGCCCTACCGAAGAACCCCAAGGAGAAGAAAGAGAAACTCAAGACGGAGTTTCAGGAAGCCCTAGATGCTACTGCTGAGGCAGTCGGGCATGAAGCCAGTACCCTCAAGTCGCAATACCTTGTGCCTGGGCTTGAAGAGGAATTCCTGAAGGACGGGGAGGTCAGTAAGAAACTGGACAAGCGGGGGTCTATCTATGCCCGTGTGGCAAACCGGTGGGTCGTGGCTGTTGATGAGAAAACCAAGTATCCCCGCACACCGCACGTCCCCTGGTCCCCTGGTTTCACCGGGGATGACATCCGACTGATAGACCTCGGGCACTTCAAGGGTAAGCAGGTTGTCGTCACAGAAAAGCTCGACGGAGAAAACTGTACTATAGGTAGGAATTATAGTCATGCCCGTTCCCTCGATCCTCAACCGCACCCTTCTCGGGATTGGGTCAAGAGTCTTGCTGGGCAGATTGGTCACGACATACCCGACGGTTGGAGACTCTGCGGAGAGAACCTTTTTGCACAGCACTCGATAGCCTATGATGAACTGCCCTCCTACTTCGTCCTGTTCTCCATCTGGGACAACAACAACGTGTGCCTTTCCTGGGATGACACTGAGGAATGGGCACAGTTGCTTGGGGTTCATACGGTTCCTGTTCTCTACAGGGGGCCATGGGACGAAGAGAAAATCCAGGCTGTCTTCGACGGTAAGTCCAAGTTCAGTGCGGGGGGACCAGCCGAAGGCTATGTGGTACGGAACGCGGGGGCTTTCCACTACAGCCAGTTCAACAAGAACATCGCCAAGTATGTCCGGGCAGGTCATGTGGCTCCAGATTCCCAGCATTGGACCGAGATGGTCGTCAAGCCCAACAAGCTCATCAAAAAGGCCGCCACCCCATCTTTCTCCGTCCTTCGCTTCCTCCAAATGGCAGCCAAGGGTCAAGGTAAGACATCTACCCTAGACATCGATCTGTTACGGGAAGCCCTGGGGCATCTAGGTTGGACGGTGACCACCGGGCAAGGTGCCCGGCTTCTAGACAACATCGGGGACGTTCTGAAGAGTCTTTGGGAACCCTGGTTGAAGAAACATCAGGTTGTTGTCTCTGCATGGTCGGGCATGAAGGGTCCAGTTGAGTTATGGACCCATTCTCAAGAAACCACAGAAGCCGCATATCGGGATTTTCCGTTGACCCCTGGTCATCCTCCAGTGGATCCCAGCCCTGGCAAATTGTACGTGGGGAAAGTGGAGCCCCCTCAGCCTGCTTCTTTCTGGCGTCCCGAAAGACCTACGTGGTCGCTCAACACGCAGTTATGGTGGATGGGTGTCCCCATTTTCAATGTCATGGCTCGTTCTGTAAGCTCCCCGGAGTTTCCTCTGCGTGTGGATCACAGAGGACAAACTGAAGACCCCCACAAGATACAATCCCCGGCATTCTGGACTTGGGCATACAAGAACGGCTTGAAAGAAGCGGCTACGGAGTTTCTGGCCTCACTGGGGCAAGAGACTGTTGAGTCCTTGTCCAGGCCCCCGTCTGCACGGTCCTTAGAGGGCACTGGGACTTGCCCTGTATGTTTCAACAACGTCAAGATGGTTCAGGGCAAGATGATGCGCCACGGATGGTCTGTTCAAGGGCAGCGGTCCCGTGGGCAGTACGGGCAAACAACACATACTGGACCCTGCTTTGGAGCCGGATGGGAACCGTTTGAGTTTAGTCCCGATGGAACCAAAGCCTTTATAGAGCGGGGGCTCAAACCTTCGAAAGCACGGCTAGAACAGAAGTTGAGGGCTTGGCAGCAGAATCCTCCGAATGAGATTCCGGGACGGGGCAAACCTCTTGTTCGACCCGAGGCGTCTGCATCCTATAGGGAAAAGGAGAGCTATGAGGCTGCTTTGAAAACCACGCTCTCCAGATTGGAGGGGGAAATTGAGGCACATGAGCAGGACATCAAAGACTTTACACAGCGTGTGGCCTCTTGGAAAGAGAAGCCCTTGCCGGGACAACCCAAGGTATCTGCTTTGAATCCCAATCAGGGACAGTGGAACAATCGTTGGGATCTGACAGGGGGATCGGAAGAAACCTCCAGTCCGCGAACAGTCACTCAGGTTTTTCAGGAGTTTTCACCCGAGCACTTCAGATTGACTTGTCCCCGGTGTGGGAATGTGAATAAGTGCCGTTGTAAGGATCATGTGGGAGATGAGGTTCTAACGGGAGAAGCATTGTGCCGTCTGTGTACAGGGGAAGACAAACCTCTGAATTTCTCGTGGGTAGACGCCACTACAGGGCAGAAGCATAATCTTAGGCTTGCTGCCAAGTTGGATGTACAGAGGGACGTGCTTACCCACAATCTCTTGCCTTCACCATACCTATCCGATCTAAAGATGGCCGCTCGAATAGCCTATCGTTGGGCTACCAAGTCGGATGCCGAGAAAGAGGACGAAGAAGCTGAACGGTTGGTTCGGCCGTCACCCAAGAAAAAGCCTCCACGGGAGGATCTTCGTCGGGAACGAGTCGAAGAACCGGATGAGGATACTCAGGGGGCTGGGGCCGAGAATGACGATGATTTGAGTCTCAATTACAAGCGGGTGGCTGCTCGTTGGATCATGCGGCTTGCCAAGAAAAAAGCCCCCTTGACCAAAGCCCCCGTGGCAAAGAAACGTCAGCCGGGCGAGGTTTGGAGGTCCGAGAAGGGTGAGGGCTGGGTTGCCAAGAACAAGGATGGGGTAGTTCACGCCTTCCCGGAAGAAGAGCAGGCTAAGGCGTATGCCAAGGGAGAGGAAACTCCTGAGGGGAAAGCCCCTACGAGTCCAGGGGAGAAGCCCCCTGAGACATCGACAGAACCCGAGAAAGCCCCAGAGGAAAAGAAGGGACCGGCTGCTCCCCAGGCCAAATCCATTGAGGAGTTTGTTGGTTCTTTGGACAAGCCCAGTTTCAAAGCCATGATGAAAGAGGTCAAGGATCTGTTTGGTCCAGGGGGATCCTTTGGGAAGATCAAGGACGAACAGGCCATACAAGGCGAAGACGAGTACAGAGATTTCCGCCCGCATCTTGAGAGCATGGGGTTGCCGCCTCACCTATTTAAGACTTTCGGGGATGTGCGGGAGTTCATCAAACAGGTTCCCGAACTAGCCAAGACAGTAGGTAAGCCACCCAAGAAAGAGAAGAAGGTTCCTGAAGCCCCAGCCGAGCCGTCGCCAAAGGCTCCTGTTGCTCCTGAACCAACTCCGGCGGCCCCCGCTTCTCCTGAACCAACCCCGGCGGCCCCTGAGCCGAAAACGGAGGCACCGACCACAGAACCCGTGAAGGACGAGGAAAAAGAGACTGCGGAGACCCCCGAGGAAAACGAGGCCCGTAAGAAGAGAACGTCGGACTGGTGGTCCGGAAAGGACGACCTAGATGCCCTCTTGGACCCGGAGGCGCACATCAAGAAAACCGATCAAATCTTGAAGGGCTTGGGGGAGTTTCTGGAGGGGGGTGCCTTGGCTGCGTTGCCCGATACCCAAACAGTAGACGACCCCAAGGTTGCGGGGATCCTACAGAAACTGAAAGTCCCCAAAGGCCACTTCAAGACTGTCGGGGAGGTGCGTAGTTTTGTCACTTCCCAGGTGCTCAAAGACTCGACGGGAACGGCTACAAAGGAGGATGTCCAGAAGGATCTCAAGAGCAGGTCCAAGGACAAGGACAAGCCTCAAGTGCCACTTGAGATTGCCAAGATGTTGGAAGACGTATCCGCGAAAGAACTCCCCAAAGATCAGGCAGGAATGGACCGGTTGGTGTCTACATACAAGACGGAACTGAAGGCGTTGCAGGCCCAGGCCAAGAAGGGCTACAAGTCCCTGATGACGGATGCCGAGAAAGCCCTGAAATCCCCTGGGAGTGGGACAACACCAGAAGGCCAGGGCCGGAGTCTTGCCCTGGCCCAGTTCGCCCGAGAAACCCTTGCTAACCCCAGCAAGGTTGGCGGGAAAGACGTTTCGGACGAGGACAAGACCACCCAACAACTACAGGAACGGAGTCAGGAGGCTTTTGAACAGTTCTCGTCTGCGGGGGAGAACATCCTGGAAGAGGCAGCCAAGCAGATGGCTGATCAACTGGCTGCCACCCCCGAGGATTCCCCCAAGCGACAGGAACTAGACAGCATCCTGGAAGGTTTGGCCCTGGCAGCATCCATGGCTGAAAAGCCGGTGCCGGAATCTCTTCATGCCCCCCACTCAAATGAGCAGATTGCCCTTGCTAAAGCCCTCAAGGCCAAGGGCAAGGTGAACATGATGCTGGAGCCTGTGGAACGAGCCTATAGCCCCCAAGGACGCAAGGTGATTCAGGAAGCCCTGGAAGAAGTTGGGGATGATGAACTCAATGAGATCATGGGGGGTGAGAAAGGAGTTTGGGGACCGGTCATCAAAGCCATGGCAGATCTGGATCCCGAACAGAAAAAGGTGATTCGGGAGTTCCTTCAGATGATGGCCGTAGATTCCATGGCCACCATACACGCGATGGCTGTATCGGCTTATGAGGGGAAGAAGTCCGCGATTGATGCGGCAGCGGATCGGGTGGGCAAGGACAAACGGTTTCAGGATGCCCTTGCAAAGTTTACCGATGCTTGTCTATCAGGGACAAAGTGTGACCCGACACTAGATGACGAGGTTCGCAAAACCTGGATGGACGTTTGGATGGAGCAACTCCGGGCAGACGGGATCGAGCCAGATAAAACGGATCCAGTTCAACGCCAGGTGTTGGATTACATCAAGTCTGGTGACCCCATGGTTTGGGGGAGGGAGTACGTGCGAGAGGGGGAACTGGAAACAGTCCCGAGTAAGACAGCCAGAACCGTAGCTTGGAGACACATGACACGAAGATTTCTCCGGTAACTTGTGTATATGGGGGATCATATAAGCGGAGGGCAGAGTGCCCACGTTTGGCCCCCTCGGCTGCTAAAAAGGAGACTTTCGATGCAGAAGCTCACTAAGGAAGGCGCACTTACCCTGTCCCGAACAATGGATCGCATTGCCAATGCCCTCATGACTCATGGGGCACAACTCGGGCTTCCTCCGAGGATGGCAAAGGACTTCACACACAAGATGGACATTGTAGCTGACCTCATCGACCGTAAGGTGGGTGTGGCCAAGCAGGCTCTCACCGAGGACGACCCGGTCAAGGAACCCGGTTTCGACCCTGACACCATCGGGGAAGAAGTGGGTGGTCCATTGGAAGGGGATGCTGACGAATCTTACATGAAGGGTGAGTTCTCCCAGCAGGAAAATCGTGAGCTTCGGGGTGATCAAGAGGGTGGCCAACTCGGAGCCTCGCCGGTTCCGGCTCCCCGTGGTCCGACTCCCGGCAAACAGGCTGGTTTTGCAGCCATCGGACGTGCGGCTGCTTCGGCTCGGCTGGCTTCTCTGAGTGAGAAACTCAAGGTTGCCAGCAATGATCGTCCAGCCTTGGCTGCCCCGATGCTTCATCTGGCTGCTGCCTTGATGGGTCTTCAGGCCCAGATCGCGGGTGGGACAGCCAATGCACAGACCGTGCAGAACGCTTTGGTTGCCAGCACGAAGATGCTTCCCATTCTCGCCAAGGGCGATGAGACCAAGGTATCTCAGGGTTTGAAGCTCGCCTCGAAGATCGCCACAGCGGCCTAACGAGGGATCCGATGCCAAAGGCTAGGGTGACTGCTGCAACCCCCAACTTTCAAGAGCGAGGCCAGGAATTCGCTGTTGGGGATCGGGCTGTACCTTTCGCCGAGGGGGCAGCCAACCTGGCCAACTTTGCCGGTACCGTGGTTGCCGTGTTTCCTGCTATCGGGATGGTAGATGTGGAATTCCCCTCGGGAGTGAAACGCTACCCCGTGGAAGACCTCCAACGGTTTGATACTGAGAACCATGTCCAGACCCCGGATGAGAAGCACACCACAGTGCCAGCCGGGGAAGGCACCGTTGGGGTTTCCAGTGGCCCTGATGTGCAGGCTTCTGTCCGGCGTGTCGCTGAAACCTGGGTCAAGAAGGCACTCTATTGGGCGGCTGCCGACCGTAAGTACAAGGCCACAGCCCAGGAGTGCGAGGGTAGGTCATATACCTGTCCGAAATGCAAATCGGCAACCCTCCGCAAAGCCATCTACAAGCGTGTGGAAGGTCAGTCCGAGAGGCTTTATGGTTGTCCCGAATGCCTATTCCTCATAAAAAGGGACGACATCTTCGAGGAACCCGCTCTTGGGGAAGGTGTCTAAATGCCTTTCGCTAAGTATGCCTCAGCCGTGGTGGTTCAACCGCATGTTTCGCGTGCGGCTTGGGCCAAGATCCGCACGGCAGGGCGTATTGCCAAACAGACCAAGCTCCCGGAAAACCTGGTGGACCGGGCAGCCTCGATGTTTGGGGGGCCGTTCGACATCCAGAACTATCTGTTAACCCACGCTACGATCATAGCCTCAGTTGATACCTATGCTCCATCCGGGATCAAACTTGGGTCGGTCACTGAGGATGGTTTCAGGATCAACCGCAAGTATGCCGACTTCCGGATCAAACCCGAGACCGATAAGTATATCAACAACAATTACGATGCCTGGGATCGCCAAGTCATTCTGGCGGCCTATCCGACGTTCATCGGGGGGCATAATTTCGTTGAACACGTTCAACTGGAAGAACTGTCCAGGGGACGCATCATTGACGCAGTGGCTCGTGACATCGGAGATTCAATCTACGTTGACATTCTCATCGCCACTGACCGCAAGCATACCGATCTTGTCAGGGACATTGAGTCTGGCGAGATGGGTGAACTGTCTATGGGCTGTTCTGTGGACGGGACCCTTTGTACGAAATGTGGCCATTGGGCAGCCGACGAAACTGAAATGTGCGCCGATGTCAAATATGCCAAAGGTAACACTTTCTTTGATAAGCAGGGTGGGCGTCATCGGATTGCGGAACTGTGTGGCCACCCTAGTCTTGGTCCGCATGGGGGGGTTCAGTTCATTGAGGCATCCTGGGTAGGCAACGGTGCCTTCAAAGGGGCTGTGGCCAGAAACATCCTGCAACTGCCCCCAGACCTGGCCAAGAAAGCTCAACTGATTTTGGCAAGTATCCCCCCACAATGGGATGAGAATGCCTTGCAAAAGGCTGCTTCCTCTCAGGGTGTTCGTGTGCTTCGGACATTTGCTCCGGTTCGGTCCAAGATTCTGGTCACTGGGGATGTTTTGGATGCCCTGGCCGGTTGGGCACCTGATGGCGAAAAGGGCGGGGATGAGATTCCTGCTCCGGCTGCTCCGAAAGTCCCGGCCAGTCCACTTCAAGAGATTGAGGAGGAACTGACCAAGCATCTAGTAGACAGGGTGAAACAACGGGTTCAGGACCAAATGCGGGGACCATTAGTAGACATTCCGGCCGATGCTTCTATGGCCCCCAATGACAGTATAGTCAAGGAAGGTTCTGAAGTTCGGAGAGCATATGTGGCCGGTGTGCGAACCTTGCTCAAGGTTGCTTCCTCGGATGCTGCTTTCCTGAATGGACTGGCTACTCTGGATCAGGAGATGGGGATTCAGATTCCAGTTCAACTGTATCGGGCTGCTTTAGCCCGCCCAAAGAACGTACATGCTGCCGGGAGGCTAGCATTGGGACGTGAACCTAGTCTTCAGGAGGTTGGGACGCTTCGGCGACTCAGTCTCCTGGTTTCTCGGATGGACCGGGGAACCAAACAGGCTCAGGCAGATGCCCGAGTCGCCAAGGTCGCCAAAGGAGTTGAGAAATGAGTACCCCTATTCGTAAGCGCACGACGTGGGCGGCAGACCGGAATGCGTCTGCCCCGCCAGCCACCCCCGGTTACGGAACCGAAGACCAGGATCATCCGGCTCATCAGCCGGACCCGGCACAGGCTGCCTATGCCAAGGGTGACCCGGACGCCTGGGCCGAAACCCCGAAGGCTCCGCCGTACCCGCAGGGCAATCCTCCGGCCACTCCCGGCTACGATGTTGAGGACAAGGATCATCCGGCCCATGAGGATCCAGCCCGCAACCCGAAGAACGCCCGCAGTCTGAAGGCTGCCGTGATGCGCAAGGCCGCGAAGGCCGTGGCCGTTGCGCGTTCCATGATGGGCAAGACGGCAAACGAAGATCAGATCGAAGAGCAGGCTCTTGATCTCATGGACATGCCGGATGAGGCCCTTCAGGCAACATTCGACCGTCTCAGTGGTGATTTCCTGGCCGAGGAAGAAGTACCCTCCGAAGTTGCCGCAGATCCACTTGATGAAGTGCAGTCTTGCGGGGACATGGCCATTCAGGGTCAGGATCCTCTCGATGCTCTCTTGGCTCAGGGTGATGTTCCCGAGGAGGGCAAGAAGTCTGAGTTGGACGATGTCATGGCTCAGATGGAGACTCTGTTGGCCAAGGTCAAGGGCATGAAGTCGGCAGATCAGAATGACCCGAAGGGTCCGACTCTGGCTCCGAAACCAAAGTCGGAAGAGGAAGCCAAGAAGACCGCCTCTCGCAAGCGGATTGCTTCCATGCTTCGGGCAGCCGATACGGATGGCGATGGTTTCATCATGAAGGCCGATTGGCAGGGCAACCCCCGCATCTTCATGGCTCTTGATACTGACAACGATGACATCCTGGCTCTCGACGAGGCACTTCAGGCATGTGGCGAAGAGCCGATGGCCCAGGATGAACTTCTGAGCCCTGAAGACGAGATGCTTCTGGCCGAGATGGAGCAGAAGGCGTGCAAGGCAGCCAAGAAGTCCGAGGATGACGAAGAAGTCGATGACGAGGCTGATGAGCCGAAGGAAGCCAAGAAGGGGAAGAAGGCCAAGAAGTCAGAGGACGAGGATGACGAGGTTGAGGAACCTGATGCCAAGGAATCCGAGGATGACGAGGCTGAGGAACCCAAGGAAGCCAAGAAGGCCAAGAAGGCCAAGAAGTCCGAGGACGACGAAGAAGTCGATGCCGAGGATGAGGAGCCGAAGGAAGCCAAGAAGGGCAAGAAGGCCAAGAAGTCAGAGGACGAGGATGAGGCTGAAGGGGACGAACCGGAAGAGGGTGATGACGAGCCCGAGGTCAAGGAAGGCAAGGGCAAGAAGGCCGTTGCTGATATGACTTTTGCCACGAGTGGCGACCCGATGGGCTTGGGGGATACCCCGGTTCTGACCGAGAACGATTCTTTGCTTCGTGCAATCTTCGGTGCCGAGGATGACGAAGAAGTCGAAGTCGATGACGAGGCTGATGAGCCGAAAGAAGCCAAGAAGGGCAAGAAGGCCAAGAAGTCAGAGGACGAGGATGACGAGGCCGAGGAACCTGATGCCAAGGAATCCGAGGATGACGAGGCTGAGGAGCCCAAGGAAGCCAAGAAGGGGAAGAAGGCCAAGAAGTCCGATGAGGAGGATGACGAGGCTGAGGAACCCAAGGAAGCCAAGAAGGCCAAGAAGTCGGATGATGACGAGGATGCCGACGACATCGAGTTCGAGGCTGCGGATGAGGATGAGGAGCCCAAGGAAGCCAAGAAGGCTTCCAAGACGGCTAGCCAGCGGCCCCAGCCTCGTAAGCCCAGCACGGGCGTCAAGCGGCTCGGTGCGGTAGCCAAAACGGCTTCTGGAGCTTCCGAGATCGACAACCTTTCCAGCCTCTGGGCCTCGGACCCCGATGTGTCCGAAGTGTTCGGAGTTCCTTCTTCCAAGAACTCATAGTTCGTTGAACCTTTCCAGGTTCCCTCAAAGGGGAACCTGGAAAGTCTCCCAACCCCCGAACATCAAAAATCGACATGCCCTTTTCGGTAACTGGTTTATACCGGTACCCATATAAGTGAGGGCGGGGGAAGGTCTTCCGCCTTTTAGCCGCACCCGGCTAACAGCGAGAAGCATCAGCAGAGGAGAAAAAACATGCCGCTTCTTGGACAAGCATCGGGTGGTTGGACTGAGAGTTCATCTCAACTCCGTATCCTGAACCTCGGGGTCAGGAACTCAATCGGGGTGATCACGGATGATTCTCTCACCCAGACCAACCCAACTGCGGTAACAACCGTAGGGACCGTCTCGACCCGCGTGGACACGACCGCTCTCGGCGTTCTGTCTGGTTCGGTGGCATTTTGCCGTCCGGATGGCGGGTCCAATTTCATCGGGGGTCCAGGGTCAGCCGCTGTTCAGGCGGTTCTCGTGACGACCGCGACTCCGGCTTGGGCCATCGGGTACCGGGCACTTGGTCTGTTCATCAACTCCGCAACCGGCAACGATTACGAGAACACCCCGGCAGTGGCCTCTGGCGTATGCCCTTATGTCTGTGCCATGGGCACCCATGCCTCGGCACTCTACGAGACAAACCTGATCGCCCAGGTTCAGGCAGTTCAGGCCATCGTAGGCGCAGCCATCACGTACCGTGTCGGTAACCTCCTGATGTCCTCCCGGAACGGTTTCATCATGCCGACCGAGGTCATCGGACTCGATGGTGTCCGTTACAATGCCGATATCGCCACTGTGTCGGCAGAGTCGTTTGTCCAGAATGCAGCCAGCAGCGCAACTCGGTTGGGCGTCGTCAAGATGCCTCCGGACGCAGTCCAGACCGAAGTTGTGTTCGACCTGCGGGTTTAAGGAGGAAAACCAATGAGTGCAAGCAATGCCCTGAAGCAGAAGCTCATCGGCGAGTACATCAAGACCCCACAGGGTCGTGCCAAACTCGCTGCATCAATGACCCAGCCACTCCGTACCCGGCGTGATTACGCTGCCGTTGGCCGCAAGACCTTCTTGGTCGAGCAGCTTCCGGATGGTGCGTTGCCGATCTATGACAAGGATCCAGACGTGAGCGCATACGTGGTCGGTGAGGAAGGACAGAACATCCTCGCCATCACGAAGCCCCGTCGTGTGATCTTCCCGCTGTTCGAGATTGCATCGAACCCGGAAATCCCGCTTACCCAGATCAAGGAACGTCGGTTCGACCTGATCGAGCGTTCCCAGGAACTGGCCAAGGCGACCATCCAGGCCGCCGAGGATGAGCGTGTTTTCGCGGTCCTCGACGCTATCGCAACGGCGGGCTTCGACAGCCTCCCGGCTCAGATGAACCCGGACATCCCGGTCATCGCCCCCATCACGGGTGCGGTGCTCGCAGATGCATTCTCGCTCATCGAGCGGCATGACCTGCGTGTGGCCCGCGTTTACATGAACGCACGCGACTACGCAGACCTCCGCAAGTTCGGTCGGGACATTCTGGACATCGAAAGCCAGGCCACCCTGCTCAAGACCGGTCTGATGGCAACCCTCTGGGGTGCTCAGGTCATCACGAGCCGGTTGGTGCCGGTGGGAACGATCTACGTTTGCTGCGAGCCCGAGCATTTTGGCCGCATCCCCGTTAGGACGGAGCTGACCGTCCTTTCAGCCGATGATCCCAAGGCTCGGACCATCGGATTCTCAGTGTTTGAGAATCTGGGTCTGGGTGCTTTCAACCCGCGTGGGTTGACTCGCCTGACTGTCACTCGTTAGTCCTGAGATTCCGCTGACTTGAAGGGGTTCCTCAGGGTTTCATAACTCTGAGGAACCCTCTACTTGCACATTCCTTCAACCCTCCTTGATTGCATATTTTCCGCACACCTAAACTAACAGTTGACAACTGGATTCGTGGCGATGTATTCATGTGGGAGAGTGTCCAAGGTGGGAGGATTCCAGTATGATTGCTATCCCTGAAGGGTTATCCTTGGCGGTGTTGCAAGATCTCTATCAAGTCCAACCGAGATTGCACGACTGTTTGGCACTTACCAGGTGATGAACAGCGTGAAGCCTTAAGGCAACTTGTGGGCTTGAAGCCGGAGCAGATTCAATGAGCGGTTTCATCGTGTGTTGGGTAACATGTCGGGTGCCCAGTTCACAAAAGGGTGGACAAACCCTTGAGTCTGGGGCATAAACCGGAATACCCCCTAAAACAGGGGTGGAAGGAGAAAGACGATATGCCACGCACGAAGACAACTTCCTTGGATCGGAGTGTGCCCGAAAACATTGCCGCTGTCGTTCTCGGTGAGACCCGTTCGTTACTTGTTCGGTTGATCGAGATGAGCATCGAGGCCGACAAGGTGAAGGACGAGATCCGCAAGGCTCTCGACAACCCCCTAGCCAAGACTCTGGCTGTTGGTGTGGCAATCTGTCGCGGCTTCAAGACCCCCATGTATTTCGATGTGACTACTGAGGGGGATTTGGTTCTTAGTGAGGAGGTCCCAGTCAAGGGACCGTTGCCTGAGAAGGCTCCTCGGAAATCGAAGGGTGCCAAGGCAGAGCGGCTCAAGACCAAGAAAGCCCCTACGGCGCAAGACATCAAAGCCGCCGCACAGGTTCTTCCCGAGATACATAAACCCTCCAAGGGGAAAAAGGGCAAGTCTTCGGTTCCGAAGGTTGGGAAGTCCACCCTTAAGGGGTTGTATCCGTCGGTCAAGGAACTCCGGGAACTGGCTGCCCAGGTCGGGGCCAAGATTGATGGGATTGCCCCCCAGAACAAAAAGGCTATGTTGGCTGCCATCAAAGCGGCCAAGACCCCATAAACAGGTCTTGGGATGGTCTCTTACCGAAAAAGCAAACTCAAAGTGTCTCTGCATCGGTAAGGTGTAGTGGGTTCGGGTTCTCACCCGGACCCAGTTGAAGGAGTGAACATGGATTTTCAGGAAGGGACCTTTCAGGATTTCCGGGCCGTCGCCGAGGTACACCTCGGGGATCTGAAGTTCTCCCTGCCTTCTGGGGCAGTGGTGGGCTTTGATGGTTCGACGATGAAATACGGTGGACAACTTTACCCGTATCCAAAGTTGTTGTCCGGGATCAAGGCTGGGTTTCTCGTCCCAACGGGGTCTGCTGTCATCCATTATGTGCCACAACCTGCTGGGGTTCAGGTTCGTCCGGCCGTGTCTACAGGGTCGGAACGGGGTGCCCCCATGAAGGTTGGGATGTCAGTGGAGGATGATGAGGTTCAGGTGGGTTCTTTGGCTGCATCACAACAGAAGACGAAAGAGGCAGCCGCCAAACCTCGGACCCTTCCACCCCCTCCCCCAGAACCGGTAGTTGCAGCCCCAGTCCCGGTTCATGTTTCGGCTCGACCCGTACCTCCGGTGGCGGCTCCCCAGCCTGCGCCTCCGGCTCCGGCCCCAGTCAAGAAATATGCTGTGGTGACTGAGGATGTCGAGGATCAGGGGGCTGTAGCTGTTGCTCGCATCAAGGGGCCTGCTACGGTTACCGTAGACATGACTGACACATCGGCTGTTCGGCGACAACTTGCTCAGTTGGATCCCCTTCATGGGGCACCCCCACCGAAAACAACCAAGATTGCGGCCCCCGTCCCCCAGGGTGAGGACATCAAGGCGACGGGACCGGGAGGGGCCACGGGGGATGTTTCCGAGACCCGGTCAGGAGACATTCTGGAAGAGTTGCTCCCAGATGCGGTCTCTGCGGGTGTGCTTGCCAGTGTCGGAAAAACCCAAACCAGCAATCCCCCAGAGTTTGCCTGGGACATGAAACGGCATTGGAAAACCCGTGTGAAGGATGCCGTTGAGAACTTCGCGGGTCAGTCAACCCTGATAGATCAGATCCTGGCCGTGGAACAGCCCAACGTGGCCAAGCACATCCGGTCTGAAATGACCCAACGTCAACAAGCTGCCTGATCCCATTTTTCCTTTGATAGGGGTTCCTTAGAGAGGAGTCCCTATGAAAACCAGGGTTCAGAAAACTGCCAGTAGCCAAGCCGCTTGGGCACTCTTGACTGAAGGAGTGACTCGGGCCAGATTGGAAGCCCATCGGCTTCGCCATCTGACTACCCGTGCCCAAGAGTTAATCGACGCTTCCGAACATCGAGAGCACTTTTACCAAATGGCCGGAGACATCATCGTGGCTGTCCCAACTCGTTTGGAACAGTTGGAGGTTGTCCTGGATCGGACCGGCTTGGCATTGGCCAAGATGGGACAGGATTTCCTGGAGGCCCGACTCCCGTTGTCCGAGAAAACCCTCGTGGACGAAGCTGTGCAATCGGCTTTCGGTGGGGGTGGGAAATCCCGAGAGTCTGTGGTGGATCGGGTGGCCAAACGGTATCTGGCGGGACGAGAATGAGATCCGGAGCCTATCAGCAACCGGCATCTCAGTTACCGGGGGTTCAGACTTTTGTTCAGAATCCTGATGGGTCACAACCAGACTCAGGTTATTCCCAACAAGCCCTGCCGGACCCCTGGACCCGAAGTAAACCTACGGGTATGCCGCAATACAACAAGCCGGGGCTTCCCGAGGATGCCCCTGATGGGAAGTCCTTGTCCAGGGACCGAGCACGAACCCTGAGCAAACCCGGAGAGGATAGTCCACATCCGGATCCACCGGCTCGGTCTACCCCTGTTCGTAGACCAGATGTGACGGGGGACATGATCGAGAGGGTTCCCATGGATCGGGAACCGGGTCAATGGTTTGACCGGGCTGATCTCAATGGTGTTCCTCCTGGGGATGTGCAAGTAGACCGAGTGGTTCCTCAACTAGAGCCGGGTTTCCCCGGATCAGCCAAGGTCATTCCAGATGGCTATGGTTTCGTAAACAAGGATGAGCGACATATAGTTGCTGTCCATCTAGGGGAGATTCTGGACAGATGCGGTCCCTCTGTTGCCCAGAGGGCTCATGGCTTGGCCGTGAAACTTCGTCGGGTGGATGCCAAGAACCATTTGTGGCTGTTTGATGTGCCTGGATCCAAAATGGGGGACATGTATCGGATTCGGGTCAAGGCTCTGGCTCGACCGGGCGTCAAGGATGTGCGGAAAGCAGATCTTCTGGTATCCTGTTCGTGTCCTTTCTGGCAATGGCAGGGACCGGAACACCATGCCTTGATTGGGAGATATTTGTATGGGAAACCCAAGGGGACTGCCTCTTTGCCAGTGATCAAGGATCCCACAGGTAAGCACGGGGCCTGTAAACACGTTGTTGCTGTTCTGAATCACATGCAGGACCAGAGTTGGTTCCTGCCTGGTACAGGTAAGAAGGCGTCCACGGGCACACCAATGGTGTGGGGTCTGTTCCCGAGTCAAGACCAGCTAGTAGAACGAGTAGCTAGACGGTATGGTGAGCAGAACGGTTGGAGAGTCTGACGATGCCTGCTTACACCTACAGATGTTCTGTTTGTTCCACGACTTTTGATCGCAGTCTCCCATTGGCTTGCTATCAGGAGCCACAGACCTGTGTCTGTGGGGCCACGGCTGAGCGAGTGTTGGAACCTGTTGGGGTGATTCTCAAGGGTGATGGGTGGCCGGGCAAGAACTTGAAAATCCGGGGTCAGATGGCTCAGAAGAATAGGAGACTCTCTGGCAAGGCTAAAGACGCTCCGACAGCGGCTTTGGTGCCCAATGTTGGGGGGGATGAGACTGGAACCTGGGCCGAGGCCCAGAAGAAGGCTGCTTCTGAGGGGAAAGATACTTCGACCTACACCCCCTTGGTTCAACAGGAACATGCGAGGTAATTCATGAACACAACCTTTGGACCCTTTGATGTACGAGCCGGGGTAGTCGAACGGGCTTCTGATTACTTTGACCTGATGGTACATCATCGGCCCGGAACACAAGAGCTTCGGATTCGGGGGGCCGTCTCCTTGAATGACGCCTATGGCAACCTGAATGCCAGTGGGGTCGGTGGAGCAGGAACCGTGGCTCTGATGGATGTGCCTGTTGGTCAAGTAGGCCAAACGGCTTATCTGAATCAAACGGGACGGGCACGGGTTGAGGAGTCTACCCGCGGGCACACTCGATTCAAGTTCGCCTTCCGTGACTTGGTCTATTCCCCGGATGCCTATCTGTTTGTGCGGGTACAGGAGAACAGAATCGCATCGGGAGGTTGGTTAATCTGTGCTGGGCCGGTCAATCTGAACTGGCCCATTCAGGGTCCAATCACGGTCATTCCTCCGGCTTCTTGGTTCGGGACAGGTCCAATTCGGCACATATCCCTACAGGGTCTTGCTCCTGGTGGGACTGGCTTCACAGCGGGGGTGAACCCGGTTCTGGATATGTCTGTTCAGTTACCCTTGCCAATGCACATCTGGCTCCCGGCTCCGATCACGACCGGTTTCATCAACAATCTCGAACCCGCAGCGGGCGGAGATGATTTGCTGTATGCCTCTAGTCTGGGTGCGCCAATGACCATGATTCCGGCAGGAGGTCAGATTCAGATGGAGGGGATCGGGCGACAAATCGTTTTGGCTGCCGTCGGGGCCGGGGCAGCAGCGTTCCGGATTGACGTTGCTTCTGACATGTTCGGTTGAAAAAAAGGGGGTGCCTAATCGTTCTATAACAGCACCCCAGGTAGGTAGGGTGGAAGCCCTCTCTGGACTAACAAAACCTCTTTCGGGAGGGCGGAGCTAAAGAGATGCCGTACATTTGTCTCACCTCGGCGTTGTCAGATGGACAGGTTCAGGTCTTGGACATGGTACCCAATTCTTCCCGGCAGCGACCAGGTCATGATTCTCCAGGTCAGACCCGTTACTTGAACCGAGTGCAGAATGACGCTGCGGCGGTTCAGTATGCCTCCGGGGCATTGATCGAAGATCATGCCTCGGGCTTGCGGGCATACCTTCTGGACAAAGTAGAACCCGGCGGACTTCAGCAAGGGCTTGGTCGGATTGCTCTGACCGGGGTTCTGGCTGGGGATATCGTGACCATCAAGACCATTCCATTCACAGCCCAGAATGGCGGGGCAAACCCGGCCCTCCAACAATTCAACATGAATGCTGGAGACAATGCCGCGGCGACTTCCCTGGCTCTTACAATTTCTCATCCCGCTTCCATTGCCCTCATGGCTGCGGTAGGGGGCGACAACATCTACTGTGATGCGGCAGCATTGGCCAATGTAGTCACGATCAATGCCTTGTTGAGTCCAGGGGCTACTCCTGTTCTTGGCCCGAATGGAAGTCTTGCCCTGGCATCAACGAGTCAGGTTCGGGAAGCAATCGCCGAACTTGTCACCGGGGTCACAAATCGGATGACCCGTAGCCGTGAGCATTGGAACTCCTGTCTCACAGCCACGGCCGCTGCCCTCATTGCTCGGATGGATGCCGGTTTGGCGATGGCTCTGGGGGATGCGAACGTAATCTTGCTGGCCAATGCCAATGCAGAACTGACCAATGCCGGTGGATCCAACTCGGTTGGTGTTCTGACCGAACTTCTGTCTATCCTCGCCGGACGTGGCTATCGGGTCAATCGTCTGAGTCGGGCAGGGGCAATTCAGCAGTTCTTCTCGGCTGTCAACCCCACCTATCAGTGGAACCCTGTTCTGCTTGGGGGTTTCACTTACCCGGTGACCACTTTCTCCGGCTGGGACCACGGCGAGTGCGTTCCGGGCTCTATTGGTGGAGACACCGCGAACATCGAATGGAAAAACATCCGGCACACCTACGAGGGTGGATCTTTCACCATCTCGGTGATGTCCGGGGCTTTGGCCACCATGCGTCGGTTGGCCGGTCAGCCAACCATCACACTCTATCCGGATAGTGACCTGTGTCCGCATTACCCCTGGACCTATCAGGGAGCTTTGACGTTCCCGGTTCAGACCAACGTGCGGTTGGTCACGGTCTACAATGATGACGGGAGCTTGGCTGGTTAATGGCTTTCCTCTGGACTGACCCAGGGAGGAGATAAAGATGTTCGCATACCCCGTACTAGCTCGAAATGATCTGGCAGACAGCCTGCTCCAGATTCTGGATCTGAAGCCGAACACCTCTTTGGATCTGCCCTCTCTCGGGGCAGGACAGACCGGGTATCGTTCGGACTACTTCCAGAACCAGGCAGTAGCCGTCAATGCTGGTCCCCCGATCACCATCAATGGGACCACCTATGGTGTTCGGGCCTACATCCTTGATACCATCGAGGATCCAACTGGTAATGCGCCAACCAGTGTTGCTGATGCTGCAACCATTGCCAACCTGATCTTTGCCCAGGTGGCGGCGGGTGGAGATCTACTGGTTGCAACTCTCAATGCTTTCGTGGTTGCGGTTCACGGGGCTGGTTCTTCTTGGGATGGCTCGGCGGGTAACTCCCGTGGTACGGTGCAAGACCTGCTCCGAATCCTTTACGGGGATGTCTACAGAATGGCTAACCTGGCGGCTATCTCGGATGGTGCCGGAAACTTCCATGCCGCCAACACAGGCGCTTTTGTAGTGACCCCAAACTTGGTTCAGACTTTGAACCATCCGGGCGGACGTTGGGGCACTGAGAAGATCCCAACGGCAGCAGCCCCCCAGACGGGTACTCAGGATCTGACCTTCCGGAACATCCGACGGCTCTTCAACACGGGTGAAGTGCATCTCTCGGCCTTGACCGGGGTGCTCTCAAAGCTGACCCCGGCAACCTTTACCTGGCTCAACCCACAGTTCACCTATGGGGCAGCCGGAACGGCTTTGACTATCGCGGGAGGCGCAATCCCGGCAACCGGAGCGGGCCGGGCTGTAGTGGTGTATGACATCACAGGGGCAATCATCTAGGGGTTGACACCCCTGAGAGGGAGACAGTAGTTATGGCGAATCGAGTGTTTCTCATCCCACGACGCAATGACCTGGCGGGTTTGGGGTTGGTGATTCAGGATCTGACCCCCGGCTTCCAGCCATTGCCCCCCTATGATGGGCAGGTCCAGTCATGCTATCTGGGGTCTTGTCTTGACACCCCGGCAGCTACCGTGTCCAATGCAGATGCCTACGTGTCAGGGAGCAAGAACACGACCCTGGTTGCTGGGGATAGCCCTGCGGCAGATGCCACGATTGTAGCCAACAACGTGTTGGCCACTCAGACCTGTACGTTTGGCCTTGCTGCCTATTTGCAAGAGCGGGTACATGCCGGAGGTATCGGAGCCGTAGGGGCACCCTGTTTCACGTTTGCTCAGGCTAATGCAGCAGCCCTGGCCATCATGAATGCAGCCAACACAGGAGCGGCCCTGACCCTGGCAGCCATCAATGTCTTGTTGTCTGTAGTTGTCGCCCAAACTGATTTGGACGGAGCCACTGCTCCTAGCAAATCCTTTGGAACAGTGCTTGATGTTCTCCGAATACTGTCCGGAGAGGTTTATCGGCGTCAACGGTTCGTGATCACAAGTCTCCTCGCAGGAGCCTTCCAGTCCCTGGCCGAACGTGACGTTCTGGTAGCCGCTCAAGTAATCAGTACCAACGGAGGCACAACCTTCACATCCCACGGTGTATGGTTGACTGCAACAGAACACGGCTACGTGGGACGCCCGACACTGGCCCGCACCGGAGCCTTCAATGGTTCAAACGGTGGTGGGGACATCCTCGTGTTGAAAGGCAACCGTACTATTTTGAACCCGGCCTTTGCCTACACGGCAGCCGCCGTTTCTGCCTGGTTGCCTCGGGCCATGGCAGCCGATGGGGTCACGGTCATTCCAGCCACGGGGATCTACCCCTGTCTCCAGGCTTATACCCATCTTGGTGTCGTTCTCTAATTCCCTTCGGTAACTCATCTATTAGACCCCATAAAGGAGAGCCTCCCTGTCCATTTGGATTGGGGATGGAGAGACGCAGGAGACGGTTTTGACGAAGAATCTTGAGACGCTTCCCGAGAGTCACGAATACCGCACCGCGGATATCTACTATGCTGCCTTTCTCCGGGTAGCCCGTGTTCCCTACTTGCGAACCGAGAGAGACCCGATTGAGCGTCGAACCTATTTCTACTTCGAGAACTCAGGTGGCTTGAGGGATCTCCGGACCCAGTTTTTCAATCGAGAGGCCAAGGTCATTGCCAGGGATTATGCGGAGGAACTCCGTGCTCTGAAGACCTTGCTGCACATGGACCAAGATGGCTGAAGCAATTATAGGTAACACCTGGACGTTCCAGGTGCTCTTTATGGATAGCTTGAACATCCCGGTAGCTGTCTTGAATCCGTGGATCACTGTGTTTCAGTATGCCACGGGGGCCAAGGAGGTTCTGGTCAGTCAACCCATGGTGCCATCCATTCCCGCAGAGGTGGGCCGATATGTCTATGCCTATGTGGTGCCTACCTCTTTCCATGAAGGAGATACGATCTATGGAGAGATGACAGGAGAGGAACCCGGGACAGGTTTGGTGTCAAGGGTGGAGGAACTTCTGACATTGGTTTATGTGGATCATGGCGGTTATCCGGGACTCATAGCACGTTTTGTCAAAGGTGGCTGATAGCAATGGCTGACGTGGTGCGACTTACGGATTTCAGAATGGCTGGGTTCTTAGTTTCCAGGGGAGCTAGGTTCATCCGGGTTGAGACCAGTTCGGGGGATCAAACGGGCGAAGTGACCTTTGTTTTTGCCGAACTGTCCAGTAATGGGACGCCCCCGGCAGAAGAATTGCTGATGGCTTTTCCAGGCTCCCTTGAAGAACGGTATGATGCAGCATGTCGGTCGATGCAAACAATGCTTCGACTGGCTTTGAAGAACCGAGAGAGAAGTATTGGCACGGTCAAAGGCAGCTAAAGCGCAAGTACGTCGGAGGCAAGCAGCCAAACGGCGAGAGATTGCGGAGCGTCGGAAACATAAGGCTTACAAGGGAGGACACAGGAAAATGGCACGGAAAGAAGACCTTGAACGAGTTGAACAGGACATGAAAGCAGTAGCCATCGAAGGGCAGAACCTCCAGAAGACCTATCAGGCGTATGCCTCCAAGGTAACTGCCAAGATTTCCGCCATCCTGAAGAAGGCGGGCGTTTTCGAGCAGGTCAACGAGTTGGAGGTACAGCGGCAGGGTACGCTTCAGAAGGCACAGGAAAAGCTGAATGCCGTCCAGAAGAAGCTCCAGGATTTGGGTCTGGTTCGGAACTACCTGCTGGGGTTGGGTCCTGACCCCGCAGCCGCAGAGGACGAACCTGAGCCGGAAGCAAGCCCCACGGACGAGACCCCCCTTCCCGAGACAGAAGGGGACGCAGACGCGGACGCGGAGATCACCCCTCCAGAATTTGCTTGACACGCCCGTTCTGCTAGGCTAAACTCTCTGCATCCCCTTCGGGGACGATTGTATTGCCTGCCCTTTCGATTGCCTGATTCTTCTGATTACACCCCACAGATCCATATGATTGCCCCATTAGATCCCAAAGATCCCTACTGATTCAAGCAGATTGCGGTTTGGTTCTCGGGTGAGAACTGACCAGACAGGGCACAAGCTGAGAGGGAGAAAGCCGAAATGGCTACTTACACTAATAGAGTTCTCGTACTCAGCGGTGGCGCGCCCCTGACATTGGCAGCAGCAGACGTTCTCGATATGCGTGGTGTTGGTCTTAGCTTCACGGAATCGGCTGGCGAAAACCAGTACACACGATTCGCGGTAGGAGCATCGTCCTTCGACTTGACAATGAAGGACAGCAGCAACGTCACGAAGTTCTCTGTTGCCAGTGCTTCGGGAAATACGGCCATCGTTGGGACGGCAGTAATTACAGGCAATGTGGACGCCAACGACGGTCTCGATGTCGCTGGCGGGGCTCTGACCTTTACAGGTACAGAGGGTTCCTGGACGTTTGCGGAGGCCAACAGTGCCTTGACGCAGACGGGCACGGGCACGGTTACCCTTACGGGCAACCTGGACGCAACACTCGGACTTGACGTAACGGGTGGTCCGTTCGTAGTGGGTGCCAACAAGTTCACGGTAGCTGTTGCGACAGGCGACACCGTGATTGCTGGTAACCTGACGGTACAGGGCACCGAGTACATCATCCACTCCGAAGAAGTGCTGATTGCAGATAATCACCTGTACCTCAATGCAGAGTACACGGTTGCGGTAGCTCAGACGGGTGGTCTGGTAATCAACACGCTTCCGTCTGGAACTGCGGGCAAACGTGCTGCCGTTATCGCCACAGGTTTCACCGCTGCTGTGGTCGATCCCGCAGCAAACGCTTACGTTTATGTCACCACAGGCAAGACCTTTGCCACAGCGGACATCATTCAGGTGAGTGGCGCTGCCAACCCCAAGAACGACGGCATCTACGAAGTTCTGGCATACAATGACACGACGGGCAAGTTGACGATTCGTGGTATCGGTGTCACTGCCCGCGTGGAAGACTTCACCGAGAGTGACTTCGCTACGGACGCCACGGTACAGGGCGACGTGGTTGTCGTAAACTTGTCAGTGTTGCGGGCTGGCACTGATGGCAAGTGGGAAACCTCTTATGCCGCAGCCACTCCGTTCGTGTTCACGGACATTGATGCTTCCGTGACTTTGCAGGAAGCCTATGACAACTCCGGGGCACAGCCCATCATCCTGATGGATGACAACGATGCAGCGGCTCTGTCTTTTGATTCGACAGGCAAGGTCGGCATCTTGAAGCTTGTCACAACGGACGGTTCCGAAGCCGTTTCGATGAGTGGAAACCTCGGGGTTTCTGGAACCCTTGGTGTGACCCTTCAGGCAGACTTTGCTGCCAATGTTGATGCCTCCTTCGGTATCGACATTGATGCGGACAGCAAATCTTTGACCATCGGGGCGGGTGCGGATTTTGGTATCCTGCACGACGGTACCGACACCACGATGACAAGTGCCACGGGTGACCTGATCATCGACAACACGCTGGTAACCGGCTCAACCATCATGCGTTTGGGCACGGATACGTCTGCAACGGACTTCCAGGTCCAGAACAACAGTGCAGCCTCCTACTTCACCGTAGACGCTTCCGGTGTGGTGGGACTGTCTGTGGCGGGTAAAGCCACGACAGTTGCCGGTTCAATGGCTGTGACACAGGCTTTGACTCTGAGCAGCACGTCTTCGCAGGTTGTGACTTTGGTATCTGCGGGTGCTTTGGCAACCACGACGCTCACAGAGAACCACGCAACGAATGACGGAACTGCCCTGAGTGTAGGCATTACTCAGGGCGCAACTGGACGTACTGGTGGAGCTCTGACGGGACTTTTGGTCACTGCTGTATCAAACACGGCAGATGTTGACTACCAGATGAACGCTCTTACATTGAATGCCAACACTGTAGGAGGTCCTCCAGGCGCGGGAGCCAACATTTCGGCTATTCGCGTAGGTCAGGGTTTCGGGAAGTTGATGGATCTCACTGCAATGGGCAGTGGAACATCTAAAATCAATCTGGCTGACAACCAGAGCAGCGCTTTTTCTGTTGCGGAAGCCGCAAGCATTTACATGACCTTTGTAACCACGGACGGCGCCGAAGCTGTTAACTTCAGCAAGAATGTGGGCATCACGGGTAACTTGGCGCAAAGTACAGGCACTGCGGTTCTGACGACTAACGGGAACTCCTCGTTTACGTCCTCGGGGTCGTTGACGTTTACGGCGGGGGGAGCTTCTGTTTGGAGTGCTTCTGTAGGGGATTTGACCCTGCAAGCATCTACAAACTCCCTCATTCTGACAAGTGCTGAGGCGACGGCGGATGCGATTCGTATTAACGCTTCCAATGCCGCTGGTGGAATTGATGCGGACGCAGGTACAGGCGGTATCGCACTAGACGCTACGGGAGCCTCGCACTTCACACTCACAGGGGCTGTGGATCTGACACTGTATTCTACAGCGGGTTCTGTGATTGTCCAAGGCGGCGAAGCTGCTGTTGATGCAGTTCGCATCTATGCCTCGAATGCGGCTGGTGGTATTGACATTGACGCAGGAGCCACCTCTGGTGCCATAGCCGTCAATGCAGGCGGTGCCATCAACCTGACTGCGGGTGCTGGATCTGCTTGGGGCATTACGGGAACTCTTGACCTCGATGCTTCTGGTGCTCTGGCAATCAATTCGTCTGCTGGAACGATCAGTCTCGGCAATGATGCGGTTGCACAGAACATCAGTATTGGTACGGCTGGTGCCCGCACCATCGCACTGGGCAACACCACGAACGACACGGCTGTCAACATCACTTCGGGTGCTGCTGCCACGATCACGGTGGGTTCCCTGAGTGCTGCGGATGATCTGACGATTTCCGTTACAGGAACCACGGATTCCAGCCTTGTGCTGTCCTCCACTGGAACTGGGGTGGATGCGGTCAAGATCAGCGGCGTTGCTGGCAACGGTACCGGCGGCGTGGATATTGATTCTGGCACGGGTGGGATCGCGGTTGATTCCACGGGGGCAATCAGCATTGACTCCGCCGCAGCTTCCAATTTCACGGTCACGGGAGCGTTTGATCTAACCCTGTCTTCGTCCGGGGGG